TTTTCTTCTACGACTTCCTCTTCTTTCTTTTCACCGTAGATTTCTTCAAACTTGTCAAGTAATGGATTGCTCATCGCTTTTTCTTCCTGTCTGTAACTTCAACATGGGTAACGTATCCTGGTGGCACTTGCATCCAACGTGCTGTAACTTCATCATACCATTCGTATGTCTCTACCTTGCCATTGGCGTAGAATAGTTTGTATTTGTGCCTGTCGTATGGTTTATCACAGGTTTGTTTAAATGTAATCATAAGTATGAATCTCCACGATGGTATCTGTCAAAGTTTCGTGGTGCTGATGTCAGAAAATCACAGCGAATCTCAAACCACTTCCAGCGGAATGAGAATCCTGTGACTGAGCGACTACCGAAGCTAATCAGCAGCATTGGGAATATCTCGGTGGCAGGGTAATCATCCCACTGAATGACAACATCCAACAGTGCGAAGTGTGGATACTGTCCAAGCAGTTGGAAATACCACTCATGCCCGTAATCTTCGTAGTGGTAGTAGTCAAAGAGTTTCATTCTGCTAACCTCAGTTTACGTTCGGGTGAAGGAATGTGTATGCGATATGCATCATCGTATGGGTAGACATATTCATAATACCATCCAACATTGATAGTTTCCCAAAACTCCCCATAACCCCATTCTTCGCCAGCATTGTAGGCGTCTAGGGCAGAGCAGATGTAGTGGAATCCTTCTAAGAAGTCTTCCCATTTACTTTCTTTAAACCTCATCCCATTCTTCGTATCTAGTATTGATTTTACCATTGTTGAGGAAGATATTCAAGTGCCCTGTGTTACCATTCTCAAAATAGAATGCCATCCACACATGCTCGCCTTCATCCATCACCTCATAATGGTAGGATTTGATATTATCCAGCAGAAACTCGTCTGGGTTGAATAGTGTTTTATCGTCCATTATGAATAGTTAAAGTAGAAGTGTGTTTCCCAATCAAATCCTGGCTGGTCTCTACGCTCAATCATCTTTACAATATAGGGAGGAATCAGATTAGCATACTGAGTCATAAACTCTTCTTGTGTGGGCATTGTAAGACCATGCATGTAATGCTCCGCTCCCTCACCAATAAACTTAGCAAATCGTTCTAACTCGTAATCTCTGCCATTGTATAGACCATAGTTACGACATACTTTCAACCAGAAAGACATACCCTCTCCAGTGGCAAAGTATTCAATAGCAAAGAAGCGATAGAATGGTCGCTCGTTTTCTTCTTCGCGTTTCGCTGCTTCTTCAAGCATTTCTTCGTGTGTCATGTGTCACCTCAAAACATACTGAGTTAAACTTACCTTTGACTCCTCTGAGTTCTATTTTAGTATGTTGAGAATGCACATACACATGCTCAACATAGTATTTGTCACCCACTATTAGAATCCCATTTGGGTCATCATTAGACCCCCATCTTACCTGCTCAATAGAGCATCCGATATACTTTACTGTAGCACCTGCTTTGATTCTATCCATTAACGCCCACCCTAGATTAGGCCAAGTATCTCTATATATTTGATTGAGACGCTCGTTGTCATAATACATGTTAGGAATACAACAAAATCTCGGTAGCGGGTTTAGCAGCGTATCCAGTGCTGGTTTTCTTACGACGACCAGCAGTATATGTCACAGGAAATCTAGTGATGTTTAGATCACCTTTCCTGTCATCAAAGAATGTAGATCCATCGCAACGATTACACAGAAGAACGTGACCATCAATGCTTTTGGCATGTTCTATCAGTTCTTCAGTCTCTGTATCACCCCAGCTCGTACCATACTTAGTAAAACTATCACGATAGGGTGGATCAAAATAGTTTAAATCGCCAGTGGGGCAATCTTTGTAATCACCACAATAAATCTCTACATTTTGCAACAACTCATGCCAAGCATATACTGTTGCTTTATCGTAAACTACATCTTTTTGATTCAATAGTCCTGCAGGAGTACCATATCTACCGTTAGTATTTTTATTGATCTGCCAGATACCATTGAAACCTGTTTTCATCAGGAAATACAGCACTCCCGCTTCAAACTCTTTAGACCATGAAGTATAATCGTATGCATGAGCATGACGTACTTCAAAGAAGTATTTTTTCCTGTCTTCTTTAGATAAAGAAATGTATTTGGTCTGAAATACATTCACTACATTACAGAACTCATCAGGGCATTTTTTTACCGTTCGGTAAATATTTACGATACTTTCGTTAATATCATTGATATATGCCCGATCGGGATTATACTTCTGCATGACATGCAAAAACATAGCCCCACCACCAAAAAACGGTTCAGAATAACTGTTAACCGTTGACGGTAGGTGAGGACTATGGTATTTGAGCATTTTGGTTTTGCCTCCTGCCCAAATAAACAGTGGTTTTAGTTTAGGCATCTTGACCATTAATGTAGGTAGGTGGATGATACTTCAAATACTCAAAAAATGTCAACTTCATTTCTTTTTGAGTCATACCACAATGTTTTGCGGCAGCAGGAAGTGTCATTTTTGATTGAAACAACCCTTCATTTGCTTCCTTGACATTTTGTGGTGTTGTTTTAACTGGTACTTCGTACAAGTCTGTTTTATTAATCTTTAAAAGGGACATCTTTAGTCATCTCATCGAGTTTATCTAGAATACCGTCAAAAGATTTCATCTGATCGATACGACAAAGAATCTCTGAGATACTATTACAAACCACTGGACGCTCTTGACGAGCAGCATATGCTAAAGCATTGCGAAGTGCAGCAGATGCTTCGTTCAGTGATTCGTCTACGGATTGTGATAATGCCATATTAAAAAAACCAAATCTGAATAAGTTTTACAATCTCTACAATAGCAAAGAAGGCACGGATTGTCAAGATGTCCCACATTCGCATCTTTTGAAAATGTGGCCAAGACATTACGTTTCCTATCATTCTGCAATATATACCAACTTCTACGCTTGTGAATAGGATTACAATATATCCTACCACAAACATCATATTACCAACTACTCTAAACCAACTAAGAATAGGATAGTTGGGATCTATAAATCTATACTGCATCAATCTGATGCCCTCCATTGATTTATTTTAGTACGAACAGTTTGAAACTCTTCTACATGCTGTAGAATGCGATGTGCTGCTTCTTTTGCAGTTTCTTGGTCGTCTTCATTCCAACTGGAAACTTCAGTCCACACATAGTAGATTTCATCAACGATGGAATCAATCAGTTTATCATAATGAGTCATTTGATTACCTCCAGTTGACGCTTAAGCGCCTGTTTACGAGCTTTTGCCTGACGCAACATCTGAGGTTTCAGAGTGCGTTTGGCATCTTTCTTAGAATGGTGCTGCCAGTTGGGCGTGGTCATTGGTCTGTCCTTTTGTGATTATATAGGATTACTCAAAAGTAGGGCAGGTAAAATAAGAAACTTCATCGCCTTGCTCAGCAGTTCCCCATTCGTGAAACTCTTGCACAAGAGCAAAAATGTCAGCATCGCGTCCACCCTCTTTATCAAGGAGTTCAAAGCGATTTTCTACATATTCAAGAATGCTTTCAACAACGGTTTCAACGTCATCCGACTCAATCATCGGAATCACGCCGTCGTCACCGTAATCGATGATGCCTTTCATGGGATGTCCTGTTCAGTGCTCCGCTACTGTAGCACGGGCGTCAAGGGGTTGTCAAGCCCCCTGGGCATGTAAACTTCTATGAAAACCTTGGATATAATCCAAATGATTCATTGTTTGCTCATTAAGTTCTGAAGATAAAACAAAAGTAGGAATATCTGAGTAGTATTTCCATTTATATCTTCGTGCAGACATTGTATGGAAAATCATATCTCCATTAATAATATCATTCCCATCATGACTATCAAATCGTTTAATCATATCATCATAAAAATCCCATTGCACATTTTTATGATCTTGCCAGAAATCAGTATCGTTCCTGTAACAAGTTTTGTATTGTGCTAGGATAAAAGCAGCCCAAAATTTATATAGATGTTCCATTGTTTTGTTTGAAGACCACAAACAATGATCATAAAAAGTTCCCACGCCGTATCTCTTTTGCTGATCGAATAGATATTTCAAACGTATCAACGTATCTAGAGTTAATGTTATTCCAGGAGCATCTAAAGGTTCTAAGAATCCATTACACATACCAATAGTGCAAAAGTTACTATTGAAAGTATTTTTACTATACCTGGGTTCAAATGACACTAATCTAGGAGTTATAGTATCATCGCCAATATCTTGCAAAAACTCCCGTAATGCTTGTTCATGTGTAACATGTCTATCACTAAAAACATAACCAGTCCCTATTCTAGAATATGTGGGTGTTATCCATCTCCACCCATATTTCATGGTTTTAGCAACAGTATATGGATGAAACTGTTTACGCTTTTCTTTATATTCTAAAGGATAAACATATGCTTTATTTGTAAGTAAAATATCAGAAAGATCAACATATTCCAATCTCAGCTGATCTACGATTAAACTATTCGAACCCGTTGCAAAAATAAAATAATCCGCTTCGATCTGAGAACCATTTGCCAACTTCAAAGATTTGATTTTACCTTGATCAAGTGTACAACCCAAAACTGTGCTGTAAATCGCCTCAAAGTTATTTGTTTTTATGTGATTTGAAAGATAATCAATATATTTTGCAGCATCAAAATGCCAAGAAATAGGATATTCATCAAAATTTAATATAACTTGATTAGATCTTACAATATCAAATAAATCTTTGGCATACAAATCATGAAACTTTACTCGACTGTCTCTATTTGATAGAGAAGCAAAATATTCTTTTGATTTTATACCAATGTGCTTCCATGGAGTGCCTGCACGTTTAAAGTTATGTAAAAAATCTTCATCGGACCAGTTTTTGTAAAAAACTCCATACTTAACAGCAGCGTCGGATTTTACAACAAACTCATCCATTTTGCTGCCAATACCAGCATGAAAATCATTCAAGACTATAGTATTAGATTCTCCCACCCCAATAGGCATTATTTCAGGAGAACCAATAATAGTTACTTTTTCTATATTTTTATCAACTGCAAAATAGTTCGCTGCCATCCACCCAGCGGCACCTGTTCCAATCACACATAGTTTCATAATAATATTCTTCAATCATGTTTTACAAAAGGTAGATTCTCAAAACAACTGTCGCCATTTGGAGTAAAAATATGAACATATACATTATATTCTGGGTAATCCATTTCATCCAAAAATGGAAACCATTCTTGTGCTCTTTCTCTAGCTGCTATTTCGTCTTCAAAAAACAAAACATTATGTTTTTGATAAACTAAGCAGTCTAATATTTCTTCAGGGCAGATCTGTTTGTAATGATCCAGAACTTCTTTGATTTTTTCTTCATCCGAAGATTCTTGAATACCAACTGCTCTGAAATACATCAAAGATTTTTGTTTAAGAGCAGCGTATTCAGACATAGCTTGCCAGAAACTTTTTGGTTCGTAGTATGATTCCATTAGTCCGAAAATCTCCTTCTTAGTTGCATGTAGATGTGAGTCAGTCGATTATTAAGATTATCAAATTCTGCTGTATTTAGTTTATCTTTGTATTCTTTGTTTATTTCATGTATATCACAAATGAGTTCTCTTATCATAGAATCTCGTATTTTACTTTGAATCCAAAAAACAACTACATCTCTAGTTCCTCGTGTAACTTCGTTAACTTTGTGTATATATGTTGTTGGATAAAAAATAGCATATCCAGAATCAAGTTTAAAGGACTGAGTTTGATTCCCGATTTGCAGAACTAGTTCACCACCATCGTAATCATCGGGAGATGACAAGAAAAGAGTACAACTATAATCAGTTCTAATATAATCACCACTACTTTTATGTTGCATCACATAGTTATCATTATGAAATCCATAATACATCCCCTCAGTATAGCGAGCAAAGTTCATTATTGATATAGAAACTGGCAAAATATAGTTTCTAAAATCATGACAATCTTCTAGGGCATGTGCGACAATATCAGAAACTTCTATGTATTTTTTATCCCTATAAGATTCTCCATGATCAGCTTCTAGATTATTTTTTTTATCTAGATTAACTGTTTTGCCGCCCCAGCGTCCAGATTCAAAAATAGCAGAATCATAATATTTTTTTATTTTATTGATTTGATTGTCATTCAAAACTTTCATTACATAAAACATATTTAATCAACTCCCAGTGTTTTCTATATAATCTTCTGCGTTTTGTACTAATCTATCTATGTAAGCTTCTGAAGCAGTATTAACTGGTGGAACGAACTGTAAAGGCGGAACAATAAGTTCAGTATCAACAGCATCCAGTGCTTTTTTGATTTTTTCTTGTATTCTCTTGAAATCTTCTAGTTCTATTTCACTGCCGTCTACCGACCAATCGATTCTAGTTGATGGTAAAGACAACCACTGCTGGAATCTTAAAAGTTTTCTCTTTATAGTTTCAAAATAATATTGAGTAAACTGATCTGGAGTAGATAAATATTCTACTTCTTTGTTTGGATAGTTTTCCAAATACTGTTCGGGCATAATAGGAAATTTTGCATTAAGCGGATCACTTTCAAACTCTGGATTTGTTTCTGGAATATCTCTTAAATATTGTCTATATTTTCTATACAAATCTTGTTTTTCTGGATCTCTTACTGATCCATCGTCAATAAAAATCCAATCTGTCATAGATAACATTCTTTGTCTCAAAAGACGAAGATTAATTTGTAAAATACTAGTAAACTCGTTTATCTTTTTCTGTACTTCTTCCTTCGCCTTCTGTAAATCTAATACTCTCGCTTGCTCATAAAAAGAAGCAAAAATATCATATGCACTCTTAGCTTGTTCTAAAGTAGCTTCAGTAAACATGTAGTTTTTTTCTGAAAACTCACGATATCTGTAATCATATATTTGCTTTTTTCTTTCGCAGTTATATTTTCCATCATCATAATATTCAAACAGAAGAATATAATCTTTATCATTATGCCAAAAAGATCCTAACTGTTGGCACAATAAAGATTTTTTTTCCTCATCCAAAGTAACTACCTTCCCTTCGTAAAGGATAGTGCTTTCTTTTAGATTAGCTTGAAGAATGATGTTTGTCATTGATTATATCTTATTTAAGTTTTGGGATTTTGATATACCACCCAGTCAAAATATATTTATCTTCAGTGAAGACAGTATTTCCTTTATGAACATGGGTCATACCAGCTGGCCAAATAACAACTGTCCCCGCTTCTGGTTTTATTCTACGTTTCTGGTATAAAAATTCTGTTTCTGCTTCTCCATCTGGTAGAGTATTTAGATAGATTGCCCAAACTAGTTCTCTATGTGAATGATCATAGGAACCAGCTTCATAATGCCAAACATGATATCCTCCACCAGGGGGAGTTTTTTGCATTTTAATATCAGTTGAGATAATAGGAATACTTCTTAGTTGACCATATTCTCTAATGTAATCTAACACACATGCTTGCAAATATTGATTGATTTCACCAGTAAATTCTGGATTATGTGCATTGATCATCAAAGACAAATCTTTGCGACCTAAATTATTATCATGAAACTGCTCAGTGCCATCTGCAAAAGAAGATCTATCTTCAGAAAATATTTCATCGAAATATTTTATATACTTTTTACAAAGGCTAGCAGGAACATGATTTTTCCATATTCCAATAAACTCATCAAACTCACCCTCCATTAGTTCTAGAGGTTTGATAGGTATAGTCATAAGTCACTCCAAGATTTAAAATGCTTTAATGATGTATTTATTTCGGTGATAAGCTTGCATCATAGACAAAGTTTCGGCACTTGTCAAGTTGGTAGTTAATCTACTGTCAAATAAGGTTCTTACTGAAGAAGAACTACTCACTTTTAATGTGCCCACATTACAATCTAATCCAAGATCGGTAACAGAAATAGTTTTAGTTGCAGTATTACCGTATCCAACTGCACCTGAAGATATGCCAGTATTTCCACCTTCCTCATCATGCCCCCATGTTCTAGCCTGTCCAGCAGTATTTGCAGATATTTTATGACTGTGTTTTCTTGTAGTTGGAATATCTCCTGGACTTGCATTTTCAACCCTTCTTCTGTAAGAAATAATACTACCAGATGCACCATTCAAACAACAGATTAAATCAAATCCAATAGAAGGACCACCATCAGCTGTTGTAGCAGCTTCTTCATTTGTCAATCTACTATGTGGCAATACGTGTGTATGAGGAGGAGCAGAATATAGTTGAGTTGCACCAAATGGACCAAAATTTTGTGTAATATTACCAGATAAAGTTATTGGTGCTTCAACCTCAACATTTTCAAATCCTCTAGATTTTTTGCTTACGATTTCAAAAGTATCATCTTGAGTTGGAGTTTGTTGTCTAATATCATTAATCGTGTAAACTCCACCTGTACTACCAGGATAGTTTACATCTATAGGTGCTGTTCCATCAGCTAATGTATTTGGAGTAAGCGTTGCGCTTCCTGGAATATTACCGTCAGACCTACCAGTTCCAGTTAAATATCTTGCTCTATAGTTTGGCAGTTTGAACGTGCCTGTCATGTTTGGGTATGTCCCACTAACAGTTCCACCGTAAGTAGTTCCTATTATTTGATATAATGCATAATAGTTATTTGGATTTAAAGATGAACCATCACATTCTAACCACCCTGGATAATCAACATCAATATCCCAATCATCCGAGGTACTAGTCCACTCAGCAGGTTTTGGTATACAAACAACAGTACCAACTGTTGCTCCGCTTTTTTCTGATTGCTTAGAATATTTTACTGCCATTTTAATATTTTATTAAATATTCTACTAAAATAAATGGTGGTTGAACATCATTTATAACATATGTGTCATCTATATTTATTTTAACATCAGTAAAAAGTTTATCTTCCACAGGTGCAGTAAGTGCTGCAATATTTCCAGATATGCTTTTGGTGGGTGGAGATCCATATTTAACAGTGTGTGAATGCAATGTTGCCTCTTCTGAAAGATCATCACCTATTTGAGTTTCTACTCCTTCCGCCTTATGAGTACACTCAGATCCAAACGTTTGTGTGGTGTCATATGAATAGTTTCCAGTTACAGGACTACCTCTAAGACTTACCGTGTTTGCCCAGTGACCATGCGGAAGCATACTATCAGATGTCACTGTAGATTGATCCGTCGAACCTGGAATAGATATGGCTAAGTTTCCATTTAAAACTACAGATCTCGCAGGAATAGCAAAAGACCCAGTATATTGAACAGCAACTGTTATTTGACCAGTTCCTTCTGTTGACTCAAGTTCAACATCAACACCGACTTTTGGTTGCAAAACTCCACTAGGAGCACCAACAGCATAGTAACTTTCATATCCACCAGAAGAAGGACTGGCTTTTATATATTTTGATCCTAAATCTGGCAACTGAAACTCATCGTCATCAAGTTCAACATTTTCTTTTTTATAAATCGATGCGTCACCCGTTCCTAGTATTCTCGCAAGATTTGGATAAAGATCCGCCGAAAGTTTACTGCCATCACATCTAAGATATCCAGCAGGAACATATTGCTCCCAATCTGTTCCCTGTTTACCATCTAATCTCCTGGGAAATGGTACAATAGTTCCAGCAGTCGATCCGTATTTTCCCTTTTCGTATGAGTAGTTTGCCATTTTACCAAGCCTTGATGATATACTGCATTCTTAACGAAGGAGTTGATGTGTTTACAGTAAATTGCAACAAATCCTCAAAAGTTTCGTTTACTGGTGCTACGTTACCAGTAGTAATATCATTAACGATAATATTAGACTGAACTTGAAAACTACCCTGATTTACAGAATATCCAACAGGACCATGTACGTGAGATCCTAAAGAGTTATCATTTCCAGAGGTAGAAGTTGGCCACACACTAAAAACATCACTTATAGTAGTTGCAAAGTTAAAATTACCTGTACTAATTAAAGTACTATCAGAGCTGCCTAACCAGTTTTTAGGGGCCGTGTTGATTCTAGCTGGAGCATCTGTGACTCTCTGATTAGTATTGTTAAATCCATCACCTAAAGGAATACCACCAGCAATAGAGTTTTTGTAATAGTTATTTACACCACTACTGGAATTATTACATTCACTCAAAAGAAAGGTATCGTTATCACAACAGTCTCCCGTCTGAAAAAGGTCAGGGTCAAAAATACCGCCGCCTGGGGGGTCACATCCAGTAAATGCTGGGTTGGTGCCAAAGTTGTCTTCACATGATTCTACGCCACCGCTTCCTCTTCCAATACTAGAAAAGTTACCCGTGTGAGTATGCGTAGGCCAATGATAATCTCCAAGAGTTCTAGAAGCAACGGTAACTTCATCAAAATATGCAGGAGGATTAATAGTCTGCCCTGTTATTTTTGCAGTATATGTTCCAGATGCAAGACTAGTATCAATAGCTATCGTCAATGCTAGATTAGACGTATAAATCACATTACTCAAAGTTGACTGATTTGTACCTATTTGACCAGAAAAAACAGTAGATGTTCCAGAAGGAAGATAACTAGTTTTCATATCAGCCAAAGCTTTGGCATTTAAATCTGGCAATCTAAAAAAGTTTCCAGATCCACCATAGTATTGACCAATAACATCGAATAAATCTGGATAATCAACTTTTTGTTTGGTAGAACCATCACATGATATCCATCCCTTAGGAATACTATCTTCACCACCAGCCCACGGCATGATAGTGCCAATAGCCATTCCTTTTAATGTTTTTAATGTGTTATAGTTAATAGACATATCTTAGATTTCCATTAGCCACCAACCTTGTTGCGCTGAATCGATAGCAGTTCCAGCTCCATCTTGAGCACCAATATAAAGAAGACCAAATGCAGCGTTAGGTGTATTGACTAAGAGTTCTCCGCTATCCCAAACAGTAGATCTATTTCCAGCTAAAGTGCCAGTATTGTCACCTTGAATAGGAACAGCGGTTGTTCCTTGTTTTGGAGCTCTAATAACTAATGTGCAGTTGTATGTCAATCCACCAGAAGCATCAACGAATCTAATCATATCACCAGTTTGAGGAGAAGCTGGTAGTTTAAGGACCAATGATCCTGTACCACTCGGTTTAAGTATATAGCTGAGATTTGATACTAGACTTGGAGCTGTTGCGTCAGTATTTGTTCCTGAACTTATGAACAACCATTTTCTTCCACCAGAGTTTGTGAAGTAGTTGTTGATACCACCAAGATCCACACTGCCATCATTATTGACTGCAAATCTTTCTGTGGATGAAGAGTTAACAACAAAGTCACCTCCAGAGACTGTAAGATCACCGCCAACAGTAACGTTATCAGCAAATGTAGCATCATTTGCGTTTAATGTCAATACCGTGTCACCTGTACTGGACTTAATATCATTTCCAGATACTGTTAAGTCACCAGCAACAGTTACGTTGGCACCAGACAAGGTTAGAGCAGTTGCCGTACTTGACTTAATATCATTACCAGCAACTGTTAAATCACCTAGCATATAAGTGTCACCACTAGATGCATCAACATTAAATCTAGTGGTTGATCCTACCTGTAGATCAATGAGTTTAGATGCATCATTAGAAGATGTATTAGTAACATTTAACTTGATTGCTGTAAATGTTGTCGAAGAGCTATTCCATGTTGCAGTGGCATCAAGAACATTTACATCAGTAGTTAATGTTCCCTGTGTAATAGTAGTCTCTCCATTACACATGTCAACCGACCATGTGGTATTTGAAGAACTATTCTTAAGCGAGAATAGTCTGTTAGCAGAGGTTGCAGAACAAGAACTGATGAGGTTGAATGGACCATATACATCTAGTCCACCGAGAGCAGTTGAGTTACTTACAACTGTATGACCATCTGTTGAATCAACTTCAAAAGTAGTAGATCCAGCACCATCAGTAACGATTAGTTTTTGTGCAACTGATCCTGTAGAAGAAGTAATCTTTACTGCTTCACCAGAAGTTCCAGTGCTATTTCTATCAACAAAAATATAATCACCTGATGCTAGAGTTCCACCAAACTCAGAAAGACTGAAGACATCTGAGGTGCCACTACCGTCAACGTTAGCAGTCAACCATGTGGAATCTAATGCAACATTAACTCGTTTTGTGGCAGTTCCATCAGTGTGATTTGTTTTTATTGGCAAGAAAGTACCATATGGTTGTCTCTCAACAATAATATAGTATGGAGCAGTTGTGGTTCTTCTTAATCCACCAGATGCAACTCTAACAATCTCAGGATGTCTCGTACCACCAACAACGGTATCGATTAAAATATCATAACCTTCCAAGTAAGTTGGTGAATTTTCAAGTGGTAAGTAGTATTGGTTTCCAGATAGAGCACCTAGAGCAGTTCCGTCATTTCCTGTATATGTTGGAATCGCTTGTTGGAAGAAAGTTCCACCCCAATCACCAGCACCAGCTGTATCAACAACGTTATCAAAACCACTGACAATAGTAACTAGGTCAACATTCTTATCAACTGGGACGGTTGTTGGAAAACCAGTGTGAGAAGCAATGGTAGATCCAAGAGATGCTCTGTTTCCATTGAATGAGAATGTAGCAGTACCACCATCAAGAGTGATATTGTTCTTGACAAGCAGCGAAGCGTCCACAGTCAAACTGTTTCTTACTGTGGTTGTTCCACCCTGACCGCCAATATTCAATACAGAAGCATTTAATCCAAATGAAATGGTAGAGGCAGATCCAGATGTAGAGAAGAAGTTTACGGTTCCTGCATCAGTTCCGAGCGTTACAGTATCAGAAACAGTCTTATTCGTTCCAATCTGCATATCACCAAAGAACTTAGCAGACTTAGTTTTAACTTCTAAGTAACTGTTAGATTCGTTGGCATTATAAGCACCACCAAGAGTAATCTTGGATGATGTAGCAGAAGCAGAAGGATTGCCAATATCTACTCTTACATTGGCAGAAGAGTTGAATACATCTAAAGTAGTTGCTCCTGTAGCAGCAGTAGCAATATTTACATCATGTGTACCAGTTCCAGTATTGCCAACGTTTATGGTCTGGTTTGCTGCAGCATTACCAACATTAATCGTTTGAGTTGATGTCGTTGTGTTAGCAATATTAAGTGTGGTTGCTCTAGCAGCAAAGTTAACGGTTGCTGGATAGCTACCAATATTAAGAGTACCAGTGAAAGTGCTATCTTCAACAAAGTTAAATGATCCAGTGGTTACAGTTGTTGTAATGTCTCCACCATTGACTTCAATATCCGCTTGGAATCTGAAGTTTCCAGTAACTCTACCATCACCATCAATAACTAAACTTCTATCAAGTTCAGCATTAGTTACATTAATACCAACTCTGTTGGTAGAAGTAGATAATCTAAATGTTGCCTCGTTATCTGGATTAGCACTATCACCACCAATCAAGAACGCATTAGATACACCACTAAATGTTCTGTTTGTTGGGTTAGAGTTTGCTAAGAAGTTGTTTGGTGATGTAGATAAAGTTTTTCCACTGAAGAATGCAGTTCCAACAACATCTAAGTTTGCTCTAGGAGTTGTTTCTAATGAAATAAATGCATTGTTATATGCGCTATGTGGAGCACGAGATACAGTATTAACACCTAGTTTATAGTTGCCAATAGAATCTGTTTCTGTTCTGAGAGCTTCAGAACCAATGATTCCCCATTCTCTCCAAGAAGTAGAACTCTTAGAAATGGATATATTTGGTTGAGTAACTGTGCTTATAGTGTAAAGATTGGACTCAACCGTGATTTGATTGCCTTCAGATGGCGATACATCAAGATAGTTTGCAGTAGAACTGAATGGATTTGCAACTGTGTTAACTACTCTCCAGATACCATTGATCTGAGAGATTGGAGATTGAGCACCGACAATCTTAATCTGAGTTGATTCAGTGATGCCAAGTAAACTATTTGTCCAAGCTGGAGAACCAGTAGTGTTCCAGTTCAGACGAATAACATTACCACTACCAAATCCTTGAATATTTGCAATCTGAGGATTTGTAATACCACTGTCGCCTGTCTTAGACAGAACAGCGTAGGTATTTGCAAAAATCCAACCAGCAGCGCCAGTTACATCTGTTTGAGATCCCTTGAAAAGAACATCACCAGAAACAGGATTTCTTGAACCAAACTTGATAATCTGAGTAGATGGTTGTGTAATATCACCGCCAAAAGGAGATGCCTGATCAGGAGTTTTGTTTGAAATATGTGCTCTGATTGTATATCCTTGCTCACCACGAGCATATATCCTCAACATTCCCAAAGCGATACTATTCTTCTCAATCTTAATATCGCCAGTCTTTTGACCCAAAGATGTGATATTTAAATAACTATCATCGTTAGTTGGATCAATATTAGTCTTAACAGTGATAGCTGGATCAACAGGACCACCAAAATCATCAAGAACTCTTACGTTGAAGTATACAGGAGAAGTAAATACACTTTGCTTGGTTCCGTCAAATCCTTCAACAGTAATAATATCCTTGAAGGTTACTGGAACTTCAAAAGTAGTTACCAGTGTTGCTGGGCTTTCATCTTCATCCTCAGATTCTACAAGTTCAGCAGATTCTAAGAAAGTCTCTTCGCCAGTAATAGCGTTGATCTTTCTGTTACCAATATAAAGGTCGCCATTGGAGTTCAGACCCGTGTAGAAGACGATACCAGCGTCTTCACGCTTAGCTTGGGCATAGAAGTCCTGAACATCAGTCAGAACGATCTCCTGACGCGCAGGGAAACCTGTGGAGTAGTTACCAGGACCAAAACCAAGATATTCAAACGTGTGGTTGCCAGATCTTGCAATCGAAGGTCTGCGAAGTTCTACATAAACTCTCTTTTCTGTAGGATATACAGAATCACCAGAAATAGGAATCCTTCTAGTCTCAGATCCAGCAGAAGCAGGTCCAGACTGCGCCTGAATGACATTATCTCCAGTAAACGAATATACACCAGAACCAGAATCTTGTACGAAATCAAGGACTGTTTCTTTTGTCAAAGAGTTCTTGGAATCGTTAACTGTAACCAATCCATGAATATAGTTATCCGCAGCAGAAATAGTTTCTGGGGGATCTTTTAAAGTATCATCAAGTGCTCTATACCACTCAGGATCGTTCTTATAGAACTCAGGGTAGAGTTTAGAAATGGGTTGTGAGAATCTAAAGTTTCTGAAGTTTTCACCAACACCAGATCCAACAGGGAATGGTCTAATATCACCACGCACACAAGTTAGATAGTAAACACCATCTTGTTGGTTAGGAATTCTTCTGCGAATAGTATCAACAGAGAAGATATAATAAGTTCCTTCTAAATCTTCAATATCAGTTACTTCCGCAATCGTATAACTTACGTTTGTAGAATCTTTTACAATATCTCCTGGTGTTAATGTATAAACGTTAGCACCCTCAACTGCATATAGATTTTTTTCTTTATCTGTTCTACCACCGTCAGGTTCGTCCATCATGACAGCAGAAACTGATCCTTGCTTAAAGGTAGTTGTCACAAATGGGTCAAAATCTAGTGTTGAGTTACCAGTTATTCCCTTCAGAATCAGATGATATTCTGTTCCATAGTTTAAGAATGCGTGTACATATCCAGATCCAGAACAAGCTCCTTCCCACTCAATAAAGTTATCAGAATCTAAGTCAGTTAAACTTGCTTCAAACGCTCCATTACCACCCTGAGGTGCAGTAATCTTTACAGTAGTGAAGATTGTTGTTTTGTATGCTGCGTCAACATCATGGTCAAAGACAGTAAGTTCAAGATAGTTTACTCCATTAATGCTTCTTTGTCTGGCAGATTGAATGCTGGCAGTAATCTTAGAGTTAGTTTGAATCTTAACTGGATTTAGATATGGATCATAAACAGTATCATCAAATCCAGCGGCATTCAGTTGTGAATATGTCCAACCAAGTTTTTCATTAACTTGCTGTCCAGCAGAGTTTAAAGCATAAAATGTTGCAAATGCACTTGCATTTCCAGTTGGTCTTAAAAGAATTTTCTGTGGTAATAGTTTTCTCTTAGAGTCAGTTCTAATCTTAAATACAAATCCATTTAGAGGATCTCTAACTGTAGTACCTCTGTATGCAGGGATGACAAATCTAAATCTATAAACTCTATCTTGCTTGTCTCTTAAATCATTTACTCTTTCAAAGAAAGAATCAGAAGTTTTTGCATTATTCCCAACAGAATCATCACTATAATCAGATTGCTTCAATCTAGTGATAATATTTCCAGAAGAAGAATCAGCAACTGTATTTAAATACCATCTTCCTTTTGGAAGATCAGCAATATCAACTGTCGGATCAAACTTTAATGAAACACGTTTTTTATTAGCAAATGTGTAAAAAGTAGTTCCACTATTTTCAAAAAATTCTACAGGGTTTTCATTGTTAATAGCATTTTGAGCCGTCAAATAAATCTTGAACTTCTTGGCAATCGAAGAACCGCTGGCGTCATCAAAATATCTAACATAATACTCAGTGGTGTCATTAAACAAACCGATATAAGTATTAGCTGGATTTGGAAGCGTAGAGTTTGCACCTAAATCGCTGCCTGTTCTAAAGAACACTTTCTGAAGTGTTACCCCAACATCATTAACAGGAATGTCAAAAATATGTGGAGATTCTGTCAAGAAAGTAGTAGAATCGAAGAGAGTAGTCTTATACTGATGTAGATCGTAACTATTATCAAGAACGTATTGATAAACATCAATGATTACATTTTCGTTAATGTTTTCCGTTTCAGGAGAGTAGATATAGATACCAGCTGCTGCATTCTCTTCACTGGTCGCAAGAAGAATCTTTTGTTGATCGGCAGCGGCAAAATCGCCAGTAGCATAGTTGAAAGGTTGTGTTCTTCTACCAGGAGCGATTACATAATACTTAGTATTTGTACTGAATCCTTTTGGAAGACGCACTAAACGCTTGTCTACATTAGATCCTGGTTTTGCTCTAGGAACAAGTCTTACTGGAGTACCCGTCTCTAGATTATGTGGGTTAGCAAGAAGATTTTCGCCTTGAATCTCCTGAAGAGTAAATGCAGTAGCTCTTTGGGAAAGAAGTGCAGTATCAGCAGTTGGAGTGGTTGCAGTAACAGCATTAACACCATTCTGTAAAATGGTAGAAATAATACCAAAGTAGTTACCAATAGTGGTATAAACAGAAGAGCATTCGCCATTTCCACTATAAACATAATCTTGAATAACTGTATTATCTACTGAAGGACCAATAGATGATGTCCAGATTCCTTCCTCAAGTTGGAAGAATACCTTTACTCCTGTTCCAGCAACAGCAGTCTTTGTAGTACCATAGTTTAGTTTACTACCTCTAACACCAAGTTCAATCTGTGTTGAGTTTACGATTCTCTTGATGTAGGTATCTGCTGGAATGTACGCAGTGCTAATGTTTGAAGATTTGGGTACAACTTTTCCATCAACTAACTCTTCATATTGATCATTATAGTTAGTTAGAGCACTAGTACCAGTCGTAGAAGGAATGTTGTTAACACCAACAACCTTCATTCCAACTGCAAGTCCCACTGTAGATGGAACTGTAACTAATGAAGAGTTTGCAGTATTAACTGTCATGTAAGTGTTGTGATTTCTCATGGAAGAAATACACAAATCTCTCACATAGTTATATGCATCTAGAGTTTCATTCAGTTCATTTTCAATATAGTCCAGAGTAAACCCATCATTCACTCCATCAGTATCTTGTGTTACACCAATATAGTAAGCTTTTGCTGCATTAACAGTATTGACATTTCCACCAAGTCTCAAGTCAGCAACGATTGCTTCCACAATATAACCAATATCTCTCTTACACTTGCTATTCTCAGAAACTCTTGACCATAATCCTGGATTTGGAGCAGGAACAGAAGTGAGGCTAGCAGAAGAAATAGCAGTTGTCAGAATAGCACTTAATGTATCAATCGTGCTTCTAACATTAGCACAGTCATACAAACCGTTATTTACTGTTGCAAGATTATCTAGATTTCCAGCTTGGAGAGTTGTAGTAACCAATCCAAATAAGTTATCGATTGTACTCTTAACATCAGCACAAGAGTTTACGCTAGTGTTAGAACCTGTTGCAGGATCTGGTTTGATAGTTAAATCTTTTACATTCAACTGGTTGTTGATTGCAAGTTTACACTGCTCTCTAGCATTGTTGAATGCTGCGACAGTTTGAGTTACTTCACCCTGTACGCCATTTGATAGTAAACTATTGCCATTAAAATATTCTTTAATAGCAGCAATAGTGTATTCGTTACCACCAAAGTTTAGATCGTTCGCAACTGCAGAAACAACATAACCGATATCGCGCTTACACTTAGTACCATTCGTATCTGAAGGAATGGAACTTACATAAGCAGCATCTACGATTTGCTGCTTGTTAGCAAAGATTAGATCACTTGCATTTTTTAACTTACCCGCAAGAGTAGTTCTGTTTGCCTGATCAATAGTTACCGTGGAAATGTATGAAACTCCAGTAGCAGGAGAGGCAGAAGGAGCAGATAGAGCAGTATACTGGAACTGTGTTGCGGTTAATCCAGTAGAAAGAACAGTAAAATCACCATTATAAGCAGATTGATTTAAACCAATAACACTGATTTTTGTGTTAACTGTTAAGTTATGCGGAGAAGAACAAGTTACAGTTACAGTAGTTCCACTAGAAGTGATAGAAGAAACTTGTAAAGAACTTGTAGATGAAAGCATGTTAGCAATAGCTAACTTACAAAGATCCCTAACGCGATTAAAAGCAAATACAGATTGAGTTTGTTCTCCACTCAAACCGTTGCTTAAGATTTGCCCGTTACTGCCAAAATATGATTGAGTTGCTTCAACAATATGAGCATTTCCACCATCATAAAGATCGTTTGCAATAGCGTCAATAATGTATCCTAAATCTCTCTTACATTTTACTACATCTGGATTCACAAATCCAGGGAATGCAGTAACCATTTCATTATAAGCTGTATCAATGATTTCCTGTCTATTTGCTTTGATCAGGTTTGAAGCGTCTCTATATCTACCAGTTTCGGAAGTAATATTTGGGTTTACATACGAAATATTTTGTAGATATGGATATTTCTCAAGGATATATCCAAATGCTTCAGATTGAATAAACGTTTGGTTTGCTTCGATTAGATTTGCTGCATCTTGTTGTAGATTATATTCAGTAGTAAATGAAGCACCAGCAGGATTTAGAGTTGTAAGTGATGTAGCCCATCTCTTAAATCCAGAAGGATTTAATACCGCACTCTTTTCCGTAGGACCAGATTCTCCAGTACCCGCATTAAGTTTTACCTTAATCTGTTCATTTACCCTGGCACCGATTCTATACCCACTTACAGAGGCAGCAGGGCGATTCTCAGGATCCTTTACAGCATCACCAGCAAGATAAACTCTGCTTGTGTTTGTGGCATCATTTGTTAGGTTAATCTGAATAGGATAATATTGCTGCTTAGACTTGTCGGAAGTCTTAAGTTCCTGTGGAGGAATAATGTCAGTAATATATCCACCCTTATCTTGGTTAAAGGAGAATCCTTTGTAACCAACCGAGTGCATCGATGTGTTACCGAAGTTTGAGTTGGAGTTGGTGATCGACATGTCACCACCAGACTCAAGCAGGAAGTGATCTGCGAAACCTACAGCGAAGATCGAAACGTTCTGAATGAAGGAGTCATCCGAAGCACGAACGTGGAAGTTTCTCCAATCATCTTTCCAGTATGCATCACCCTTGATGTGGTAAGGAGTTGTTGCAAATGCATCAGTTAGAGGTGCCTGGTTCCAAGTGTTGCTAAACTCATCATAACGAATAAATGCACGGTCGTCTCTCTGTAGCGAAACACCAGTGTACTGAGCGATAACCATCGACTTGAAACCAGTCGCCTTGCGACCATCTGCCCAGATACCACAGATACCCCATGTAGAACGAATCGAACAGTTGAAGACGTATGGTGATGCTGATTCTACCGAGTCAACTTCTGCCTGAACTGTAGCAGTCTGGTTGAGAGGAATGGTAGAAGTAGCTGTATATGTCTCACCCGAAGTTAGGTTTAGACCTTGTGCAGTAAACGGAACACGATAGTAGAAGACTTTAGGATCATTAGTGCTGATATTGTATACAGCAAATACACCGTTTAAAGCATTATTAAGATTGTTATTTGTTACCGCAACATATTGACCAGGGAAGAAACCATGATTAATCTTAGTTCTAACTTCAAGAGTTAGAATACCAACATCAGTTCCAACACCATCAATAAGTTTGATGCTATCAATAAACACGGCATCAGATAGAGGACCAACGATTCTGTTTTCCTGTACTCTGTAGTCAAACTCTCTACCACGGATTACAAGTCTGGTCCATTTAGTATCATCCGATTCTGGGTCGATGCCTGTTACAACTGCATTAGCAACAAAAGCGTTTCCATTGTAGATAATCCTATCACCAACGTTATAGGTAACATCTTCAGACCACTGACTACTTACTGGTGTAGATGAACCTTCTACATATACATCATCAATAGTATCTTGATAGTCACCAAAAGCTTTTGCAATCTTTCTGTAAAGTAGACCTAAATCTTCTCTATCAGCAAAAACAAAGTTTGTAATCTTGTGGTGTGAAAACTCAGGTACTGGGCGGTTTGTAGTATCGTTAGGTTGTGTGTAGACGCGACCTACCGTACCGTCGTATAGAGGAGAGTTTGAAGAAAGGTCGCCATCAAGAATAGTGAACTGCCAGAAATAGCAACCACCTGTTACGTTGAACAGCGCACAACGAGGAACATCTTTATCAGCAGGATCGGGAACATACAGAGCACGTAGCTGAGTTCTACGAAGGTCTGTACCTACAAGAGATGTACCTCTAGGAATCGTAGCACCACCATCACGACCATTGAAACGATAAAGAATATTATCTGGATCGGAAAGATCAAAACTTACATCTTCATTTGCTTCCCACTGCTGTAATGCCTCATTATATTGGAATGTTGGAATATCTTCTACATTTGCAACACCAGGACGGTTATCAATATAGTGATTGCCAGGTGCCAACATAATGGTAAACTGGTCAAATCTATCATTATCTACATTAGGTAGATACGAAAAACGAGCTACTTCTAAGAAGGCACGTTGAATACTTACGAATGGTCTTAAAGGTGTATTTCCTCTGTTATCTAGCGCATCTGATGCATTATAATCATCAGGTGAAACATAAAGATATTTACCAGTTTTACTTGAAATAAGATTATCTAATCTCGTTAATGGCATTACTCAGTTACCCTAACTATGGTGGATTTCTTCTGAGTTATTTATACAAAAAAACCTGAGGAGACCTCAGGTTGGATTTGACTTCCTTCACACGGAGAGCCCCGAGTCGGACTTGAACCGACGACCTACGGTTTACAAAACCGTTGCTCTATCCAGCTGAGCTATCAGGGCATTATTCGTCTTTTGGGAGTAAATCTGGGTTTTCCACTTCTATGTCAAACATTAAAGGGTGCATTTCTTCCATAACAAGATAGTTGCACCAGTTAAACATATCTTCGTCATCGTAGTCACGATGAGAAAGAGCTTCTGATTGAACTGAAGGATGGTCTTGTACTATTTGAGGAAGTTCATCAAATGTATAAGGAAGACCTTGTATGAAATACATACGCACAACCTCACCCATATAAAAGACATATGCTTGAGATAATGTGTATTTCATAACATTTCCCACTACACATTATTTAGTGGGGATAGGGCGAGAGAGACTTGAACTCTCACGGGATTGCTCCCAACAGATTTTAAGTCTGGTGTGTCTACCGATTCCACCACCGCCCCAGGTGATGAGACAATCATAGCAGAGTTTGCTCGGATTGTCAAGTGCTGGTTGCGAGGATCGAACTCGCCTGTATCCGATTATGAGTCGGGTGCTTTCACCAGATAGCTAAACCAGCATTAGCGATAAGCAAAGTTTTTGGACTTAAGTAATCGAGAACATTCGTCCTTTAACTCAACCAACTCATTGATAGTAGAGCATTTAAATGTGATGGTAGTGGCATCCTCACCCCGTATGACGATCTTCTTATTATACAGGTCAACCGTGATGATGTCAAGAGCCTGTTCCTGTGGATTTTTGAGATTCATATGAGACTCCATGACCTTGAAGCGACTACATTGCTATTGTACTGGGTTTTGGCAGGGTTGTCAAGTGTCAGTTCAAGAAGATGCCAGTCATATTTTTGATTGTTGTTCTTGTCAAAGCAATATCTATAAACTTATCAACTGGTGGAACGATTGGTGTTGGTGTAATGCCCATCAAAACACCAGTGCCACTAAACAGTGTTGTTTTTGACAACACAGATCCAACATATACTCCTGGTTTAGTTAAACCTTTGACCAAAGCAGGAGTAGACAAGTCTGCTTTCATGGAAGCAGTATCAAACACAGAAGCAAACATATCTTGTTGGGATGCCATTATGACATTTCCCAAGTTTGTAGTTAAGTCAATATTTCCAGTAGTTGCTCTAACCTTAAGTCCGCCACCAACTGCTGTTTCTGGACTGTGTATATAAACTACAGGGGGCGTTTTTTCTACACTCTTTGCTCCTAAAGCTGGTTTAATGAGATTCTTGTTTACGATATAATATCCTGCACTTACGCCGTTTATTATTGGTGATGGTCCAAGTGGAGGTGGAAGAGGTGCGAACTGTCTCATAACCTCTGTCATCTTTCTTCCGCCAATCTCCTCTAGCATATCACCTTCAACTTTAATACTCATTGTTCCCGCCGATTCAATAGCGAAGTTTCCTTGAGGTTCATTCATTGCAATAATCTGTTCACCATCGCATTTTGCATAGTTGGCAGATTCTATTCCTTGCTTGCTAACATAAGTTTGCTTGAAAACGCCAGACTTCATTTCAATAGTTCCACCCTGTTCATCTGGTGGTGCTTGACCTTCTGATTGTTGTTCACCAGCTCCAACACCAGCGTGAATCTTAATATCAGTTCCTTTTAACTCTAAAGAATCTGCAGCATCAATCAAAATATTATTTCCACCTAGTCTCAAATCGCCGTTAGCACACTTGATATCTGCGTTACCATTGATGTATAATGAGAATGCTGGTCCTTCTGTTCCCGAAGATCCCGATTTACCAGAAAGAACTTTATTGTTGTTGCCAACTTCAATCACCAAATATTCACCCAACTTAATCTGACTTCCTCCGTCTGCTAATACATGAACACCACCTGTTTTTGGGTCTTCCGAAGGATTTTTTGTTCCTCTTATGTAAAAACTCCCATCTGTATCAATAGTAAAACCAGCTCCAGAACTGGTTAATATCTGGTAAAAACTATCCCCAGTCTGACTATCATGACCTTCGGTTTTTATGATGTTTCCACCTTGACTAACTTCTGATTTTACCTTATCTACTGCAGCAAAAGCATTCCCCGCCTGAAAGTTTTCTTGTGCTGATGCTTCTGTCCCACCTGCAACCGCAGATCCTTGCAACTCAGAAGGAATCCATGCTCCGATATCTTGAAGCACTCCCATCACTTCAGAACCAAAAGCATCAATACTAGATTGAACTTCTGATAAAGTATCGCTAATACCAGCAGTTAAATCTGCAGGATCTCCTAGATCAATAACATTTGAAGATGTAGTCGTGGTTGTACTTCCACACCCCTCATCTTGTACTGGAACCGCTAAGGTAGATGCACCAGATTTTAATTCTTCTTGTAGTTCTAACCAACTTTTTGCCATGATAGTTTACGTTATGGACAATCAACAACTTCATCAACACCAGAAGGAGCAATCTCACCAACAAGTAGATTGAATCTCTTATTATCTAGGCAAGAGAAAGAAGGTATCGCTTTTGCTCCAGCACCGTTGCCTTGTATAATAATCTCAGGATATCCCTCAAAAGGTTTTAATTTATTCAAAACTTCTATGTCTACAATATTTCCTTTGTCATTTATAATCGCTCTAGCAACTGCTGGATCTCCATCAACATATATTGTTGGAGTTTTTGTGTATCCCACTCCTGGTCGAATGACTACAAATCCATCAATAACACATGATTTTGCTGGAGTTTTATTAGGCGTATATCCTCTACCAGGACGTTGTACTAAAACTTTTGATAGTCTTCCACTATTATCCAGAACCGCTTTTGCAGAAGCTCCCACTCCAGTTCCATATATTTTTATGAATGGTGGGAAAATGTAAGGATCTCCAGGATCTTCTATTGGTATGTCAATGATTTTTCCTTCATCATCTACTTCTGGAGTTCCTAACACAGGAGGTTTAAAAGTAGGTTGCGGTGTTGTTGTAGGTGTGGTAGAATCTGGAACGAGATTGTTTATTGTAAAAAGTTTAGATCTAGCTGCAACATTAAAAGTTACTTGCCTAGATCCAACAAAACTAAGATTACTTGAAATTTGAATAGTTTTTGTAGAAACACTATTATTCATGGTCATTTGCCCAAGAATACTATTACCCACAAAATCTCCAGTTTGCACCACTCCAAATAATACATAATCAAACACAGTTCCATCAGCAATAGTTTCAGACAAATCGGTTAATGTAAAGGTTATGCTTTCTCCCGCAGAAACTGTATTCTTGTTAGAAGTGAGAGAATACGAAACAAAAACAGAAGGTGTTTGCCCCTCAGTAGCATCTGTAAAACTCACACCATCTTCTTCAGTTCCAGTAGGATATATTGAAAAATGCCCAGTTGTTACCAGATTGGCATTTAATACTGTGTTTATGTCAGATACTATCTCTGTAGTACCTAATACACTAAAGAATCCATTACTAACCACGCCAGCTATCAATGGTAAAGTTGTTGTGGTATCTCCAGTATCGTCTTCTCCATCTGGCAAATCATCTTCATCTGGTTCGTATGGATTTGGAAAATCATCAAAATAATCTTCTCCAAATGGATCTGAAGGTGGATCTAAAGTTCCTTCTGGTTCACCCGTAAACTCTTCTGGGTTTGGTTCTCCGCCAGCAACATCTGCTTCTGTCAGTGGAGCACAAGGAATAGCTTCAGAAGCAGCGCAACTGGTTTGGAGTGGAGATGGAGCAATATCATCTTGAATATCCGCGATTAACTTATCCAATGCCGCGAAATCATCTTCGCCAGGTTTTTTCTCTGGTCCAGTACAGTTTTTTAACTGTTCCTCGTCTCTACATTTGTTGCCATTACCACTACATGATATTCCCAATAGTTGAAAAATATATTCTAAAGCCGCACCTAAAATATTCAAAGGACTAGCAATGATTCCTAACAATGCTTGCAGTGGTCCCAATATAGCGTCAATCAATCCTGTCAAATATGATTCTATTTCCGATAAAATCTCAGATATTACCGCTTCTACAATACAAGTTGCTCCATTTACAACACTGGTCAATAGATCTGTTATTAACTTGGTAAGAAAATCTAAAAGTTTTTGTTCTAAATCAGCAATCGCGCAGTTTACTAACCCAAGTTGATCGTTTAACCACTGAATAATAGTTCCGAGAACTCCAGTTTTTTTAGTCTTTACTGCTTCTCCTGTTACTGGATCAATAGTTGGTGCGGGAACACCCATAGTAAACTTAACAATAGCACCAACACCTTGTTTTATTAGTGCTAACATTTGTGCTTTTGCTCTTTCCAAATAAGCTTTTGCTACACCAAATGCTCTGTTAATATATCCTTTTGCTGCACTTGCATAATCAACTAATGTTCCTGTAGCACTACTCAATAACTGAGTTCCTATCTGTCCTCCACTACTTGATATAGAACCAAATAACTCAGTTAGAGTATTTTCCATCCAACTGTTTGTCTTATTCGTATCTTTACACGCTACATCAGCAACATTTGCACAAGAAAATCTAGTTGATGTTGCGGTTGGACTGTATTCAGATGCAGATCTAGCAACAGCGGGAGGTGGACCAGGATTATTTGTTCCCTTTCCTTTTACATCACCTGTATTTCCAGGTCTGGCATCAGATTTATCAATAGCACCTACAGGTTGTGCAATATATGGGTTTGTTGGCGGAACGTATCTAGTGAATGCTAGGCATTCTGTTGTTGGATTTTCACCATCAAGTTTATTATTTTTTGTTGAGTTGGTAACTTTTTGTAGACTACCCATAATAATGGGTTGCTGCCCAACAGCACCATCCATAAAGAAACCAATAACCCAATCTCCCTTCTGCAACTTAGCAGGAGAGTAGTTACTATTTCCTTCGCTTGATGGTGCTGTCACTGGGAGCATTACCACTGCCCATGGTAAATCTTCAACGGGAACAGCAGTGCAACTCTTGACATGCTGCCCAACAATGCGAACTTTATACCTGTTAGAATTTTTTACACCATCTTCCGTCTCTACTTGCCCTATCCACCAGTAGAAACCATCTTTTCCAGCAAAATTAACAGGTAAGTTAAGTTCAGGTAACATCAGACTTCATATACTCTACATTCTAATGCCTCTGGGTTATCATTACAATATAACTCCAAAGGACTTGGATCGTGGTCATCGTTTGGATGATTTTGTTGATATCTTTCTAGTTGTTCAAGTTCTTCTTCTGCGTGTCTTCTTGACTGCGAAGATACCAGAGGATCGTCTAATATTTTTTTATCGCGCTCAATATGATCGCTTATAGATTTATCTGTCATATTTTTTAACTCCCTAGGTTGTCTCGGATTAACTCTAAGTTACAAACTGCTATCAATCCTTTGTTATTATCTCTCATAACTTCATAAGATATTTTTTTGATTAAATAAAATCCACTATTTGCTTTATCATATTTTTCATCTTCACGTTTAGATTGCACTGATTGATTTGGTAGTTGAACTTTGAGTTTATCTCCAGCTCTTAAGTCAAAATTAATAGGTATAGTGATATTTAGCACCTGATTATTCAATATCATTCCTCTACTGACTGATTGAGCTAACCACTGTTTTTTGAAGTCTGGGAACTCTGCAGTTCCTCCTTGGTCAGGAGCAGCAATACCATCAGTATTATGGAAGATTTCATGATCAAAGCATTGTAACATAATGCGAGTCGGAAACTGAGATAAAGTTTTTATAGTTTCTGGCAAAGCTTCGTCTTTACCCAAATGATACATCTGTGGATATTCTTTACTCAAATCAAAAAAATATTCTTCATATTCACACGAAGAAGGATTGAAAAATGAGATCATTGAAGAATAAACACCATATCTCATTTTTCTTAAAATATTTTCTTGACTTGAAAAAGAATAGTTGAGGATTTTATATGAGTTTTTTTCCGCTGTGTCTTGATCTGATTGAGCATACGCATAGACATATTCTTTATGCTTTGAATCGGCAATAATCATGCTGTCTATTGACTTAAAAACATAACCATCATATCTCTCAAAAAACATGTATCCAGCACTCCCAGAAATAACAGGTGCCGATGTTGCTGTGACTGAGTTAGTAACACCATTTTGGTTTGATGCTGCACCACCACTTCCAGAAAGTGATGTTGCTGAGTTTGGTACGCTAGGATTAGCAGTACTTGAAACACATTCTGGTAAAATAGAAGTAATCACATCAAAGGGTCTTTTCAATGCAGGGATTAGTTTCATCTTATACTTAGCAACTTCTCTATCCACTATTTGTTTTTCTGATTTTAAATAATTTTTTACAATATCTTCGACTATTTTATCTCCAGTTTCTTTAAGAACTTTTCCTATTCTCAAAGTCTCATTTCGTAAAGCTTCTTCAGAAAATAAATCTAAAACATATAGTTGTTGATTTTTTGACACAACTCTGTTTCTGATGCCATACACAACAAACTTCCATTTATAAGTAGTCTCTGAAATATTTGGTGCTTCTAGTTCTATTTCTACGGTTTCAGTTCCCACGATTGGTGCAGTTCCCACCAAGTTTATGGCAGTATCAAAAATCATAAGTTCTGCCATCATTGTATAACTTTCTATACTCTCAAAAATCTTCAACCCAACTATCTGAGCTTCTGGATTATTTCCAGTAAGCGGATGTGATACACCTTTTGTGTCAGTTATAGTAACAGATTTAACTACTGCATTTAAGTCTAAAGACATTACATCGCCCCCCAAGGTGAAGACATACAAAGAACTGAAGCTAGACCACTAGAAGAGGGATCTGCAATATAATCTGTACTATTTTGAGGTGATTCTTGCTCAACTGGAATAGTAGGAGAAGAACCGCCAGATTGGATAACATTAATAACTGCCATTTCAGACATCTCATCAGCAACTTGATCTGTTGCTGTTACTGGAGATGCTGGAGCAGAAACCTTAGGAGCAGATGAAGTAGAAGATGGTCCAGCAGCACTAGTAGTTGATCCAACCATGGAAGCCAACATTTTTGTCATCTTCTCAATATCATCCATCCTTTGTTCAATGGTGATTTTGTTATGTTGAGTAACACCAAACATAGAACCACCCTTTTCATGACCCAGCATTTCTCTAATGGCAGCATCAGTTGCTGCTCTCCTATTACTGAGACCTTGTGCAGTGCTTCCCATATTTCCAGCACTAGCAGATCTTTGCAGGGAAGAAACTGCCTTATCAGAAGCGCCTTGACCCATTGGAGTTGTCAACCATCTTGTGAGACGTTGGAACCATCCACCATCTTCAAAAGAAGTTAAACTACTTTGTTTTGGTATTGCTATTTCTGGTCCATGCAATCCACCTAAATCTTGTTTCTCAGTTTGTCTAGACCAAACTGGTGTTCCATTTCTATTATCAATCAACTTATCATTTGCTCTATAACTGTATTCGCCATTTTTAATAATGCTGGCATTATTAAATGGATTCCAATCTCTTTGGGTACTGACTCTTCTTACAACACCAGTTGTTGTATTCCTCACCAAATCAAAACTATCAGCTTTTCCTTGCTTCTGTATTTCGTCTAAGTATAGTTGTACAACTTGCTCCCCTGGTCGCCATTTATATATCTGTCCTTTGTTATCATACCAATACTTACCGTTACTGCCTTCAACAGGATTCAAATCTGCGCTAGGAACAGTTAATTTATCACCAGTACCTAGTTTAACTTGAGTTCCTTTCACCTTACCAGTAGTCATCATTGCTTGTTCGCCTTCCGCTTTTTTAATGCCTTCTGGATCAGGTCTTTCCATTGCAGCACCAGCACCAGGAATACTTTCAAGTGTTTGTCTTGTATCTTCTTGTCTTTCTTGCGATCTTTGTTGATTTGCGTCTCCTGTTGGAGCTGGAGCTCCACCTGGCGTTGTCTGCTTATCCTCTTTCTTTTTAGCACCTAATGCTTCTAAAGATCCAGAAATAAGATTCTCTAAAAACTTGTTTTTTTCTCTTCTTGATTTTCCATCCTCTTTGAACTTACCACCACCTATTTTTAAGTTTGGTAGAGTTTGTGACATACCAAACTGTCTTGCAAGATTCTGAACATCTGGTCCCAATGCTTGTGCAACTGGTGCTCCAAGTGGTCCCATTCCTTTCACAAACTGGTCAACCACAGCAAGCATAGATGCTCCAGACGCCTTCATGCCAGGGTCTTGAGTGCCTTCCATGCCAGCAGCATCCGCACTATGCAAATCTACAACTGCTTCTTTACCCGCTTCCCCAAGCATCACAGATCCAGATGCATTCTTTGTTATTCTAGACTCAGCAGTGCCATATTCATTACCCCATGCAGATCCCCAGGATCCTTTCTTTCCATTTGGATCAAAAGCTTGACGGAAGTTTTCACGAAGGTTTGCGTCAATCTCTGCCATCTTGGCATTTGATTTACTCACATCACCACCAGCCATAATAAGTTCAAATATTGCCCTAAATGGAGCTCCAATAGTTTCTGCTATTGCAGAGTTTCCATCCAAAACGCGAGCAATAGGGTCTTCAGTCATGTCCAATAACTGATCTGGTATCATACCAGTCTGTGCTGCAATACCTACTGGCGTAAGTGGCGGCATCATTAAAAATGTATTCAAAAATGGATTCTTTAAAATTTCCTTTTTCTTTTTATTGTCTAGGTTTCTCCATTGATCTCCAAGACCTCTTGTTGCTTCGCCTACAGCACTAGCAGCAAGTCCCGTACCAGCAACAGCGGCAGTAGCAGCGGCACCAGTCGCAACTGCTCCTGCAGTAACTCCACCACCCGCTGCAGCGCCACCTCCTGCCGCAGCTGCTCCTTGCGCTCCACCAAGACCCAATATGTTTGCAACAGGACCAGGAAGCATTCTTGCAATCAGTCCAGTTATACCACCACCAGACATCAATCCAGAAACAAAACTAATAACTCCCTGAATCTGTTGCCATTTTTCTGCTATAAATCCAGTTAAAGTTTCGCCACCAGTTTTAGATGATTGGGACATGCCAAACATACCAGAAGCGCCAGCAGCAGCACTTGAAGATGGTCTTTCGCCTCCCATCAACTCTATCATCTGACCTTGAGATTCAAGTTGATCTGCTAAAATCGCCTGAATACCAGATATACCGTTAGAAGTGAAACTACTAGACTGCAACTGAGAGTTTAATAGTTGCGTAATCGCAGACAAACCCCCCTGAATAGCCGTAGTATCTGCTACCAGAGAACCAAATCCTCCAGTAAGAATCTTCGCTAGTCCTTTTCCAGCACCACCAGATCCACCACCAGCACCTGACGCGGAAGAAGATGATCCAGATGATTCTGGTTTGGGTGGCATTTTATAGTTAAAGTTTTCGCCAAAAGATTTTTTACCAGATAAAAATCCACCACCAAAGTTATGAGCGAGAGCTTTTTTAAATAATCCCTTTTTGTCTTCTTCGTTTACTTCGCCGCCCTTTTCTTCTATCTTTTGTTGCTTTTCTTTTTCTTTTTTTGCATCATCTCTAGATTGCATAGCTTTGCCAGCTATGAATCCTCCCAATGTTTGACCACCTGTTTTTTGTGATTGCTCTATGCCAAAAGACATTTATCGACCCTACTTTATATTGATATTTATCGAGTGCGTTGCATAGTTAACTCTCTTATAAATCTAAGAGGATCAAAAGAGAATGAAGGAGAAGATGTATTTGCTCTACGAGAAGATGTGGATACTCTAGGTTGAGAAGTTCCACCACCAACACGATTTACAACTACTTGTCTATCTGGTTTAGATGATGTTGCCGTATTTAGATTTCTCGGACCAGAAAGAACCAACGCTTTTTCATTTTTTTCTCTCGCTGGGAGTCCTCTATCAATATTTGCTGCCACAGCATTCATATCTCCCCTATTCAAAGCAGCATACATCTTGGGAGCACCAGTTCCAAGTAAATGTGCTGGTTGATTATAACCATAAGCAAGTAATCCACCTTGCTGTTTAGCAGACATCTTATTCCAATATTTTTGATACCATTTTTGCCCCTTCAATGTATTCACATAGTTATTAACTAATCCCATTAATAAAGAATCTGCTTTTGCCTTTGTTATAACATCCCCTGGTTTAACTGCTTTTCTACCTGCAGTAATAGAATCATAATATGTCATACCCCATCCAATCGTAGTTCTATCTCCAGAAACTCCAGTTTCATAAGCATACAAAGGAGTAGATGCAGATACTTTTGACCATGGTACAGATGAAATAACACTAGGTCCGCGATTTACGATATAGTCATTTCTTCCTCTAGAAAGCGAAGATAATGCCTCGTCATGTTTGATTGCTTTAACTCCTTCAGAAACTCCACCAGCAGCAAAATATGAAGAAATCTTTGCATCCAATCCAGATGCGATTTCTGACCATCTTTGCATCACTCCCATCGGATCCTCTTTTATGCTATATTCTCTGTTTTCTAGAGGATAAACTTCAAATCCACCATCAAACACGCGAACGATCTCTTTACCGTGTAGAGTAACTGGCAATCCTTGAATATTGGCAGAAAATCCACTTTCAGGACCATCTACAATGTAAGAGTTTAATAAAGAAGATTTGTTTCCTTCAAGTCCACCCCTTTCAAATAATTTTGCATTTTTTGTATCACCACTCTGAAATAGTTTTAGCACTCCAGCAGCAGATGAGTTTCTTCTTCCAATAAACCCACCGCCAGATTTATCTTCTCTATTTTGATAAGTAGAAATGTTTGCGTGACTGCCTGCAGTATAGTTTCCAACAAATTCATAAACAGCATCGGTTATATTACTAGTTCCTTTTACAGCAGGAATAGTTTTAGTGTAGTGATTTTGCCATTCATATTCCATAGCCTTGATATTATCCATATCAGTCCATGGTCTTGTTTTCTTTGGTGGTGGTCCCATACCAAGATGTATCAGAACTCTGTTCAGTCTATCATTTGGTCCACCACCTTGAGTATTTGTCCACTGAATCCAACCATAACCCATTTGACTAGTGCCATCGTAAGTAGGAGCTCCACGTTGTCCTCCTTCTCGCACATCAGGTTTTCCACTACCAAATCCTTCACGAAGCATAACACCAACAATAGCAGCAGCTTGGAAATCTTTAAGTCCATGCTTGGACATCAAGTATTTTGCAAACTGTAAAGACTTCTGCGCTAAGTCTCCAGTAAGTTCTTGAGGAACTACATTATCAAGTTGATCCATTACTCCTGTAGTTGTTCTATCAATAAACTTAGCAATAAAGTTTTCATCGCCTAGGAAAGAACGCCAAGTTTTACCAAAATCTTTTTGAGCTGCATTCATTTCTAAAGTTGCTGCCCTAGCGGATCCACCCAATAAACTGCTTATTACACTCTCACCAATACCCATTGCCACACCAAATGGAGTGACTAAAGATTTAATGTAGGGAACAAAAAATCCACCTAATGCACCAGATTTTTTCATCAACTCAGCAACTGTGTTGATAGCTGCCATTCCCGATGCCTGCATTCCTAACTGCATGACATCAGCATAAGGAACCAAAGACTGTGTTTTAGATTTCTTGGATTGTTTTTGTGTTGGTTGCGCTGGAGTTATACCACCTTCTGCTTTTTTATCTGGTGATGTGGGTGGAGCGGATGGCGTGCTGGGCGGTGGGGAGTCTGGTTTATCTGGAGCAGACGAAGAACTATCATTATCATTTGAACTATCATCTGATTCTTCTGGTTCATCGTCATTTTCATTATTTGATGGTTCTGGTATATCTTCAGGAAAATCCGAAAATCTATGTGCTACAGAGAGAAATACTTGTTTTTCTAACTTTGCTCTATGTGCAAAAAGATCTTCTAAAATAGAAACATTTACTGCTAATAAGTTTTCTTCTTCTGATTGTTGTTCTAGAAGTTTTCTTTGCTGACTTACTAGAGACTTCATCTCTTCGGTCTTTCTAGACAACATTCTAAAAGATTGATTTAAACTTTCTACAAAAGACGTTTGAGATTGCTGTTTTTTCGTTTCTTCCTTCTTTTTTTTATCAGTAATCTTCGATACAATATACTCAGTTAAAGTTTCCCCTTTTTTGTTAGATTTACCTGTTTTTGAAGATTTTGATGTATTTTTTCGGTCGAGCAAAAACTCAACCAAAGTACCAGATTGAGATTTTTTGTCTTTTTTAGATTTTTTGCTATCAGACTTTTTCGCATCATCTCGCTTTTGTGATGCTTTTTCTAAAATATAGTCTGTTAGTGTTCTTGCCATAATCGACCTACTTAGCTGAAATATTTAGAAAAACCTTTTTTGGCAAAAATTTGCCGAGATTTTTTTTGGACCAATTTGGTTTTTAGGGGTCATTTTTGAAATCACTGTATTCTACGAAGTTTTACTAGTTCTTTCACATCATTAGTATTCATATCAAGTTGAACAAAAGAAACGGAAGATGCACTAGATGATGGTGTAACAGTGGGGGTAGAAGGTGCAGATGGCATCTGCATAGTCATTTGTTTTGGTGGAACTTTAGATTCTGTAGCAACTGCTGTTGTAGTTGGAGTTGCTGATGGCATAGTTGAAGTTTGTGGTGATAAAACTTTTTGAATCTCATCGTATCCAGACTGCCCTGGTTTAACTTTTCTAGCAAGTTGTGGAAATAGTTTAGTCCAGTTTTGTATTGCTGTTAGATTTGGATCTAACTTTGGAACTTCTGGTTCTGTTTGTTTTACTACTACAGAACCTTTAGGTCTACTGATGCTACCAGACTGTTGGAGTCTTGGTCTTTGATTGCCTCTAATATCTGCAAGTCCACTCCCACCAGAAGCCTTTGCCGAAAGTATCAACTCTTGCCTTTTGTAATCAGCACCATAGTTTCTTTTAGATTGTTTAGACTTTAATAATCCTTTCAGTAAATCAATAGGTGATGGAAGTAAACTGGGTAACGATGGCAGTTGCCAACTTCCACCTTTAGCAAAGCTTGGTTTATTTTGATGAGTCCATTCAACTGGATCTACCTGCTGCCCCCAACTACCTTTTCTAACTTCCCAGTGTACGTGAACTCCTTCAGAACGACCTGTTGTTCCTGTAGTTCCCAAAACTTGCCCAGCTTTTACATCAGATCCTTGGTTTATACTATCAGAAACTTCTTTCATGTGACCATAAAATAAATGAACATTTGGATTTTTATGCTCTACTTCAACATAGTTTCCATATCCACCACCGCCGTCTTTAGGCCAGTTTCTGTTCACATCAGAAACTTTACCGTCAAAAGGAGAGATTAGTTTTAATGGCGCATATCCAGCTGGTGCCAAGTCAATACCAGTGTGCATTCTACCCCAACGCCAACCAAATCCAGAAATATAATGGAGTTTTCCAGAATCTGATTTAGCATATGGAATCCATGCTGGTGGTTTAGACACATTAGTACCACCCATGCCACCGAGACCCTCGCCACCAGGACCAATAGTTAAAATATCTTTTGCAAACTCAGCAGTTCCTGTTGGGTTTTCTTCAGAACTTCCTTCTTGCACACCACCTTCAAATATTAGACGATTGCCTTCAAAATAAATCTTCCAAGATTTATAAAACTTTCTTTCTTCCAACTCATTTGGCACAGTACCAGCATATGCTGGTCCACCAAGCATATCAAGAACAAGATTTAATGGTGCTCCCAAAATATTTGCAGCACCTTGAAGTATACCAGGCAAAGATTTATTAAAAAATCCTGCTAGTGGTCCAAAACTACTGAGAATATCTCCATAAACTGTCAGAACAGAACCAAGTAATGCTTTTCTTGACGAAGCCATTACTTCCCCAAAAGCATTCATGTATTCAATCTCATCATAGTTACCAAACATATCTTTACCATAGTTTCTATTCAATGGTATGATAGCGGTTCCTGGTGCTAGATTACCTACCGTAGGATTATCATATATTCCTGGTTTAATGATGTTATTCAGTCCAGTTCCAGCTGATATACCACCTTCTGCCATTGCTGGCATCGCAGTTGACATCAATCCAGAAGAAGCTTTTCTTGGAGATTTATTTGGATCTTCTTTCCAGAACTCCCACCATTGTTTTTCTGGTGGTTTTTCGGGTGTTGGTGGTGGTCCTTCTGGTTCTACTTGATTGTCTACTGGAGGTTTAGATTCGGCATCAGAAGGAATATCATATCCATCCTCTAAATCTATCTCTCTAGATTGCGACTCCAAATCATTCAAGAACTCACTATAGTTTTCTATTTGTTGACCAACTAAAAACTTGGCAAGTTCTAATCCAGCATTATCTTTTTTTAAGATAGATGTTCTTTTTCTTATCAGAACAATCTGTGCCGATAGTTCTGCATTGATATTATCTAAAGTCTCGGATAACTTTGTTATGTTTTGTGTTAATCCATTCGGAACTTTTTCTGGAATAGTTTCGGGTATGTTTAATACCTTAGTTGGATCAAATGTTGGTGGCGATGTGGCAGGAAGAGGTATCGATGCTGACACAGGTTCTGTTTGTGGTTCAGCAACAGGTTCTGGTATTTGTTGTTCCGTTATAGTTTCTTGAGGTGATTCTTCAGGTTCCTCAACAGGTTCTTCTTTTATTTCTGGTACTTTTAAAAGGTCTTCTTCCTTTTTTGAAGGAATCAAAAGAGTCATTGGTTGAACTTTTGATTCTTTTCTTTGATTTATTACTCTTTGTATCTCAGCTTCTTCTATCTTCGCGTCAACCTGTTTGCGAAATGGTTTCTCAAGATACTCTTCTACCAACCACCCTTGATATGCCTCATAGTTTTCATAAAACTTAAGTCCACCACCCCCATCATTAAACTGAGGATATCCTCTAGGATCTTTCTTTAGATTTTCTATTAACTTATCAGCATCTGCTTCAGTTAAATTAACAGTGGATGAATACTGTGTGCCATCATTCATCTTCCTGCCAGTTAACTTGGCTTTAAGAAGCATCCATGTCCTTTCGCCAACCTTAGCACTATACCAAGGATTACTAGGATCTAGTACTCCCTCGGGTGGTTGTGGCAAATCTAAATCTAAGTCTTCGGGATTCATCGCATTGCTTTCTGTCTTGCTTTTTCGTTTTGTTCTTCGATATATGCATTAAGCATAGTAACATAAACGATTCTTTCCCACGGAAGCATGTTCTCTAACTCAGTTAATGAAAACTTATGATGATACATCAAGTTAAAGTTAGACTGGTAATGGTTCACCAGAGTTTCATGGAACATGCTTACCCGAAAAAATTTACCAGACCCTCAATAGTATATTCAGATTCAACTTCTGTGTTTGGATTAACTATTTTAAAAGTGTGAGATAGTTTTGGCATTGTTGCAAAGAAATCTTTAACTTTCTCAAACTGTTTTGATGTCATACCACCAACCCACTCTTCGATTTCTTTTTTGGAAGTTGTCTTTGCTTCATAAACATCATCACCAACAAAAATCTGATCTACTGAATCAATAATAATATCAAATACTTCTTCGGCATTCAAACTCTTCATCATAATCTGAGTCTGAATAAACTGTTCCATACCAGGATACTTCATAATCAATCCAGAATCATCCGAAAGCATAATCTTATTATTATGTTTAGAATCTTTGATAACTTTTACCTCATTAATATCCAACTCATAATCTACTTGTGTCTGACCATCATCTTCACATGTGATTTTCATCTTAACTGTTTCGCCAACAGATTTGGCACGAATGTTTAAGAACAAATATTCAATATCAAAAGAAGCAAGTTCAGTTACTTTGATTCCTCTAGTAAGAACACAGTCCTTTACAATATTAACTACAGCATCTGTGATTTGTTTTTCCTCTTGCGATTCCATTGCCATAAGAAGAATCTTTTCTTCTTTTACAAGGAATGGTCTATACTTAATAGTCTTACCTGTTGATGGTAGTTCCAACTCATAGGTAGGCACTGGGGGTTTTGGTAAAGCCATGATTACTCCAAAAATTTATAATGTCGCAAAAATATTTATCCTCTGTTTTTAAGAGTATCAGTTTCTCTTTTAAACTTTTTATAGTAAAAGTTTGCATTCACTTTTACTAACTGCGATGACCCATAGGACAAAGGAACAGCATCTATGGTGTAAGGCCACGCATTATATAAAGTAAATACAGAAGATATAGCACCGTTATCACTATCTCTAGATCTCTCAGTCTTTTTTATGATTATTTTTGCCTGATAATCTTTTGGATATCTAACTCTCCTTCCAGTTTCATTTCCATTAGTTCCATTGTCTTCAAAAATATATTCCATCCACTGATGTAACTTATGCATTGGTGTCATTTTAGCATCACACATGAACGACAACTGGATATCATTGTAGATTGGAGCAGTAGGATAATAAACAGGAGCGTCACCACTATATCTTGTTACAGATCCTGTGGCAAGTTGATATCCAGGAAGAGCTACTTCATCACAAAAAATCATCATTCTCGTTTCATCCGCAGAAGCAGTACCATCATAAGACCATTTTGACCCAACCACAGAACTAACAGAAGCACCAGAAAAATCTATAGTAACAGCAAAGTTATTGCTAGTAGCCATACCTTTGCCATCTGAAATCATGGCAAGTAATGAGTTGATTCCTGTTGTTGCCATCTATAAATACTTGGGGAAGATGTATTTATATTTATGGCATACTCTGGATTCTTTAAACCAACTAATCCTAAAAAATACAGAGGCAACCCATCAAATATCATCTACCGCTCGTTATGGGAAAGAAAGTTTATGATGTTCTGTGACAGAAATCAGAATGTCATTGAGTGGGGCAGTGAAGAAGTTGTGATACCTTATCGGTCTCCTCTGGATGGTAGGGTGCATCGTTATTATGTTGACTTCTATATTAAAGTTCGTACTAAAACAAATGAAATCAAAAAATATCTCATTGAAATCAAACCAAAGAATCAAACAACTCCTCCACCCCCATCAAAGAAACAAACTAAAGTATACAAAGATAAAGTCCTGACGTTTCTAAAGAACCAAGCGAAATGGGAAGCCGCAAGTGACTGGTGTGAGGATAGACAGATGCAGTTCCTTATTCTCACCGAAGATCACTTGGGGATATAATCTATGGCAAAAGGATTCAAAAAAGAAGAGAAAAAAACAAAAAAAGGTTACAACACTCTGTTTGAAAGAGTAAAAGAAAAGACAGGTGGCGAAGAACAGACTTGGCAGTGGTACAGAAAGACTGTTCGCACCATGGCATTAGAATATAAACAAAATCCAGAAAAAACAATACGTGATGAGCGTAGAGATAGGACGGATGATGAAGATAAAAAAGACGAAAATCAACTAAGAAGATATGCCAGACAAGGTAGATTATTTCTGTTTGAATACAAAGCAAAGATGAAGTATCTACCTTACTACGACACCTTTCCTTTAGTATATGTGATCAAAGCAAATGCAGATCATTTTGTTGGGTTTAATCTACACTACTTAGAACCAAGAAAAAGAGTGATTGCAATAGAAAAACTAAAGCAAGATAGAATAGATTTACCTCGCTCATGTCTTCATAAATATATTTTAGACCATGTAGATGGATTCTTATTAGATCTTGCTATTGACGAGTGGGATACTGCTATCACATTGCCTGTGGAGCACTTTGTTAAAGAACGTGGTAATGTTTTAGTTCCGTATAAATCATCTGATGTATGGAAAGAAACAAACGAAAACTATAATGATAGGATTAAAGCAAAAAGAATCATTAAAGGTTATGGTAATCCAGAAGACATCGAGGTAGTAAGAAACTAATGGCAACATATAAGTATCCATCACAAGTATCATCAGCTCGTGATTATATTCGATTTAGTTTTGGCAAATACGAAGGAGCTTACATTCAATCAGATCCTGGTGGAGCTGGTTACAATCCTGGAGTAACATTTACTGAAGAGAATAGTGTTTGGTTGCCTATGCCTAATGATATAGGGAGTAATGTTGGAGGAAACTGGGGAGGAAAAGATGTCACAGGATTGGCACAAGTAGCTCTCCAAACAGCAGGAGCAGTAATCGGTCAGGCGATAACAGGTGACGTAAAAGGGACATCAACAGCAATCGCAAATGCGTTTAAGGTAGACACAATAAAAGCAGCAGCTGGAGGACTAGCTGCTGATGCGTTAACAGCAATATCAACTAAGTTTTCAGAAGCTCCAGGTATGGGAGCAAACTTACAAACAAATGATATATTACAACTAACGACAGGAAATATTATCAATCCAAATACAGAGTTGTTATATGGCGGAACAGGATTAAGAACACATGGATATACTTTCAAACTAATCGCTCAAGATGACACAGAAGCAAAAACATTAATGAATATTGCAAAAATATTTAAAGCATCTTGTGCTCCCAAAAGTAAAAACAGTGTGTTTGGGGGAGCAACCAGAAACTTTATTGGAATCCCAGATATATGTGAGGTAAGATTCTATAGTGGCGGATCAGAAAATCCACATCTACCAAAATATAAACCATCTGGCATTACGTCAGTTTCCGTTGGTTATATTACAGATGGTCAATATGTTTCATATACTGATGGACATCCTTTAGGAATAACTTTAACAGTTTCCTTAACTGAACTGAAACTATGCTTCAGTGAAGAGTTTACAGATGGAACGGTAAGATAAAATGCCATACTTTAATCGCATACCAAATATAGAGTACGACAAAAAACCACTGATCTTTCCATACTCGGAAAGAGAATATGTCTTAGCAAAAAACTTTTTCAGAAGACACAAGTTAACAGACTCGTCGTATAACTTTTCTAACTTTTTTAATGAATATGTTTTAACTGATGAAGATCGCGTTGACTTTCTCGCGTATAAAACATATGACAAATCAGATTTAGATTGGGTTATTTTAATAACCAACAATATAATCAATAGTTATTTTGATTGGCCAGTAAAAGAAGTTGATCTGTATGATATGGTGGATGCAGCATATCGTTATGCTCCATTTGAATCTGGAGAAGAAAATACTTTACCAGCTGACAGAACACACCACTATGAAACATACGAAATCAAAAACTCTTCTGGAGTTGTAGTTTTAAAAGAAGGATTAAAGGTAGAGAGATCTTTTTATACCACACCATTCTACTACAATGATAATGGTACAGTGACTAGTAAAGTCGGCAATCAAGTCTGTAGAATCGTAACTAACTACGAGCACGAAAAAACTTTGAACGACGCAAAGAGAAATATCTATCTTCTTCGCCCAGAGTTTGTTCAAGATTTTATTGATCAATATGATGAGAAACTAGAGTACTCTAAGTCAACATCATACATAGACAGATTCACCAAGAAATCTGGAGTCTAAACTTTTTTACACAAAAAAATGGGCGGATTTTTTTTCCGCCCAAAAGGTTTTTAACTATGGATTTTGATTTCAGTCTTCCTCAGCGAGGCGAGCGAAGTAACTGAGAGCATCATCCTCATCCTCATCTACACCAGCAGCGACTGCAACCTTAGGCAGGGCAGGTTCACGGCGAGCAACGGGAGCGGGAGCAGAGAACTCTTCATCCTCTTCCTCATCCATCACACGGGTTGCTTGAGCAGCACGAGCAGAGGCAGGGGTCTGAGTGATACCCAGCACCAGATTCAGACGCTCTTCCAGTTCTTCATAGCTCTTGAAGTTATCAGGAGACACGAATGCTTGGAGAGAGTGTGCCTGACGCCAGATATTTTCCAGTTTGGAATCATCGGCGGCGAGAGCAGAGGGAGCAGCGAACTCAGACTTGTCGTAGTTCCAGTAACCAGCAACGTTGGTGATTTTCAGTTTGAAGTTGGCACCTTCCCACAGATCGAAAGGATTCACGGGAGTTTCATCTTCAAACTCAGGTTGCATAGCGGCAGTAATCTTGTCAAAGATTTTCTTACCGAACTTATACAGGAACACTTTGCCTTCATTCTCGGGGTTTGCTTTGTCGCTCACCACATAGATGTTGGCGTAGTAAGTTAGCTTGCGCTTCTGCTTACGGGCAGTTTCTTTATCAGCATCACGACCACTATTCCACAGGCGGCGATTCACTTCACCCACAGGATCTTTCTGACCTAGGGTGGTGAGAGAGTTCTCGATATACCAACCACCATCACCTTGGAAGGCGTGGGAATAGAGTTTCACAAAAGGGATTTCCTCACCATCAGGTGCAGGGAGGAAACGAATAACAGCGAACCCGTTACCAGCGGCGTCAACGCTAGGTTTCCAGAAGCGATCATCGCCAGTGGAAGTAGAGTTTGCTTTCTCAAGTTCCTTAGTCAGAGAAGCAAAGGAGTTTTGAGATTTACGCTTAAGATCAGCGAAAGACATAGGATTACCTCGGATTGTTTTGGATTTGGTTTGTGTGACGCCTCATCACCCAGTCATCATACCACGGGCAGGGGGCGGCGTCAACCCTCTGCCTCGATCTCCTGCTCAAACTCATCGAGCTTGTCTAGCATGTTACGCATGAGAGTCTGAACGTTTTCAGTTTCCCACCACCCATACAACATCTTAGCACCTTCTTCAATCTGCTCACACATTTCTACTGCACGAGGATCATCTGAAAGTTTCAAACGCATGTAAAACACTTGTTGTTTTTCAACCAGTTCTCGTACAGTTTTGATGTATTCTAGTTGATCCTCTTTGCTACCCTTCATGGGAGCAGCAAGAGTAAGTTCCATTGCTTTCATTTGCAGGAACTCCATTTCTTTCGCCTCATTACGGACGATATCAGAATCAAAGAAGTCGCTCATACTAACATTAGTTTTGCACGGGATGTTTTTTTGATGAAGTTCAGTTGCTGAGCTTCATGTTTTAGTTTTTCTTTTAATGGTTTTGATATTAACTTGGGAACTGTTTCCAGTTCAATCTCATTACTGTCACAGTAATGAATAATAGCATCAATGTAACTCATGTCATCATTATTTACAAGAGTTTCTACTTCTGCAGAAAACTTCGCAACGGTCATAAATCTATCCTCAAATATTTTATCTTTATCCTCCATAGATTTCCTGGTAGAGAGAGCGTAGTTCGATTAATCTGTCGAGATATTCTTTTTTAGGTTGCTTAATCACAACTTGAGTGTTGCCATCCTCACAGGCAACGATAGTAACAAGTTGTTTAATGCGTGTATTATATAGTTCATAAAACATACACCCATAAGCAGTCTCTTGAATGTAATAGTCTTCCATCCATTCTTCTTTCTTCTCTTCCTTTGAGGTTTTGAAGTCAATGATGGATGGAATACCATCAAACTCACCGATACAATCAACTCGCCCAGCTACTTCCAGGTGGTCAGAATATAATGCTGCTTCTTGTAAATAGACCTGAGTGATTCTATTAAGAGTTGGAACAGCATTTTTAAACATCATAAGGGGGAGGGGTTGCCCTTTGAAGTTGTTCTCATTATAGCAGTTATTGAGCAAATCTTCAACCATCTTGTGAAAGTTTGTGCCGCGTGTGGCAGCACGAGTTGAGATTGCTTGTGCCTTATCATGACCGACACGCTGCTTCCACTCATTGAGTTTCTTTTTCTTCTTCGGGCACACACCTAGAACTGTGGTGATTGAAGGATACTTGCCACCCGAAGGTGTTGGATAGAGCCTACGACCATCTACCATGATAGGTTCCAGTTCAATAGGAGTGAATAACGAAGAATGAATAAACATTTAGAATCCCAAATTAATTTTACTAATCAAATAAGAACGAACAAGACCAGAACGAACGATATCCTGAACGCCAAACTCAACAGAAGAAAACTCTTCCATTGTACCAATGATCTTCTGGAAGTCAAGGATACCGTTACGTTCGTTGGTACGAACGAGGTCAGTTTGCTGAACGTCACCAGAGAAAATAATCTTACAATCTTGACCCACACGAGTGATGATAGAATCGAGTTCATGAAAGTTCAAGTTCTGCATTTCATCTACGATGATGATGCAGTTGTCCATTGTAGTTCCACGAAGGAATGAAGTGGACCAGAAGCTAATGGTTCCCTGGTTCTTTAGATTGCCATAGAGTAGTTCAAACTCTTCATCAGTAGGAAGTTCAAACATATACTTCACCATATTCTTATAAGGAATCTGGTAGAGCGATGACTTATCTTCATGGTCACCAGGAAGGAAACCAATCTCACGGGTTGCTACGAGTGAGCGAACAATATAAACTTTTTCGTATGGAGTATTCTCATTGAGAACATCTTTAAGAGCGAGGTAAAGTGCAACGAATGTTTTACCAGTTCCTGCGGCACCATAAGCAAATAGATGCTTATCATTTCCCCACTCCTCAAACATCTTACGTTGTGAATCGGTAAGAGGTTCGATATCCTTAGCGAAATACTCCATGTTTAATGGCTTCTTGCGCTTCATTTGCTTGACGCTCATTCCCGATGGAACAGCTTGCTTTGTTTTACGAGTTCTTACAGGCATATTAGAGACGATTAATGTTAGATCCAGGTGTATCTGCGGCACGATTGATAACGTGTTTCCAATCGCTATCAGTTTTGTTCTGCCAGTTTCCTACCTCGGAAACAGCATGGAGAATAGTAGGCATCTGAGTGATATGAGGATTGGCTTCAAGATATGGTTCTCTCTCTGCCATATACATCCATTTCTCAAACTCTTCACCAGTATTATTATCCTTGAACTTGTAAGTTGGCATCTTCAATAAACCATAATGGGGGTGTAGATGGAGACTTCCAAGTAGCAAAAGCAACTTTGTCTCCGACGTAATAGTTGCGGTATGACTGGATTGAATCTCCAGTTACCTTGTATTTATCAGGCATTGCGGGAGGAGGATCTGTCCACCCAGCATCTTTAATATTAAAAGGAGCAACCCAAAGGTAACTAACCAAACTTTCTGTGCTGTGATACTTACCATAGCGTCGTGTATATTCTACACAACAGTGTTGAAACAAATCAAACAACCAACGGTAGTGTGACCGTGACTGTCTTGCCCACACAGCAGACGGGTGATTGATATGCGATGCTTTATAAAGAATATCTTCGCGTGGTTTGTCAAGTCGCCAGCGTTTGATATTACGATTGTTAGCAGTCTTGGCAGTATAAGGAATGCCGTCAAGCACACGATGAGCAGTGGAGAGAAGCTGAGCGTACTCAACAATCATTTTAACCACATGCTTATCGCAATGCTCGGCGGCACACGTTCGGGGATCGTAGCTGAGATAGAAAATATTCATTGGGTCTACGTGGTTGACCCTATTATATCACCATTCCATTGCTTCCGCAACCGCTGGAAACTGCTCCTTAAAGATTTCTCTACACTGCTCAGCGATGACCATGTGTTCCTTCTGGGTGCCGTGGGCAGAGCGAAGGTCAATGTAATGCAACCATGACCTGCACGAGCCTGTCATGTAGATCCTTGTGGGCGTTGCCAGGGGCAGCACGAAGCGGGCACACTCCTTGGCAACTCCCGCGTCTAGGAGGCGCTTGTAGAGGTTGTTGGCAGCGGCAAAGTGCTCAGCAATCTCGGACTGGAACTTGAGTTTGACATACTCACCGAGATCATCAGTAGAGTTCTGACGATTCTTAGTATCCTGCCTGCGAAGATCAGGAATAGGAATATGTTCTGTGATTAGATTGGTATCAGCATAGCGTTGTGAAAATTCCTGAAATGTAAACGAACGGTGGCGCAGGATCTGAGCTGCGATACCACGATTCGTTTCAATCTCAAGTGTCATATGAGATTGTTCAAACACAGACCAATGATTATGCTTAATGCAATAACGAAGTAACCCCGCATAGTTCTCGTTATCTTGGTTACTAGGGTTAGACACTCTAGCAACATATGCCATTGTCTTTTCTGCATCTGGCGTTACGGAAATGAGTTTAACTTGCGAATGAATTGTCATATCAGTTTGATGTCAGGTTTAATGTTACAGAAATCTTATCCCCATTATTAGCAACATTATAGGGAGCACTTGGAAATCTTTCTGCGAATAGAACAGTATTATTTGTTGCAGTTATAACATAATACCCATAGATATTACCAACTGATCCAGTAAAATCCCACGTTTGCACAGGATATGACGCGGTAGTTCCATTAACTAACCATGAAGATCCCACTAAACTTTTTTCTTCATATCCGTTTCCAGAAGTTACTTGAATAAAATCTGAAGATATACTTTCCTGGTCGGGGGTATAATCATTATTGTACAGTCGAAGTTTTAAATTTTCAACCGTAGTATCATTTGCTACCAAGTAAGCAAGTGCTAAACTTTTAGCTCCATTAGTAACTTGTAAAGTCATTTACTATTTCCTCTTTTCTTTTGGTGGTTTATTTCCCCAAAGTTTGGGGTTTACTCTTCCTTCAGATTGTTTCCAACCTTTTAGACCTTCTCTATATCTATCCCAATAATAATCAAAGATTTCCATTTGTTTATCTGGGATAACTATATCGTAAGCAAGTGCTCCATCAATCTCATAGGTAACTAAGTAAGCAGTGTATGGCAGACCTCTATCGTTTGCCAGTTCGGGGTCACAGTTTTGATGGAGAATCTTCATCAGCTACGACCTCCCCATTGAATCTGAGGAAATGTTTCTTCGATGAGTGCTTTTGAAATACGAGTATATTTTTTCTGTAGTTTTTTATCTTTCACCAAGCAAAGAACTTCTGCTTCATCTGGATGTAGATTTTCAATCATCCCCAAAAAGATTTGCTCACGCTTACTCTGAGTAATACCAGATCCACCTTTTACGAAGTGAAACATTTTCTTTCCCTCATTCTCCAAAAGAAGATGATCCGTACCTTCTGGTGCTGGATTTGGAGTATAAGGAACTTCTCCTTCTGGCAGCATAGAAACTACAGTCTCATCGAAGTTCCAGATAAACAGTGAACGAAGAACCTGAGTGTTGTTCTCAAGCAGAATCTTTTTCTTTTCTTCTTTAGTCTTTGCGTTGTTAGCTTTACGAAGCACCTCTGAGATTAGAGGGCGGTATGTTTTAGTTGCCATGTCAGTTCAAAATGGTTGTGTGTTACGAAATACAAAATCTTCCATCAACTTCGTAAGTTGATGTTGCTGAAAGTATTCTAATGGAACTTTCCTTTCGTTGCTATTTAGTGATTTGTAATAAGATACAATCTCAGTGGCAAGATGTTCAGGTATACAAGAAAGATCGATCAGTTTTCGATTACGTTCATAGTTTTCTCTGGCTTGTTGATCTAAACAGAATACAGATGGATCTAGATTGACCCACTTTTCTAAGTTTTTCTTACTTATAGGTTTCTGTCTCTTGCCTACCACAAATGTATCAGCATCAGATAAGAAGTTAGGTATGCCATCTGACTTATCTCCCTTAATGATATGCTCTCTGGCGTATGCTTTAGGGTCTGCATGTTTAATCTCTTTCTTAAGAATCGGATTGTATTGCTTCACAAATGGATACTTCTGTAACTGAATGAAGTCTTTATCTCCCGAGAGAATCAATACTTCCTCAGCATCTTTACCTTCTTTCTGCAGTTTAATATTGCGATAAGATTGATAGGTAGTAAGAGTGCTAATAACATCATCAGCCTCAGCACCATATACTTCTACTACCTTATAAGGAAAGAACGTTTTGATCTCATCGCGTATTTTATTCAAGACTTCAAAGATAGCATTCCAATCTAAGTCAGATGCTTCTCGGTCTTTCTTTCTATTCTGTTTGTAATAGGGAAATGCTTCTTTCCGCCAGTAGTGCTTACTGTCATAAGCTAGAACAATCTCACCATACTTAGGAGAGTATTGTCTTTCAAATGCGCGAAGGGCAGTAAGCACCATATGACGAACAAGATTTTCATTTAAAGCATCGCCCTTCAGTTGCATCATCAGATTACTAATCATAATCTGATTCATATCAATAAGAATCATTTAATCCTCGTCGTCGTACTCCTCAAAATCTTCAGAATTTTCAAAGCGAACCGCTACGATTTCATCAGGAATCAGTTGACCGTTTTCATCAAACATTTCAGGATGCATGGGAGCAATCCTGTTCTTGTTTAGAAATGCATAGATGATATCGTTTCCGAACCACCCAGCGATGAACCCAATAGCGAATGAACCGATGATACCTATCCCGCTGAAGAACAGGATGTATGGTGTTGCTGACTCCATCTTACTACTCCCTTGTTGGTTTGTCAACCTCCCAAGAGAACTCCATATTAAAATGAAATGTTCTGCGTAGGAGGTTGAATGTTTTACTCAGTTTTAATCCATGTTTAGGTTTGACTTTATCAACCCTCCTACGCAACATGAATTCTATACCCTTATTTATTCGTAGTTGCTGTGCCTTTCTTTTTGTTTTTGCTTCCTGGTTTTCTTCCTCTCCTTTTTGATTGTTCATATTTTTTAGCATCTTCAACTATAGTATTCAAATAATCTTTAACTTTTCTTGCTCTAGATTTTCCCATCCAACTATATGCTTCTTTGAGCAGAGCAGCAGAGTCTCCTCCATCTAAATACATATCAATCTCTTGTATTTGATCCTGAAGAGCTTTACATAAGTTAGATCCTAGAAACTCTGTTATAGTTTCCCTCTTAAAATTTTGAGATTTTAAATACGCATAAAAATCCAACTGATATTTTTCATTAAAAAATGCCAGTTCTATAGCATTATTAATAATATCATATATGTCTTCAAGGAAAACCATGTTATGCCTTCTTTGAACTACTTACTAATCCATTCTTAACAAACATTCTGACTACTTCAACCAGTCCACCAACACGTTCGCCGTCTATAACAACAAACGGAAAAGAAGAAACATTTGGATGTAAAGAGTTAAACTCAGAAATAGTCATATCGTTTTTAACTGTCACTTCTTTATATTCTACTTCTGCTCTCCTAAAAAGTTCTCTTAAATGACTACAAGATGGACAACCTGGAAGTGTATACGCTATGATGTTCATTTTATATTCCTCTAAAATATACTTTAATGTTTGGTTGCATACATTCTAACACCTCCACCATGTATTCGCAAGCCTTATCTGGCATGGTGTGGTCGCCACAGGTAAAGATATCTACGGCAGCATATCTTTTCTCTGGCCATGTATGAATACTGATATGACTTTCTGATAGCAAGCAAACAGCAGTGATTCCCTGTGGCGTGAACTCGTATTTAACTTCTTCAATCAGTGTTGCGTTAGCATGTTCTACTGCTTGCCTAAGGGAAGTGCTGATGAATGCTGAGTCATTTAAAAGGTCTGCATTGCACTCGCATAACTCAGCAATGTGATGCACACCAAGCACTTCATCTACCATCAATGTTTCTCCAATATCGTTTGAATATTTATGGCAATAAAAAAGGAGGGTTGCCCCTCCTAGTATATCAGATTTTAACTGAAGTATCAACCGATTGCAGGTGCGGTGAGAGCAACAGGAGTCATCTCAGCAGCAGCAAGGTCAAGCGGGAAGTTGTGAGCGTTGCGCTCGTGCATCACCTCCATGCCCAGACCACCACGATTGAGGATGTCTGCCCAGGTAGGGATCACACGGTTCTGACTGTCAACAATGGACTGGTTAAAGTTGAAACCATTCAAGTTGAATGCCATCGTGCTAACTCCGAGAGCAGTAAACCAAATACCAACGACAGGCCAAGCAGCCAAAAAGAAGTGTAGGCTACGAGAGTTGTTAAAGGAAGCGTATTGGAAGATGAGGCGTCCGAAGTATCCGTGAGCGGCGACGATGTTGTAGGTCTCTTCTTCTTGTCCGAACTTGTATCCATAGTTTTGTGATTCGGTTTCAGTTGTTTCACGAACGAGTGAGCTAGTGACCAGAGATCCATGCATAGCAGAGAAAAGAGAACCGCCAAATACACCAGCCACCCCAAGCATATGGAAGGGGTGCATGAGGATATTATGCTCCGCCTGAAAAACAAGCATGTAGTTAAATGTTCCACTAATGCCAAGCGGCATGGCGTCAGAGAATGAACCTTGTCCAAAGGGATAGACGAGGAAAACTGCAGAAGCAGCAGCAACGGGTGCGCTGTAGGCAACACAAATCCAAGGACGCATACCCAATCGGTAAGATAGTTCCCATTCACGACCCATGTAGGCATAGATACCAATCAGAAAGTGGAAGACGACCAGTTGGAAAGGTCCACCATTATATAGCCATTCGTCAAGTGAGTTGGCTTCCCAGATAGGATAGAAGTGAAGACCGATTGCGTTGCTAGAAGGAACGACAGCACCAGAGATGATGTTGTTTCCATACATAAGCGAACCAGCAACAGGTTCACGGATGCCGTCGATGTCCACGGGGGGAGCGGCGATGAATGCGATGATGAAGCAGATGGTTGCTGCAAGAAGGGTAGGAATCATAAGAGTTCCGAACCACCCAACATAAAGACGATTGTTGGTAGAGGTAACCCACTCGCAGAAGCTTTCCCATCCACTGCCAACACCGCGACGTTGTGCGATAGTTGCAGTCATTGAAAATACTCCGAGTAGTTGAGGTATGTATTGTGAAGAAATGTTTCCATTCCTTAACACTTATTTATAGTAGCACGGTTTCCCGCACCTGTCAAGCCCCCGCCAGAACCATTTATAAATAACATAAATAGAACTCATTTTTACGAGCGTCGTGTAATGGCAAATCGCTTTCCGTTAATAGGTAACTCTGTAACTAAACGTCTAGAAGAACTAGCAGCAACGGACAATCTAAATCTTTCAGAGAGTGGGATTTATGACGGAACAGGTATAGGTAATCCTGGTCAAATCCTATATTCAACTGGGGAAGGAATCGAATGGGCAAATGTTCCTGCAGAAATCGATACTACTTATTCTATTAGCGCAGAAGATGGTGGCAGTGGCAAAAAAATAATCCGTTTAACTGATGTAAACTTCGTCACTGATGACGTAACTCTAGCACCTGGAACAAATATTTCACTCACAAGGAGTGGAGATGAAATAACCATAAACGCAACATATGTAGATACAGATACTATCACAAGTATTAAAGGTGGTGTTGCTGGTTCTTTTGTTACTGGCGAAGTTTCTTTGTTGCCAACTGGTTCTGTTTTTATATCTCAAGTAGGAAATAACATTACCATTGGTGCTTCTGATACCAACACTATCACAAGAATCAAAGGTGGTAGTGCTGGAAGTTTTGTCACAGGTGACGTAACTATTACTGCTTCTGGTGCTTCATCTGCAACTCAAGCAGGAAATACAGTAAACATTTCAAGTACAGACACTGTAACAAGACTAAAAGCAAGTGGGGCTGGTGGAACATTTACAACTGGCGACATTACGTTAGCGGGTGGTGGTGCTGCCTCAATAACTCAAAGTGGTTCTACTATTACTGTTAACGCTCCAAACACTACATATGGTCTTAATGTATCAAGCACTTCAACTACAGTAAAAACTATCTCACTAGCTGGTTCAGATAATACTTCTGTTGATGTTACTCTTACCGCTGGTCCTGGAGTTGTATTAACAGTTGACAATAATGATATCGAGTTTTCTGTTAACGTTTCAACTATCGACATCAACGACTTAGGTGATGTTACAATCACAGATCCTGTTAATAATCACTCATTAAAATATTTAAATGGTTCTTGGATAAACGGTTTTGTAAGTTATACAGATCTCACCAATGCTCCTGCTTTAGCGACTGTAGCAACCAGCGGAAGTTATAGTGATCTATTAAATCTCCCTGACTTACAACCAGTAGCAACATCTGGATCATACAACGACCTAGATGATTTACCCGTATTAGTTATCGATGCATCGGATTTAACTGACACAACGAATCGTTTCTTCTCTGGAGATTATAGTGACTTATTAAATGCTCCCGCTTTAGCAGATGTAGCAACGTCAGGAAGCTATAGCGATTTACTAAGTCTTCCAGATTTAAAACTAGTTGCAACCACAGGTGAGTACAGTGATCTATTAGGATTGCCAACTATTCCACCAAATAGAGAATACATTATATCAGCAGAAACAGATGCATCTGGAGCTAAGATCAGACTTAGAGAAAACAATAGCTTAACAGATGATGATTTAGTTTTAGTTTCTGGAACTGGTATCACTGTCAGCAGAACTAATGAAAATACTATTAATATTGCATCAACGGTAAGTGGATTGCCTTCAGGATTAACTGCCACTGCATCTTCATTGGTGTTTGAAGGGTCTACAGTAGATACTTTTAAAACTACAGTTCAAGTAGCAAATCCAACTGCAAATAGAACCCTAACACTACCCAACTTAAATGGCACTATCATTGTAGATAGCACCAACAAAACTTATACGATGGATGTTTCTGAAACTGATACTCGTTTTTACGAAGGAAAAATAGGTTTACTAGGATCAAACACAGGTGGTACTACATACGCTATAGTTTCTGGCGTGGGTGGTCTTAAAGTAGATACAGATAGCGTAACAGGTTCTCAGCAATCTGCATCAATAGGTGGACTAACTATCACACCACCCCCAGCAGTACATGTAGGAACTTCTGCTCCAGCATGGGCAAAAGATGGAGATCTATGGTATAACAATACCACAGGAGTTTTAAAAATATTCGATGAAAGTTTATATCCAACTCCAGATGCTACTGTAGATTATTTTCAAGCAGTAGACTTAGGAGATAGTAGATTTTTCTGTGACAGAATCCCACTGATTTACATTCCCACAGATAACCAGTTTATTGTTGGACCTGGCATACCATCAGGTGCTTTTGTTTCCAGTAGATTTGATCCACAAACAGGTAATAATGTTGGGTGGTTCAACTTAAACACTCCAGTTACCACAAACATTCCACATAATGCAAAATTAAGAGTTTATAGCACAAATCCAAACGTAAATATTAGTACTATTTGGAGAACTGTATACGAACCACAACCACAAAAACAACTACAATCAAGAACAACTTCTGTAGGAACAACACCATTACTAGCACAAGACGAATCTGCAAACATAACCATAACAGGATTCAAATCTTATGCACTATTAAAAGTACAAACAAATAACTCTGCGTGGGTTCGTTTGTATACAAGCTCGACTGCTAGAGACAATGATTCTGGAAGAAACTATGGAGATCCGATTCCTGAAAATGCTGGTGTTGTCTGTGATGTAACAACGATATCCAATCAAGTTCTCCCAATAACCCCATCTCTTGTAGGATTTAGTGATGAAGATACTACTATATTTGCAACCATTGTAAATAAATCTGGTTCAAATACTGCGATTACGACTACATTAACTATTTTAAAACTAGAAGATTAAAAAAGGGGGTCTTACGACCCCCTTTAAAGTATCAGAGCACTCCAGGAATAATCTGACCTGTAGTGAGATAAGTGCCAACAGCAATGACAAAACCGAGCATTGCCAGGCGAGCATTGAGGATCTCTGCCTCAGGGGTGAATCCGAATTTCATAGTAGTTCTCCTAGATTAAAGATTTTCTTCTTGTTCAGTCAGAATAACACAGTCGCTGGTGGGATATGCTACACAAGTTAGAACACAACCATCTGCCATTTGTTCATCATCAAGGAAGGATTGCTCCTCGTTATCAACAGTGCCGCTGATTAGTTTACCAGCACAGGCACTACAAGCACCCGCACGGCAACTGGAAGGTAGGTCGATACCTGCAAACTCAGCAGCATCAAGAATATATTGGTCGTCAGGGCACTGAATAGTTTGCTCAGTGCCATCGGGGGATTGAAGAGTAATGGAATAGGTAGCCATCAATAAGTCTCACAAAGTTTTTCTACGGAGATTGCCAGCAATACGAAGAAGGCAACCGAAGTCATTGTAAACAAAAGCGAAGTCATTGTCAAGCCCTCAGTCAGAAGATGCCGAAGAAGAGTTTGCCAGTGCCAACATAAGAAATGAACCCAGCAATAATACCGACCATAGCCCAGCGTCCATTGTACATCTCCGTAGTTTGCATAGGAGTCATAAGACCCTTGCGATTGTATTCTTGGTAAACCATTTCAGGTTCTTTGGCCCACATGTTTTGCTGGCCATACTCATTTGTCGTAACAGTCATTTACGTTTGTCATAAATCTTTACATAGTATATAGCATCTCAGCGCCCCTGTCAAGCCCCCTTTTGTTAGGAAACTCTGATAGGTATATTGACCCATCTAAATAGCTCGTTATACTACAGGTGTATGAGATACATTCACATTTGCCTATTACTTTGGAATGGAAAAACTGAATGGAGGACTATACCATGGGGCAAAAAGCACCTTGATTTTCACAGAAAACACGGCGACATTATAATGTATTACGAAGGATAATCAAATGTATAACCTATCAAGTAGAGACGTTAATAGAATCATCACAGCATGTAAGCACTATGCCTACCACGAAACTGGTAGTGATTGGATGCACGACGAGTATATCAAAATCATCAATAAACTTTGTGTCTACCTAGACCAGAACTTTGATGCAGAGACTCAGAAGCCACTTGAATGTTACATCAATGTAAAGAAAGATGACTCATCTGATAGTTGAAATCTTAAATAATCCCGTCAGTTTGGGCATCCTTTGCTTTGCCCTTGTAATGTTTCCCATTATAGGAATCGCTAAAATCCATGACACAAGTAACGAAAGAAGAAGTGAAGGAGATGATTGATGATGCAATACGAAGACACAATCGTAATGCTGCGATTACTTCAATGTGTATTGGTTGGGTTGTTCTTGCACTTTTTGCTGAGGGTCTTCTTAGACTCATTGGAGTAATACCACCTCTGCTACCATGGCTCAGCATTACCCTGAAATAATAGGAATAGTTTTCCTGCTAGTGTTTGCTGCCACCATGTTTTATCAAGGAACATGTATCATCAAAGGGCAGCGTGGTTATTCATGTAGAGATTACATGAAACAAGATAGCACAAACATGCGTAAAAGAATAGAAGAAATACTTAAGGACAAATGATAACTCTTACCGAAGAAGACTTACAAGAACTACAAGAAATAGTTTTCCAACAAAAGATGGACGAGTTATTTGAAGAACCATCTACCTACGAGGATGAACATGAGTAACTTACCTTGGGGAGTGTTTGCTATTCTAGGAGTAGGATTAGCAGGTACTGCCTATGTCATCTATTACATCTTAAAACTAGCATACGAGGAAATGAAAGATGAACCACCTAGCTCTCACTAGTATCTGTTTGTTTGGAGCGATAGGATTGTTTATTTACTGGGGGTTGACTCACGCATATCCCAGTTGACAAAATCACATATATATCTTATAATCAGCCACATATATCTGTTTTGTTATGACGCACTACAAACCATACTCAGCTGAGTGGCATCGCAAACGCTATCTAAAGGAAGCGTTGGACAAGTATTTGGATGAATACATTGACAACGAAGTAATCGTTGAAGATATTTTAGACATTCTATCTGAACGCTCTGAGAAAGCATACCAAGAGTTCAGTAAAATCAACGATTTAGAAGCAATGATTAATGCTAAATAACCCTATATGGAGATTGCACATGCTCTCTACACAATATCGCCTACGCTTGGAAGGTATCTGCAGCAAGATTGCCAAGCATGAATCGGTAGGTTTAGAAGATATGATTTGGGCAGAGAAACTGGCCAAAGCAAATCGTTCTGCTGCAACAATACTACGCCAAGCAAGACGTAAAGCAGAGAACCCAGACATGCAAGAAGGAGATATGGATGATTTTTTAAATCAACTTGACATCGGTGGTCTTGGACACGAACGTTTCGGCAAGCGTGGTTTTGATAGTGTAGATGATATGGTTGATTGGTTTACTGAAGGTAGAGACAAACCCGAAGACTGGAGGCAACGTGACTGAAGACAACGACAAATGGAACAGAGGATTAGATTTGTTTATTGAGAGCGTACACAAACCAGACAACGAACTGAGGCAGTGTGCTCACAATCAGAAATGCTACCACGAGCTAATGTATATCAGGGAAGCAATGATTCAATACTTACATACACTAAGGAAATAAAAAAGGGGGCATATGCCCCCTTTGCTTTATCCGAGAGTTGCCATATGATATTGGGCAATCTCTAGTCTCTTTTGTTTTTCAATCTGTCTACGGATTAGATTCAACCAGTTCATTGTGCTACCTCCGAGTTCTTACAAGGACGGTAGGCAACACCACGATATGTATTCTGTGGATGTGCTGGTGCATGAGTTTGTGAATACCAACGCTGATATTCTTGCTTAGGTACGTCAGTGTTGTACTGACAACCTCTGTAGGTTGCTTGTGACATTAGGTTTCTCCTTAGTTTTTTAGGTTAAAGAGCGTTCCTTCAGTCGGCTTTTGCGTCTATCTTGCACTCCTTAGGAGAGATCTGTTTGACCTCCCATATGAGATCGTTGCGAGTTTGCTTAGGCATGTCTGCCGCAGCAACTCGGGTGGCAATCAGTTGTGCCTGCAAGCAGGTTAGAATGAGTGCTTCCATAGATGAACGATCCGTTCCGAGTCGGCTTACTTCCGTCCCAAAGGGATGAACGTATTGTATATATTTATCTACAACTGTAGTCTATTATACAATATGGAACCGACAAGATTTGAACTTGTGACCGCTCGGTTATCAGCCGAGTGCTCTACCACTGAGCTACGATTCCAAGTTGACCGTTTCCCCACAGCGGTCAAGGAAAAAATCTAAACCTCAAAGAGGAAACATTGGAGCTGTTTTACAAGATAATCCCAAGGTGGGCAGGGAGGGATTTGAACCCCCGAAGGCGGAGCCGACGGATTTACAGTCCGTTTCCATTAACCACTCGGACACCTACCCGAACTGGAGTGGCAGGGATCGAACCTGCGACCAATCGGTTAACAGCCGACCGCTCTACCGCTGAGCTACACTCCAATAAAATCACTGTTGAGATAACATATATTCTACAGTATTTGCAACGTCATTCATGGCGTCGCGTAGATCTGGGCGTTGACCAGATTCCATTTTAACAATGGGTCGATGGTCATCTACGAGAGTCCATCGCCATTGTTTCATTGTTTCGCAATACCACAGATTAATCTTCATGTTTGTAATACTCTAATCTAATCCAGTTAAGTAATGCGTTGATTTCAGATGCTGAGTGATGCGAAGACCCCAGATAATACTCTGCAGTTTCTGCCTCAGCAGCATACATTTCAAGTGCTCTGATGGCAACTTGTCTGTCTCTCTGTGAAATAAGTGACATGTTATTTATCCTCAGGGATAAGAGCGGAGTATCGGAATCGAACCGACGACATCTAACTTGGAAGGATAGCGTTCTACCGCTGAACTAACTCCGCAGGTGCTCGCTACTACACTATATATCTGCTACGATACTATGTAGTTTTGAGCATTCTCCCCCTAAAGAGAGATTGCAACTCAACCAATCAGGTTAAAGTTACGGGATGATAGAGGCTTGATTGCGAAAGGCAATCTGTTTGAGCATATCATAACGACCGTGCCAATCTCGGACTAGGCTAACTTTATACTACCTGGCCAGATAGTTGAGAAAGGAGAGCTCTTGGGCGAACCCGCAGGATCACTTTCTCAATGTCGCTGAAAGGACTTGAACCTTCACGAGTTACCTCACTGGAACCTAAACCCAGCGCGTCTACCAATTCCGCCACAGCGACGTGGGGGCGGGAGCAGGATTTGAACCTGCGACCTGCGGCTTATGAGACCGCTGAACTACCAGACTGTTCCATCCCGCGTTGACCCTCATATTATATCCGAGAGGGTGGGGGATGTCAACCCCCCGTTGCTCGGCTCGCCACCTGCCCTTTGACCAGAGGCAGGAAACTGGGCGGGAGAGAGTCCCATCCGCACCACTTGTTTTTTAATGGGAAAACAAGAAACCAGAAGGGGGTTCACCCGACCAGGGCAAGTTTAGTGTCATTCCGAGACAGGTATTAAGTTGTCATATGCAGAATCTACTGCATCTTGCATGTTCCCAAAAGGACCATGTTGCTCACCATCATACTCCCAATGATAACCATTGTCAAGTTCATGAACTTGAAAGTAAGTAATGACTTCATCATTATTATCTAGTTGCTCAACAATACGAAAGTTCATAGCATTCAAAGGGTAACTTGACTCCACCAGTTCTGTTATAGACCATCCGTGTCTTATTTATTTGCGGATACAAACGATGTTTGATTATCCCATTTAAAAGGAGTATTGTTCATTTCGTATTTAACATTTCCATCAGGTTGCTCCTCTTTGGTAATAGAGATTGAACCTTCAGCAGCACGTTCAGCAAACAAACTATTATCAATCTCAATCAATGCCTTAGAAATAGCAGAGATTACATAAACACTCTCTTTACTATCCAACATCATAAGAGCAGAACGCAAAGCATCTTCCGCTCGCTCTAGTTGATATTTAACTTGATCACTCATCTTCATCGTTGTCGTCTCCTTTAATATAGCATGGAACTGTGTCTGGGTCAAGCCACTTGGTATACTCAAAATCTTCGATCGCTGTCATAAACTGCATTTCATTGTCGCAGAGATACATATCACGATAACGACTGGTGTAAGAACACATTTTTTGAATACGATAATCAGGTTTGCCGTTGATCTCTAAGATACCTGCCTGTACGTATCTATATGGAAAACGATCAAGGATTGTCTTCACGCGGCTTTGGTTTGTTGCAGTCATTGCAGTAGTAGGAGAATCCTGTACGAAAGTATTTTACCACTTGGTAGTGGTCCTTGTCAAGGGGTTGCTCGGTGTGGCACTTGGAACAGGTTCTAGTCCCACCACCAACAGAGGTTTGTGAGCGTTGAGAGGAACTGCTCATGATAGACCGTGCGGCTTGGATTAGGTTTACCATCTTTCATGTCTTGGAGATACTGTATTATACCACGAACTACTGGTGTGTCTTGAAAGTATTCGTGCATTCGGTAACAATCGAACTTCTCATTGTATTCAATGAAGTCATGTAGTGGATCCATGTTGCGACGGTATCCCCAGATGAATACATCTTCATCTTTGATACCTTCTTTGTTGATGATGTCAAGCTTATAAAACTTTTCACCATCTTCATTTACTTCTTCCTTTTCTCTGTCAAACTTGAAGTGAAGACCATCGTAATACTTGTTATGTAACTCCTCGTCTGGTGCTACACGAACTCTTTCATTCTCTCTCATAATGTATTCCATGCGACCTTTCGCATCTTCGTTAGTCAAACGAAATACAATGTTGCCGATGTAGTAATCTACAGGACCACCATAGAGTTGTGAAGATTCACGTTTCCTGAAAGACAGATGAGTAATCACAAATCCAGGCTCTTCGTGTTCAGTTTCAACTAATCCTTGTGACAACATAATCAATACCTATCAGGGATTTGGTCGTAATCTAATGGATGATCTTGTTTCTTTTCTTGTTTGCGAAACTTTTTGAGGTCTTCAAACAAATGTTTAATCTTTTTGTATGCTTCGTTAGCATCTTCTTTGCCTGCAAGCTCTGCAGCAAGAATGTATTCTACTTTTTTACCAAACTCAAAAAGGTGCCATTCAAAATCTGTTTGATTTTCATACATTTTTTTTCTCCCTATCTTTAAAAAAGCAAGTCCAAATCACTTTTTTATTCCCAGATTTTATTGGTGATGATTTGTGTACCCACCAATGACCAACAGGAAAACATATTAGACTTCCTTTCTTTGGTTGAATAGAAATCTTATCATTTAAGAACATAAGTTTTCCACCAGAATAATCTTCATTCAAGTACCATAAAAATGAAAGAAGATTTTCTTCTTGAAGATCATGATCTATATGCCAATCATAATAATCTTTTTCATCATAAGTTCGATAGTAATACGCACTACCAAAGTTTAAGATTTTTTGTCTTATCATAGTAAAAGATAACCTAGGGCAATCTTTTAGATACTCACGGTATACTTTTGAAAAAACTTCGTGAGAAATACTATCTACACTATGTAGGTTTTGTAAAGTATTTTGATCTGTCCAACCCTGTATAGTTTTATAAGTTGTTAAGTTAATAACATTATTATTTCTAATATCATTTCTGCCAGCATTCCATATTTCGGAAGAAATATTTGAAGATTGCATGATTGATGTTACGTGATCACACACATCATCACTTACAAAGTTTTGATATTCGTATACGTAATTTGTATGTTTAATCAGTTTCATTTTTTATCTATCCTAATAGGGGTGGAGGGAGTCGAACCCCCAACCGCGCACTAATCTGGTGCATACAGAAGGTATAAGCTTCTCGCTCTGCCAATTGAGCTACACCCCCTTATGGAGAGTAGGGGATTTGAACCCCTGACCTCCTGCTTGCAAAGCAGGCGCTCTACCAACTAAGCTAACTCCCCTTGTATTCGCTCATAGTTTTCGTATGGCATCAGAAGAACATCACTACCATCTGATGTGGTAATGATAAAACTTTCTTTGTTAAGCATCACGTTGTCCATAATCTCATCAAAGTCGTGACAAAAAGTTTCTTCTGTGATCGTTTTCATACCATACACTCCATGTCTTTTTCTTCTTGTAGGCAACCAATGCTGGTTAGGTATTCAATGGTTTCAGTACAACCCCCAACAGAGTGACCATCAAGGGTCACCTGAGGAAATGTAGAACCTTCACCAAACTCATTATAGAATGTTTCCCTATCAAAGTCAACATCCAGTTTGTACTGTGTGTATTTGACAGTAAAACTATCAAGGATGACCTTGAGTTTACGACAATATTCACAGTTATCTCGTGTGTAAATAACCAGTTGCGAAATCATTAACATCTCCTCTAAGAAGAATCGGGATGATAGGATTTGAACCTACGGCCCCTCGCTCCCAAAGCGAGTGCTCTACCAAACTGAGCTACATCCCGTGATGGAGTAAGTGTGATATACCTCAAGGATATAACAGGGACTTACCCTCTGTCGTATCACAGCAGACAAGTTTATCTCCAGGCGCTTGTGATAAGTTGGTCTCCTTCTAGGCTATCTGCCTAACGAGTACCAAGCGGAAGTGGTAGGATTTGAACCCACGATGGCTTTCACCATGCTTGTTTTCAAGACAAGTGCCTTAAACCACTCGGCCACACTTCCATTTGTTGACCCTCATATTATATAGGAGGGTCGGGAGCATGTCAAGCCCCCTCGTCGGACTCTTTTGTTTTCTTCAGTTGCTTGGCGCTCCAAGCAGCGAATGCCATGATAGCAAAGTAGAACAGGTAGTCATCAATCATAACCAAAAAGAATATAACTGAGCCACCTATTCTCAGATAGTCTGGCATTGGAATCTTACTAAAGAACCAACGAACTTGTTTCTCGAAGAGAAAGTATAGTGGTATGAGTGCAGTGACTACAAACTCACTATACGGAACCACGAAATACAGAGAGAGCAATACAAAGATTGGAAAGTATTGCCTCTCTGGTATCCTCTTCAAATATGAAACATATAAATCAATCCACCCTTGGCGAGTTCTTGGTCTATTTTTCCAACGCTTGAAGAGTTTTTTCATCACTTATCAGAACTTGAATCCAAGACCCGTAGTGAACACAGGAGAGTAAGAACCCGTACCAACTTTCTCAGTAGGGAACTTCAGATCAGCAAAACCAATCAGAGAGTTAGTGATGCGACCTTCCAAACCAAGAGCAAGCACAGCAGTACCAGTGCCTACAGCAGACTGAGAGTTTGCTTCAACACCATTGACAAAAGGAACTTGGTAACCAGCAGCGGCATAGATGTTAGCGGCGCTTACACCTGCCTTGCGGGCGATGCTCCAGTCATAAGAGAGCATAGCACCACCAGCGGCACCGATGTTGCTATCAGGTCCAGCAACAGCATTAATGTAAGGGCGAACCGATACAGCATTCTGGTTGCCGAAAGTCTTCACAGCATAGCGAGCTTGGAGAGTACCACCAGAGATGGTGCTGTTGGCAGTCTTACCACCACCGTCAACGCCTTGCTTATTCAGCAGAACGCCAAGACCAACGTAGTTACCAACGCCTTGTGCCTTGCGAGCAGCAGCGACCTCAAGGGCGCTCACGCGGGTGTTAGTAGCAGCAATCTCTTTGGAGAACTGAGCGCGTAGAGCGGCAGCCAGAGCAGCGTCAGCGGCGCTCTGATACTCGCTGATGCGGTCAAGGCAAGCGTTGGTGAGAGCGGCGAGCTCAGCACGGGAAGCAGGTTGACCAGGCTGGAAAGTGCCATTGGGGTAACCAGCAACACAACCGTAGCGAGAGATCAGGTTAGAGATAGCCTGATACGACCAATCAGTAGGTTGCACATCTTTCAGTTGAGTCACACTGGTGACTTGTGCCATGGCGGGAGCAGCAATAGAAGCAGCAGCGACGCCAGCAGCAATAAATGAACGAATCATAATAGTTTCTTAAGATTTAAACGACATGTCATGCCCATAGGGCAACGGAAGTGGTTGGATTTGAACCAACGGATGCCCATAAAGACATCGGCGGTTTAGCAAACCGCTGCATTAAGCCGCTCTGCCACACTTCCTAGCGGATTTCAAAGTCCAGTTTTCTGGGTATTCTCTTAGTATAACCTGCTACGGGAGGATTGTCAACCTTTTTCTCTTTCGGTTTTCCGACTCCATCAACAGCAGTAATGTGCGACAAGTCATTGCCACTGATAATAGGCATACCACTTCTATCTAACCTCAGAAGGGTATGATTATCGCAGCCACATGACTTGCTTTTGTTTGGTTGATATACTTCTAACTCTACGCCACATGCGTTACATCTGATCTTTGCCATTTTTTTCTTTTAACCACTCTGCCATTTCTTTTTGCATTTTTTTAGATTCTCTATCAAGTTGTCGCTTCATATTTCTTGCCATGTTCCACCGAATAAAGTTGATATGCATTAACTTTATCCTTAGGTTAATGTACTCTGGTACATTTGGATCCTGCCAGATGATATACACCAGAGCACAGATTAGTATTAAAGAAATATAGTATGTATTCATAGTTTATATGGGCGATACTGGAATCGAACCAGTGACTTACCACTTGTAAGGAGGCCACTCTACCGCTGAGTTAATCGCCCTGGCGTCTCGGACAGGACTTGAACCTGTGACCAACTGCTTAGAAGGCAGATGCTCTATCCAACTGAGCTACCGAGACATGAGAGTATTATACTACTGCTTAGGGCAGTTGTCAAGCCATGGAGCACAGAGTCTCATTGGTGGAGCGAGTGCTTTGCACTCATCACTGTAGCATAATGTTTCGTCATTTGCTTCTTCTATATAGCGAGGTTTGTATACTTCTGCTTTTGATAAACCAGATTGTCTCCAATAATCATCGATGGCATTGGTGACATCTCGTTCTACTCTACGTTTTACTTTGTCAGGGTCTTTAACAATAACCCTGTTAATAGTAGTCTGCGGGAAAAACTTTCTTTGAACTTCGTCAAGTAAATCCCAAAGGTTGTTTTCATGTATTCCAGTGCATTGGGAGAGTGCTGCAATGATAGAAGATAATACGATACTGGTTGTTATAATAGTTTTATTAGAGGGCTTGCCAATGTGAAAGTTAAACATAAAGGGGAGTTCTGCAGCACTCCCCAATATTTATTCAGTTATTCAAACCCTTGTGTAGCAGACGCTTGCGACGCCTTGACCTGGGGAAGCAATAGAAGAGAATGCACCATAAGACAAATCAAGGCTCCTTCCACCTACGAAAGGACCGCGATCATTTACTCGCACGATGACTGACCTACCATTTCGCTGATTTGTAACCTTCAATCTAGTTCCGAAAGGAAGCCATCTGTGTGCTGTTGTGTTGCCATAAGCATTGTATCTTTCGCCGTTTGCAGTCGTCTGCCCATGATATCCGTCACCAACTCCATAATGTGATGCGAGGGAACATCCGCTCGCTGCCTTTGCTTGAAGGGGTGCTAGTCCTGCAGCGGCAATGGCGAGAATAGAAAGTGTTTTAAGAAGCATTTAGTTAAATAGAACTCTACATCCCAATAGAAGAGGGGTACACCGCAACCATCTCTGGGGGCATCTTCCTGGGCTCTGATTGTCACTCACGTTATAATAATGAGACTCTCCACAAATGTGAAGAAAACATAATATAACACGTATTTAGCTTTCTGTCAAGCCCCCTCCTAAATATAGTGTATCGGTATACCGAATCATGTCTAAGGCAAAGAACAAGGGCAGCAAAGCTGTCAAAAAACCTAAGCAAAATCAAGGGAATGCGACTGCGAAGAAGGCAAAGAACGGGGGTAAGAAAAAGTGAAGTATGCCAAGAGAATGGAACACTCCCAAACGTGAGCCTTGGAACGCACCTATACATAATATTCTCAAAGCAATAGACAACCACACTCAAGAGTATTTCAAGAGTGGTAATACGTGGCATCTACAAAAAGCAGACGAACTTAGACAATATCTACACGAGTTAAAAACATGGATTCATAAGGAGGAAGGACGATGAATGAAACACCAGAAGAGTTAGCAGTAGAAGAAAAGAAAGAAAAAAAGTCTCACCTAGATGCGGTGATTAGTTGGTTGCTAGGTGCAGTTGTAACAGCAATCATCTCAATGGTATTCTTCAACTATGCTGTGTGTAACATCAAACATCCATTGAACCTTCAGTATCTTTATACTGTCAATGGGTTGAGTAAAAATAAAACTCCTCCTAGCAAATGTGACGATACAAACTCCAAGTCTATAGAGACATTGGTTGGGTTGCTCGCTACATTAATCGCACTTAAAACTAAGCTTTAAGAAAATGTATACTTACAAAGTAAAAAAAATCAACCGAGTCGTTGATGGAGACACAGTTGATTTGGATATTGATTTAGGATTTGGTATTACGATATCACAAAGAGTCCGTCTTAAAGGTATTAATACTGCTGAAACTAGAACTAAAGATTTAGCAGAGAAGGAAAGAGGTCTAGCAGCAAAGGTATGGTTAGAAGAACAACTATCCCGTGAAGGTAAGTGGATCATTGAAACCACAAAAGAGGACAAGTATGGAAGAATACTTGGCACTCTTTATCTTGCAGGTGATTCAGTCACAATCAATGAATGGATGATGAATGAAGGTATTGCCGAACCTTATTCATGTTGACCAGAGTTTACCCTCTGCTTTTCTACGTCTCAGTAGTCCTGCCTCTACATTGCTGCCAGGATTACGATACATTTCCAGCACCTTAGGCACTTCATTCCATTTACGCTCTCTTAGGATGCGTGTAATAGTATAGAAGTCGCTACTACCATAGAAATCTCCACCAAGATTATACCCAAAGCTAAGTAAAGCCCCTCTTTGATTGTCATTCATCTCGCTCCAATAAGGAATCTTAGATAGTTTAGGTAGAAACTCTTTCTTCAGTTGCTCATACAGAAGTTGATCTGCCTGAAACTGAGTAATAGTAGCACCTAGTTTGAATGGTTTACCGTTAAAATCTCTAGTACTTCCCCATCCTATAGTAATAGGTAATCCACCAGTGAGAGGGTCATTGTATGCATACAAATGGCATCCTTCAAACTCTTTGATAAGTCTGATACCCCCCGCTGGCAGACCATCATCTATAGAGATGAGGGGTGTCACTTTTTTGCATCAAAGATTCTGCCCCATCCATCGTTGCCTGCAGGACACCACCTACGAGCGAGTTCTGAACGCTTGTAGACTGCGCCCTTACCGTTGCTCACAGCGCCTGTGTAACCATCGTTGAGACTGCCGTAGGGGTCGTTGACGACGTAATCGCCTGCGGGGGTCTTGCCGATGACTACAACCATGTGCCCACCAATAGGATTAGATAGAGGACCACGATGGAGGATGCCAATAACAACGGGTCTCCCAGCAGCAAGCTCACGGTCAAGGTCAGCAAAAGAAAGACCATAACTAAAGTGTGACTTAATGCCATAAGACGCCAACACACGGGTCTGAACCACATGGTCAGTTGAGTCACCGATTGCAAATACTTTTTGAACGTAAGCATCATCGCCTTTCGCTCCTTTGAGTGTGCCTGGTTTGAAGTATTCTAACACCATAGCACAGGCAGATGAGTTACAGGTGCGGTTAGCATCTCTATAGTTATCTGTCTGTGGAAAATAGGGCACATCAAGGATTGATGATTTTGGTTTCTCTGGTTGAGTTCTATAGATTTTAACCCAGTTTGCTGAGTCTTCCATGAGTGGAGAATCCTTGAGGTCAACCTCAAGTTGCTCTACAGCAGCAACGTGCTTTGGATTCTTCTCGTCAAAGTGTTTGAAGAAGTTGTGTAAATCAATCTTTGCCATCTTTGTCTCCGAATAGTTGAATATAATACTCTGCGTCTACGACTACCAGTGGTTTCTTGCCATTCTTTTTGATAACAACAATAGGCTCATAGTCACCACGATTGGCAGTTGCCTGCTCATAGGCTTCCCAGATATTTAGTTTCTCTACATTCTTACATTCAATACTATGTGGAAACTTCTGGCGAGCAGCACGAGCCATGATAAGGTCTTCGCCACCAGCACCCATGCTACGAGATTCAATATCTTCTGGGTGAACCTCAAGCATCTCAATGAGTTTATCTCTCACCCACTGTTGCAGACGGCGACCCTTCGCTTTCGCTGAACTTGGATTCATAATAAAAAACCTCCATGATGGAGGTATTTATCTATTCAGTTGAACCAGGGATCTGGTATTTTTCCATTAGAATCTTTAGCATCCACCGTTGCTGATGGTTTAGATTCTCTATATTTTGTTGCTGCTCCTCCAGTTTCTTTTGAATCTTTTGAAGCTTTTTCTTTTTCACAGTTTAAAACCAGCGAAAGTATCTTTCTTAACATCCTGTTTAATACCTCCAATGACATAGGACTCTACCTCAGTCTCCTGTGGTGCAACTTGCAGACCCTTAGATGACAACCAGTGCTGAGTCCAAGGCAGTGGATTATTTGACATAGGAGTATCAAACACAGGCTTCAAACCAATCGCTCGCATACGACGGTTGGCAATATACTCAACATAAGAGTTGAGCAACTTATCATTCAATCCAATGATGCTACCATCTTTGAATAGATACTGCGCCCATGCTTTCTCTTCATCAACAGTCTTTTTAAACTGCTCTACTGTCCATGCTTCTTCTTCTTTAGCGATTTGAAGAATGTCTGGGTCATCTCCATTAAGCCAGTTTTTGATAATGTTTTGCGTAAGGACAAGATGTTGGCTTTCGTCTCTGGCGATGAGAGAGATAATCTTAGCGGATCCCTCCATAAGCTTAAGTTCGCCAAAAGCGAACGAACATGCGAACGAAACATAGAATCTAATCCCCTCTAAAATGTTTACATTAATCACTGCACGATAGAGTTTACGCTTCAAATCATAGAGAGTCTGTTGTGCAGCAGGAACTCCTTCTAGTTGATGCTGCCATTGATTGCCCGAAGAATACTCTTGGGCAGCACGAATGAAATCATCGTATGCTTCTGTTACGCTTTTCGCTCTATCAAGGATATTCTGATCATCAAGGATAGTATCAAATACTTCCGATGGGTCAGAATAGATATTTTTAATAATGTATGTATACGAGCGACTGTGAATCATCTCCATCGTCTCCCAGATAGTCATCGCTGACTCTAGTTCTGGGAGAGAACAGTAGGGAATGAATGCCATACCAGGACCACGACCCTGAACAGAGTCAAGCATAATCTGATACTTTAGATTAGCAGTATAGATATGCTTCTGCTCTGGGCGAAGGGTGGCATAGTCAGCACGATCCTTCTGGAGGGAGACCTCTTCAGGTCTCCAGAAGTATCCAAGTTGTTGTTGAGTTAGCTTGTCAAAGATAGGATACTTAAACGTATCATACCTCTGAACTCCCAGTGGAGCACCGAAGAACATCGGTTGCTTCTTTACATCTACACGTTTTGTATTAAAAACAGTCATCCCTTCTACAGTTGGGGTGGTCTCGGTTAGTTTAAATTTTGCAACTGTCACAGTCTTCCTCCTCTTGTGCTCCTTCTAAGATTGAATTAAGTAGATTTTCTAACGATTTTTTCTTTTCATCATCCTCAACATCATCTTTCTTAATATCATATGTGTTCTGATAATAAGATGTCTTCCATCCATATTTGTATGTGTTAAGTAGGTCTTGTGCCATTACCGACACAGGTACTTCATTATCGGCATAATGCTCTGGATTATACGACCAGTTACCCGAGATTGCCTGATCAAAGAACTTCTGCATAACAGCAACAATATTGATATAACCAGTATTGTCAGGCATATCCCAAAGAAGCGTATAAGCATTCTTAAGAGTTTGATACTGGGGGACAATCTGCTTAAGAACCCCTTTCTTGGACTTCTTAACGGACAGGAAGGCACGGGGAGGTTCGATTCCGTTTGTCTCGTTTGACACAACGGAACTGCTCTCCGAAGGCATCTGTGCGGACAGTGTTGAGTTCCTAAGACCGTGCTGTTTAATAGATTCCCTGAGCTTATCCCAATCATAATGGAGGACATTAGGTACGATTTCGTCTACATCTTTCTTGTAGGTGTCAATGGGAAGAATCCCATCGGCATATTTAGTACGATCAAAGTAACCACACTTGCCCTTCTCAATAGCAAGTTGATTAGAAGCCTTCAGCAGATAATACTGGAATGCTTCAGTCAGACCATGCACAAGATGAGCAGCAGCACCATCAGAATACTTAACCTGATGACGAGCTAACCAGTGTGCCAGTCCGATGTAACCAATGCCCAGTGAGCGGCGGTTACGGGTGGATGCTTCAGCAGCAACCACAGGATACTCTTGGTAATCAATCAACTCGTCCAGCGCCCTCACAGAGAGGTCACAGAGTTCTTCTAGGTCGTCTAGGTGCTTAATCTTACCTACGTTAACAGCAGACAGAATGCACAGGGCAATCTCACCATTAATATCATCAATGTGCTGCAGAGGATTAGTTGGCAGGGTAATCTCTTGGCAGAGGTTACTCATCCAAACTTTATCTTTGAAAGAAGAATGCTCGTTACAGTGGTCGATATTCATGATGTAGATACGACCAGTCTCTGCTCTTTCTTTTAGGAGTGAAAGAAATAGTTCTTGAGCGCCAATAGTTTTTCTTGGAATAGAAGCATCTCGTTCGTAAACGCCATACAACTCGTCAAAACCAGCAAGCCCAAAAGCATCTGAAAGACCAGGCACGTCATGTGGTGAGAAGAGAGAGATGTCTTCGTTACGGATGAATCGCTCATAGAACAGTTTGCTGATTTGAATACTGTAGTCTAACTTACGAACGCGGTTATCCTCAGTTCCTTTGTTATTTTTTAATACTAGGATATCTTCTATTTCCCTGTGCCAGATTGGGAAGTGGACTGTCGCGCTTCCTCCTCGTATACCATTTTGCGTACAGCAACGGACAGTGCTTTCAAACTTTTTGAGAAACGGTATAACACCAGTGTGGCTGACTTCGCCACCTCGAATTTTAGAGTTGAGAGCGCGGATTCTGCCTGCGTTGATACCGATGCCCGCCCTTTGAGCAACATAGCGACCAATAGCCATGTCGCTACTGAAGATGCTATCAAGGGTGTCATCAGAATCAACCAGCACACAACTAGCGAACTGTCGCAGAGGCGTCCTAACTCCTGCAAGGATGGGAGTTGGCACGTTGATTTTGTGCTTGCTGATTGCGTCATAGTATCGCTTGACATAAGATAGACGATTTACCTGAGGATACTCTGCGAAGATGGTTGCTGAAACCAACATATAAGCGTATTGTGGTGTCTCAAAGACACTTCCGCTGCTTCTATCCTGCACCAGATATTTATCTACAACCTGGCGAAGACCAGCATATGTGAAGAGATAGTCACGATCATGGTCAATGAAACTATTAATCTTATCCCACTCCTCATCGGTATACTTAGCAGCCAGTTGCTTGTCGTAGATACCTTTTAGAATGCCTTTGGTAAGATGCTCTCCTACTGTGGGGAAACCGTGCTTCCAATCATTTCCAAAGACTTGCTTATATAGACCGAACAGGAGAAGACGAGCAGCAACAAACTGATAGTTTGGAGTGTCAAGGTCAATAAGGTCACTAGCTGACCTAACAAGGATTTCTTGGATTTCATTAGTGCTAATGCCATCATAAAACTGAATACCAGAGTTGATTTCTACTTGTGATGGGGACACTCCAGCGAGTCCGCCACAAGCACATTCTACCATACTGTGAATCTTATCAAGGTTAAGGGATTCTGTAGAACCGTCACGCTTTTTAACTTTGATTCCGTTGCTCATATTTTCTTCCAAAGACTAAGTTTTACTTTTGCTTCTAAACCATTATAGGTGTTACATTCTACCATGGATTGTACATCATGTCCAGCTAGAACCATGTCATTGATATCTTTTTCTTTGACTGATTCAGGCCAGATTACAATGCTTTCTCCTTTATCAATACACCTCTCGTATCGTTCAACGATTTGTTTGTTTCTGGGTTCGTTGTCGTAAACAAATGTGCGATGAGGGTAAGATACCCTGTCAAGTACAACATCAGCGCCACACATCGCCAATCCATTAGACAAGAAAAGAGAGTCAAACGGACCCTCTGTGACGTAGATGTTTTCATTTTTGTTTATACGATCAAGTCCAAATAGTTTAGGGTATTTCTTATCCAAGATGGTAGTGATATAGCGAAGGCTTGCATTCTTATTAAGAGACCTTGCTTGATATCCAAATACATTTCCATCTTCCGAGATTAGTGGGAGTATAATTCGTGCTTCTTTAATTGTATTTTTATTATTCTCCCAAGCGTTGAAGTCTTCTGCGTAATAGAAGTTTGAGAAGTATTTCTCTGGTATCTTTCGTGCGAGCAGATATTGCTTTGCTGGGTGTGTACTATTTAGTGATTCGATGGTTGAGAGGTCACTAAAAATATTTTTTTTAAATACTGGTTTGGAAACAAACGGTTTGAAATCAGGAGTCTTGACCTGATAGTTCTTGCCTGTCATGCCTTCCTTATAACGCTCCAGTACATACTCATCATGGAGCATGGTGTTCTGATCCTTCAGAAACTGTGAGAAGTTACGAGTGACGCCACAGTTATGGCACTTGAAAACAAAACTATCCCTCATGGTGAAGAGATAGCCTCGTGCTTTATTCTGCTTCTTCTCGGAGTCACCACAGTAGGGACAGCGGAAGTTGTATGTTCCTTTCTTTTTCTCGGTAAACTTAAGGAGTTGCGAAGAGACCAAACCAATATATTTGGTGTCAATGTAGTTCATTATCTAACGATGGTCTGCTGGTTACCCCCATTATAGTGCGATCCGAGCATGTTGTCAACAAAGGGAACGACCAACCCCACAAGCAAAACGGCAGCGCCCACAAGAGCCGCTGCCTGCCATTTGAACTTTGATAACTCGTTAACGTTGTTTTCAACTGTCTCCAGTCTTTTGATGACTGCAGAATGTTCTACTGAGTTTTGGTGCTTGACATCCTCAATCATTTTGATAATGAGTTCGTCTGTCTTTATACTTTGTTCAATACGTTCATCATGTTTTGTCAGAATGTTAGCAATACGCTGATTTGCATCAGAGATTTTATCTACTGCTGTTTCCAACTTGTCTAGCATCTCCCTTGAGAGTGATTCGTAGATGTTTAATTTAGATTCCAATACATCTAGTTTTGAGTTTCCGTTAAACATCTCTTCCTCTGCATCAAACGTTACGAACGGCAAAGTCAAGAGCCTTTTGATAAGATGAAGCACTCATGTTTAGCATGACGCGAAACTTATCTCTGTTCTCTGGTGATAAACCTTCATAAGTTGCTAGGATTCTCTTGGCATCGAAGACACCGATTCTGCCGCCAGTGCCATCTTGGAACACAAGATTTGCAAATGATGTCTCTGGATCTCTACCCCAGCTGCTACCCTCTTCAGCAACTTTCATTGCTGTAGTGAATACATCTACGCCGCCAGCAGAACCAGTTCTAGGTTGAGAAATCATTTCAACTTCCTCTTTCTTCATGATTTGTTTTGATGCTCTCTGTTGCTTCTGGGCAGATTTCTTTTTGAAATCAGACATACGAGCACGAAGCAGAGTATTCATTTCATCTGACTTGTCTTGTGCTTGTTGCTTAGCAGCAGTGCGCTTTGATTGAAGTTCTCTCTTTGCTCTCATCTGCTTAGAAGCTTTGATTTGCTTCTGTGCCTTTTCGGTTTCGGATGTTGCTTCCGAAATATTTTCCATATTCTCTTCGGACATTTTAGTTGTTCTCCTAGACATTACACGTTGGATTAGTTTTCTAGCACTTTTCTTGCGACCATCAATCTTTTCATCTTTGGTCTTTTTCAAGTTTTTCTTTTTCTTTGCTGTGTTAACAAAGACAAAGGCAGGAGGAAGTGCTAGTGACGATCCATCACCTGCCATCATTTCATTCATATTAGCATTAACATTTTTAGACATTGCTCATCCATATCTGATTTGTCTACTTCTTCTGGCAATCTATTCAAAAATATCATAAATGCTTTCAAAATCGACCAGTATTGTGATTCTATTTTATAGAATAGAAGCAGCGTTGCTGCATCATTAAAAACATTATATAGAGTAATCATATGATTAAGAATCAAATGATGTTTCAACTCACCAGTAGTATCATAGCGTCGAAGTAATCTCTTTATATATTTAAACTTTTGAAGGTCTTCTTCAAAGTCATCATATGTAACAGATAACGGGTTGTTGTAGTTTTTGATTGCGAACATCAACCAGTTATCTGGAGTCAACTCATGAAAAATCATATATCATCAAGCAGCAGTTACAGTAAGAGTTGCGGTGTTGGAAATAACTTCCTCACCACCTGCAGAACCACCAACCTTAACTCTATACTTCTTACCAGTATCTGAAGTTGAGAGACCAGTAAGAGCAAGCGAAGCGGAAGTAGCACCAGAGATGTTGGTCCACTTCGTTGTAGACGCAGCAGTTTGAACTTGCCACTGATAGGTTAGAGAACCAGTTGTAGCGGAAGCAGTAACTGAGAATGTAGCAGCAGCGGTTGCAACAGTAGCAACATCAAAGGTTAGAGCAGCAGCGCCGCCACCACCTAGTTCAGCATCAAGGATAGTGATTGTCTCGTCAACAACGAAACCAGAACCAGCACCAGTTACTGTTACAGTAGCAGCACCAGAACCATTAACAACTACACTGAATGTAGCGCCAGTTCCAGCAGCGTCTGTTGTGTAATCAGAAGCAGTGATGGTGTATGTGCCAGCAGTTCTGAGTGCATCAGCAGCGCCAATAGTGTCAACCGTTAGAATACCACCAGCTGGTGCTTGTGTTGACTGGTTGGAAGGTTGTGCTGAAATGCTAATAGCGGATGCTACATCAGCAGCAGGATTATCTTCAGTTCCACCTTGGGCAGTACCATAGTCACCAACAGATGCTCCAGCAGTTGCATTAGCGAATGCTAGACATTCTGCCTTATGACGAGTATTGCCATCGCCATCAGTATAGGTTCTATATGCCCACCAACCTGGCCACTTAAGACCACGAATCTTATTCTCATCTAGAGCAGCTTCAGTGTCATCGATGAAGATAAGATTTGTTCCTGTTGGGAAGTGTGCTAGTTGACCATTCTCGTCAAGAAGAAGAGTAGCAACTTCTTTTGGAGGAGTTCTGCGAATAGCATTAGCAGCAAGAACGGTTCCAGTTGAACCTGCATATGCTGTTCTGAGTTTAAGTGATGTTGCCGAAACTACTGACTCAACCGTATATTGCACACCACCAAGGGAAAGAACATCTCCATTCTGAACAAAGTTAGCGGAAGTTCTGTCAGTAAAATCACCAGTTGTTGTTACCGTCGTGCTACCATTTGCAACACTAACATTATTTGCCAACGCCTTCGCGTCGATTGTTCCGAAAATTGCCATCGGTTTCCTCTATAAAATATTCGTATTCTAAAAAGTATTTATAAAAAAAGGGATGCCTAAGCATCCCTAAGACACTTATTATTTTTTATCAGCAACCCTTCATTAGGGCAACTCTTACTGTTGATGCGATTACATTGTCAACATCGTTGTCAGTTTTCTCAACATATCTGTCAAGTAGATCACATACGAGTCTCTTGGTGTGGCAGCTGTTGAGTGCTGCGAAGATGATTGGTTTTACTAGTTCTACAAGTGCGCCCATGATAGTATCCTCTAAGAGAGTTTAAAGCTATTTAGCAGATTTCTTTGCCATGGCAGTCGCAGTTCCATACATTACATCTTTTGCTTTCTCACCATACTTAGATTTAAAAGAACCAAACTTCTTTTTCATTCCCTTAACAAACTTTTCTTTCTTTGCCTTTTCTTTAGCAGATAGTTTTTTCTCTTCAAGAGGTTCTACCTCTTCTTTCATCTTCTTTTTCTTTTCGTCATACTTTGAGTTCTTGGCATCCGAAGAAATCTCACTGCTTTCCTTTTCGCCTTGCTCTGTAGGATTGTCGTTGATAGTTGGCATCACTTCAATCTTTGTTTTGTTTTTTGCTTCTACGATATCAGCAGCTTGTTGCCACATTTCTTTTACTGATTTCTTAGATTTTCTAGCGCGAAGAAGAGCAAAATCATGAGCATCCACTTTACCATTCTTATTAGCATCAATTTTCTCCTGGTTACCAGGCATATCTTTCCTTTCGGATAGTTCTTCACCACCTTCCATTTCGTATCCTGCCTTCACACACTTGTCTTTTCCGTTCTCAGTGCCAGCATACTTATAACCTTTCCAACAAGCTTTGCCGTCAGCACCTTGTTCCTTACCTTCTTTGTTCTTGCCTTCAGCAGTAAACTCTTCAGCACGATTCTGCTTCGATGAGTTGCAATCAGCATCACCATGTAGAGGACATGATGATCCAGCACCGCTGTGATTACACTTACCCTTTTCATCTAGCTGAATAAGTGCTTTCTCAATCAGTTGTTTTGAGAACTCGTCAATCGTCATTGTTCTTTTGTCGTTTATTTTTATTTATAAACGACTTCACTTTCTCTTTAGCAGATACTTCTTGATGATCACACCCACAATGTTCTTTAATGTCTTTCACCCAAGCACGAAACATTTTACCTTCTTCAGTTACAGCAATAACATAGTTAACGCCACGACGATGAATCTTTCCCACTTCGCCATCAATATTTTGAATCCAATCCCCCTCCGCAAATACATTCCCAAGTCTAAAAGACTTCTGTTTTGATTGCGCTAACAGTTCTTTAAGTGATTTCATTTAATACCCAACCCTTCTCTAACTTCTTTCATTAGTTTCATCATTTCTTTATCGTCTAAAGTAGATGGTATACCTTTACGAAACTCAGCAACGTTTGCATTCGTTGCTGCTTCTCTCATTTTACTAGCAGACATTCCAGTTGCTCCATCAGCATCAGGATCTCTTTCACCAGCAGATTTTGTTTCAAGAGTTCTAAATGTATACTCCGTTCCATTATAACGCTGGATCAAAGTGTCCATTTCCTGTACACGATCACTACCAACAACAAGAGTCAGATCCGAATATTCACCTTGCAAACTCTGAAGAACTTTAATGATAGTCTTCAAATCAGTATCAAGCATAATATTATTTTTATGTTTCGGAAACATCTTTTTCATGTATCCTACTTTTTGTTCGGAAGATAGAGGATTCTTCTTCTTGTCTTTGGTATGACTGGTATAGATTTTATAGTCATCGGTTCCTGCAATCCTCGCCACAGCATCAATAAGTTTTTCATGACCAATAGTGGGAGGATTAAAGCGACCGAAAGTAATGACTACTCTCTTAAACATTTTTATTAGTATTTAGTTTCCCTTTACCCAGTTCTTTGCGAGAGTGAAGTTTGCCAAACTAAACTCTAAACGATCAACAAGCTTGGTAGCATTTCCATCTTTAATAGCAACAAATCCTTCAGGAGCAGTAACACGGAATCCATCATCAGTACGAAGGAACGTGCGAGTGCTATCAGCAGATTCTAGTTTCTTCACAAACATGTTCTTAGCATTCTGAAGAATAACATAGAGAGTGATCGTTGCCTTGAATCCAGCGATGTTGGAATCCACGAACTCAATACCATCATAGAGTTTCTTCAGTTTTGCAGCCTTAGTCTTTTCCTGTTTCACTTTGTTAACTTCCTTCATCATCGTTTCATGATAAGCATTTTTGAAATCACTAATAAAACGATTGACATTACTAATACGTTTACCTTCCCTCACATAAGTATTGAAGTAAGTTTTAAGGCGAGTGCCAACGCTTAAGTTATCCTTAGAGTTAATCTGTTCAGAAATCTCATCCAAGAAAGATCCTGCATTGCGAAGAAAAGTAGGTGCAGTTCTTTTCATGTTATTGAGATTTCTTTTTTCTGTAGCATTAAGAATCATGTTACTACCCAGAGTATCAACCTCAGCACTGATTACAAACACATCATCAGTCTTATTAAACTTACTGATGTCAACTCCAAACGTAGCGTTAGAAGTTGCAATGCTGGAACCAACATAGCGAGTGTGAAAAACTACACCAATCTTAGCTCGCTTTGCTTTCTTGTATGCTTCCGTTCCTTTGGGAATAGCGTAGGTGATAGTGTTTGGAGTGAAGGTAAGATAATCTACACCATCAATCTTCTCCTCTTTGGCATCATCAGTAAATAACAAATCTCCCTGAATGATTCCTTTGATGCCGAGTTTAGGAAAATGTTCTAATGCTACTTTGAGTTTATCCACCAGACCAGAAGAGTTGCCGTGGTTTGCTTCAATATGATAATCAGTATAGTTAATCTTTGGTTCTGTTTTATTAAAAACAGATTTAGTTCCAACAAAGAAATCTCGGTTTTCAGGATCTTCACCACAGATCACAGCAGGAGCACCGTCCCACTTAGTAGTAATTTTAAAGTTACTTGTTTGAGTTCCACTAAAAGTTTTGGTGAGAGCATCAAGAAATGCAAATGCATCTTTAGCACCCTCTTGACCATCAAAGAGAATGCTGTCTTCTAAATGCTCTAGGTGAGTATTCTTGCTCATGCTGGATTCATTTGGTAGTTTCCGTTACGGTCTTTGGTTACAATAAATTTGGCGGTGCGACTTTCCCTCGGTTGCACAACCACCCTAGCACCTGGGATCCCAAGATCATTTCGATCACCCTTGTATATTATCATAAGAACTGGATCATATCCACCAGTCATCACATAAGGATTTATGTGGGCATGAGCACTCATCTGCAACTTATACTTATCATTTCCATTCCTCACAATAGATGCATCACCCTGGAGGACACCAGTGCAGTTTGACTTGCCGAAGTTTGCGCCAGGACTAAAATCTTTACCATAAACAGATTGCATTTTTAATGCATTGTCTTCGATATCCATCATCGCAGTAAATCCTTTTCCCGCTGGAGTAGTAAAATCATACAGACCTCCTCGCCCACAAATCTGTTTCATATAATCACCAAACTTTCTAATCTCGGGAAACACATCTAAAGTTTCATCCTTATCATTCAAAAAGTGAGAAACTCCACCCCATTGCTGAAAATGATTTGCCCTGGAACCTTCCTTATGAGAAAACCAAGCAACGTCCTTTAGTGTATTTCCGTCTTTCTGAACCATGACAATATCAGCTTTAACTTGTCCCTCTTGCTTATTAAATCCAACAATATTAGTATATGTTTTTGGATTATTTTCGCCAACACTTATAGTAATACCATCAGCAAAAGACATGCCTCTGTGTTCAACAATAGACATGATTGCTTTGTTGAGAGTAGTAAGTAAATCTAACTCTCCCCTTTCTTTAATGGAAGGAACATTCAGTTTATATCTCATGCCATGTTCATTTACCCAATATCCAAGTAACCCCCAGTTAACTTGTATAGATTGACCTGGAGCTAGTTGCCCACCAAAATCAAAGTCTTTAAGAAAATGACTAAGAGCATAACGAGTTCCTGTTTTAGTTTCACTTAAAGATATCTCTACTGGAAACTGATTAAATGCCCCAGACATAACTACTCGTCTAGGAACACCTTCTCTATATATTGCTTGTAATAATGCAGTAGCACTGCGGAAAGAGTTATTACCTTTACCAAGATTAAAAGATCTATCTATAGATTTTTTGTTTGCAACTAATCTACCATTCTTAATATTAGGTATCGCCATATGCAAATATTTTGCATACAACTTCATACCATCTCCATTGATGTTGCCGTGCTTATCGACAAAGTGCATTGGTTCGTTATTTTTAGCTCGATTGTAAAGAACCGTTATATTATTTTCAAAACGATTTCTTTTAGCGAACTGACCCCAAGTTAGATTTGCCATAAGAAAAAACCTCCCCTAGTTATTTAGGAGAGGCATATATCAAAGGTCGTTGGCAACTCGGTTTTCACTTCGCTCAATACTAAAGGTTCCTTCAGGGTATCGAGCAGTTAGTTTCTCAAAGTTCATTTGAGCAATCTCCTCAAAAGAAATATCGAGAGCGATACATGCTTGAGCAATATACCAAAGAATATCACCCAGTTCGCGTTTCATATGAAAGATATTATCTTCATTATAAGGTTTGCCTTGGAAGGCAATCTTCTTCACAATCTCAGTGAACTCACCACCTTCAGCAGTAATACCACAAGCAGCAGTCATCAGACGTTGAATGTCTACACCTTGAGATTTTAGTTCATTGACGCGAGCAACAAACTCACTGGTATCTCGGGATGCAGGGCTGGTGACGGCACCAACAAACTCAATATACTTATTAAAATCAATCGTCATAAAATAAAACTGGTAAACTTGTTTTGTGTGTTTCGACTTTGTTCCGCCGCCATTTCTTCAAAGTCATACTCCTCTTCTTTATCAGAGGATAAGTCAACGGCGTTATCAACATTATAGAGCTTCATACGTGCTCTGTCAACCCCAACAAGGAAACGCTTATACATGGTAGGGTCATTGTATCTGTTCTTCAACTGCTTCACCATTATCTTCCCATCTTTCTCCAAATCCTCTGTAGCGATGAGAGCAAACATGAAGTCAGCAGTAGCAGGGAGACCAAAGGACTCACTGGTATCAGTGAGATCGACATCACTATTACCAAACCCAGACCTTGTAGTTTGTGTAGCAGAGACAAGTGGTACGTTGTGTTCCACTGCCAATCCTCTGAGTTCCTCTGCGATTGCCTTGACATATGTGTAAGAGTTTACAATAGCTCCCTTATATCGAGCGGAAGCACAGATGTTAAGGTAGTCGATAAAGATAATATCAGGTTTAAATGTTTTCTTCAGTTGCAGTTCATTCAAAAGAGATTTGAAATGCCCAACGTGTGCCGATGCTGTTGGATATTCCTTGATGATAAGACGACCAGCAGTTTTACGCTTCAGTTCATTGATGCGACTTTGAAAGATTGTCTCAGGCAAATCAATCAGGTCTTTGATATTGACGTTAAACAGGTTAGCATCAATACGTTCGGCAATCTTTTCTTCTGCCATTTCCATAGTGATATAGAGAACGTTGCGACCCATCGACAAACAATGAGCGGCAAGGTCACACATGAAGAGTGACTTACCTACACCAGTACCAGCAAGAGCTACGTTAAGAGTCTTGTTTGGCAGACCACCTTTGGTAATCTTATTGAAGTATTCAAGGTGGAAAGGAATCTTATCTTCCTCACGATGGTAGAACTCATATCGCTCAACACTATTCTCTAGATAATCGTGACCTACATGTTCGTCGAACGATACTGCCAGGGCCTCTTGAAGGATTGCTGGGATCGCATCTTTTGATATTTTTGTATTACCTCCATCCGCGATCTTGATTGAGTCGAGGAGAGCAAGATAGATTGCTCTGTCCTTACACCACTTCTCTGTGGTGTCGAGCAACCAGTTGTATTCGATTGGTGAGTCACTAAGTTCAGCAATCGTTTTAACCGCGTTTTGATATACTTCCTCATTTAAATCTTTTCTTGCTTCAAGGTTGATAGTTAATACTTCCTTCGTAGGCACCAGCTCATAGGTGCTTGCGAAGTTCCAGACCTCTTCATAGATTACACGTTCGTGAATCTCATTAAAGTAATCTGGTTTTACAAAAGGAACAACCTTCCTGTAGAACTGTTCGTTGCACAGAAGGTTGCGTAGTATAGTTGTTTCGATTCTCTCACTCATCCGCTACTCCATATAGAAACTCTTTACGGGCACACTCATCTAGGGCTTGCATCACTTCGGGCGTGAAATACTTCTGAGGATCGGCAAGGATAACAGAAGGATAAACGGAAGATTCCCCAACAACCACGCGATTCCCCTTACGTTGGAATACTCCGTACTTCTCACCCAACTCCAGTAGTCCATAATACTTGTCCAGTCCCCGTGCGTCATAGAATAACCTCGTCTCGATGTCTGAGTTTTCTTTGGTGAAGCGCGACTTCTGTGCCTTCACTTTGATAATGTTACCTACAACTTCAGTGCCATCCTTCTCTTTCTTCTTAGACAGGAAGAGAATAGTTGAGGCAGAATATTTGAGACCAGTACCACCGCCCATTTCTTTAGTTGGCACATAAGCACCCACCACTTCATATGTATGGTTGGTAACGATAAGAGGAATACCCGCTTGACCTAGCTTGAGTGATAGAATCCTAAAGATAGATTTAATCACCTGAGCGCGAGTCATGTCGCGTGTCTCCTTGCCAGCAGTGGCATCGTCAATCTCCTTCGTGGTAGAAAGCATCCCTAAGGAGTCTAGCACAAAAAGCAGCGGAGGTCTATCCTCTTTCTTCAGTTTCATGTACTCGTCTACCACCTTGATAGACTGGGTACGAAACTCTTGTACGGTGGACACAGGCACAAGACCCACACGCTTAACATCAATGCCACGAGAAACCATCATGTCTTTAGAGACAGCTGATTCAGTTTCAAAGTAAATCACCTGAGCATCAGGGTTATTATTCAGAAAGTGTTTTACGATTGAGAGCGCAAAAAAAGTTTTACCAGTTGAGGATTCCCCCGCGAGGGCTGTGATTTTGTTTGCAGGCAGTCCACCATAAATGCTCCCAGAAATAAGAGCATTGAGAATGAAGCTACCAGTATCAACGAACGATTCACAGTCACCAGCAGCGACTCCATCTTCAACCACGCTTGCGAACTCATTATCTAACTCCTTAATAACAGATTGTAAGAAACTCATAATACCTCAAAAGAAAAAACTACTTAAACTGCCTTTACGTTCCGCTTGCCAACCGATGCATTCTAGCACGTTCTTCAGCGGTTCAAAGAAACTCTTCTCAAATTGTAGCGTGTAATCAATGTATTTGTCAAGGTTCAGTTCCTTCGGCAGTTGTTGAAAGAACGAAATGACATTCTCGCGGATAGGGTTTGGTGTCTTCAGATAGATGAACTTAATCTTCTCACCTTCTTGGATGATTGGATACTTATGCTCTAGGTTGTTTTTACGAATGTAATAGTTGTAGAGCAACGCACCGCGTACTTGAATAGGAGTGCCCTTAGCATAGATGTCAGCAGCACTGCGATACTTCTTCAGACCATTACAACCACGAGGGAAAGCAATGTTGAGATAGTTCTGCTTCTTGGTGTCTTCCTTGATTTCATTAATGAAGTCCAGCACATCCTCATTTGTTTTAGTAACAATGATACGATATGCCTGTTCCAGTTTGTCACGGTAGTAAGCTGGGGTGGAAGAACGTGCAGTTTCCATACCACAGATTTTCATCTTAGGTTTGGCATAACGCACACCTTCGCTATCCCAGACGTTAAGAACATAGCGTTTCTTGGCAGTCCAAAAACCACGCTCAGCAATGTTCTCACGCTTCATCTTCATTTTCTGGTCGTATGCCTTGAGATAGTCGGCCAGTTCTTGGTAAGAACTTTCAATAAACTTCTCAAGTTCCATAGAAGCGACCTTATCAAGGAACGTAACAATGCTCTCAGCAGTTTTCTCTCTTCCCTTGTATACAGTCTCAACCAGAGGACCGAGATTAAGATACATGGAATCAGTATCTGAAGCAATAACATAATCAACATCCTTTGTCTTTAGAACTTTATTGAGATAGGCATTCATCTTCTTCTCAATCCAGCGAATAGATAGCTGACCAGAAAGAGTGATTGCCTCAGCGATTTCAAGTTTGTAATAGCGGAAGTGCTCGTTACCGATAGCACCATAAGCAGAGTTGAGTTGAATCTTTCGTGCCATCTGAATGTTATTACAGCGGGCAATCTCTTTCTTCAACTCAATCGTTGGAGTCTTCTCATACTGCTGCTTGGCAGCAATCATCTTCTTCTTATAGATGGTGCGATCCTCATAGATCTTCTCCATGAGCTTGGGGAGAAACCCCTGCTGCTTGGTGGTGTAGTGTGTCCCATTGGCGCACAGAGTCTCCCCTACGAGGTCGCTGGTATCGAATGCCTTGTCCAGCAGCATGTCCACGTTGACGCTGCTACGGCGCGGTAGGAGGGTCTCAGGGGACAGGTTGTACTGCATGATCAGGTGTGGGTACAGGGAGTTCAAGTCAAAGTTTACGATCCAATCGTACATGCCAGGCACAGGTTCTTTCACATATGCACCAGCATACTTGGCATCCTTTGTGCTATCTTTCTTGGGGGGAATGACAATACCCATCTTCGCCAGATAGATGAAAATGATGTTGTCCCACATACGCACCTGAGAATAAACATCTTCGTAGTTTACTTTGGCATCATATGCCATAGTAAAAGCGAGTTCCAATAACTTCATCTTGTCATCAAGTTGATCAACAAGGCGAACGTCATGGATGTTGTACTTAACAAACTTGTCCCAGTCCTTAGTGTAGAACTCTTTGAAAGTATCAAACTCAGAGTGGTCAAGTTTCTTGGCATCAAGTTCTACAGATGCGATATGATCAAGGCGATATGATTCTTGGTTGGTGTATGTGAACTTCTTGTAGAGTTCAAGGTAATCCAACGTGGCAATGCCAGGAATATCATATGCAATCTGTTTGCGACCCTTGATAAAAATCTCACGCGATGAGATTAGTTTCCATGGCGATAGAAGTTTAGTATGATCCTCACCAAGAATCCTATCCATACGTCGGCAGATGTATGGCATATCGAATAGCTGAACGTTCCAACCAGTGATTACGTCGGGGGTATTCTCCTGCCACCATTTGAGGAAGCACGAAAGGAGTTTCGTCTCATCGTTACAATGGATGTAATCAACCTGTCGGTCTTCATTCTGGAAACTCTTTGATCCCCAGACAGTGATCCTGTTTGTAAAAGAATCACGGAGAGAAATAAGAAGAATCTCTTGGTCTGCTGATTCAATATCAGGGAAACCGTTTTCTGCTCCAGTTTCAATATCCAGAGTAAATGTGCGAATGAGGGAAGAATCGAAACGAATCTCATCATCGGAATATGCTTCGTTGATATACTGATACAAGTATCTAGTATTTCCATGGATTTCAAATCCTTCCACACCCTCATACTGATTAATAAACTGCCTACAATCATTAATAGAGCCTGGAGAGATTTCCTTAAGGAAACGCCCATCCAGACTCTTGTGGTCTGTCTGCTTATTACTAAGCACATACAGTTTAGGATTGTAGTTTACACGATACTGAACTCGCTCACCTTTCTCATAACCACGAACGAGGATGCGATTCCCCGCCTGTTCAATGTTCGTATAAAACTTCATGCGGTCAACCCACGGTCTTCTGGTAGTATTCTAGCACAGAATACGACGGATCGCAAATGGTCAGGATGTCATCTGCTCGCATGTAGATTTGAGTTTGATTAGTGTACTTCGGAAACTTTTGAAGAAGAATATAATCCGTTTGAGTAACTGTTACCTCATTACCATCTTTGTCTAGTTCTTTTTCGATAGACTCTTCAACAAAAAGAGCTTCGGGATTATGAACGTTTTTATAATCAACGTTAGAATGATCCCAATAAGTTAGGTCAGTTATTCTATATGGATTTGTCAGAAGACACTCGGGACTTTCTTCTCTTTCTTCAATCCCCGATATCAGATACTCCTGATTCTTCAACACTATCACTTGAATCACTGGTTGTTGCGGCGTCGTCATTTAATCTATCTCCAAATTTTTCAATGTAAATATTAGCAATATCTGGTTCTGGATCTCCAATAGCAGCAACTACATCATAAGGAACTTTATATTGACTATCGGTAGCATATGGAATCCATTTAGTGAAGTTTACAGAGAACTGACCATCTCCATTAGGAGTCATAGAAAGGACATATGGACACCTAAAAACAAATCCCAATCCTTTGTCTGTTTCTGGATCAGTAAACTCACCAACTGCAGCAATGAGTTTTTCTCCATTTTTAGTAAGAATAATCTTCGGAATCATAAAATAATCTCCTGTTTAATAATAGTATAGCACAAAAAAGAAAATAGGGCAAGGGCTGATAGTTGCCAGCCCCGCCCTTGCGCCGACGATATTTGGGTTGCCCCGCGCCTATTTATCCTCAGTCAAAAACTGAGGATCTAAGTGTCTGCCGATGTTGTAGGTGATCTTCTTCTGATGTTCTGGGATGATCTTCTCCAATGAGATTGTTAATAGACCATCAGCAAAATCTACAGAGGATACTCTGACATCATCTGCGAGTTGCCATGAGTTATTAAAGGAACGTTTGGATAAACCTTTGTGCAGGTATGTTCTTTCAGTATCTCGTTTTGCAACTTTCGAGGTAACTCTGAGAATGTTCTGTTCTGTAGAGACTTCAATCTCATCTGCTTTAAATCCAGCCAGAGCGATTTCAATTTCGTAGTTAGATTCATCGTTTTTGACGATATTGTATGGTGGATAGCTTGTGTTGTGACCAGACATTGCATCCAGTCTATTAAAAATGCTATCTAATCCAACGCCAAATGGGGCGTAAATATCCCAGGTGTATTGTGACATGATTGTTCTCCTTTAATAAGCGAGAGTTTTTATCGAGACCCCGTAGGCATCTCTTCAATATTATATATCAGATAGCAATAAAAAAGGGAGTGTGGAACTCCCTACAAAATTATTCGGTTACTTCGGTCTTCTTACGACCAATGTTATATTTACTTTCAAGCGTCCATTCGTCTTTTTCTTTAAAAGCAAGAACTTTGATTTGATTCAACGGAGCAACATCAGCAATCGCTTCTGCTTTAACAACAGAAATCAATCCCCAATCGGATAACAGTTGAATGATTCTGTTTCTACGTTGCACATCATTCACTGAAAGATTTGTATTCTTTCCATCAAGGGCAAACAGCTCCTTGAAATGAACGATGTAATACTTGCCTTGCTTGTGAAGAATATGGCAAGATTGGTAAATCTTTTTTTCTTTACGGGATGCGACACCGATACGAGTTAGGGTCTCACGAACTTTGAGGAAATCATCAGGTTCATTGAGAGTCACCTCAACCATATCAGCTTGCTTCCATTCTACTTCGATATCAGGAGTCATCGTTTTCCACCTTTGTCTACAAGTTTTTTAATGTGTTCAAGTTGATCTTTAGATAAAATTCTCAATGCCTGTAGAGCCTTATCGTCGTTATAACCATAATACTCCTTAATCGCATCAAGGTATTCTACTTGAGTTTTTTTCGCCCATGGCGAAAACCGCTTGCGCGGATTGATACTATTTATAAAAAAGTCATACTGCAACTTCTTGTCTAGATGTGGATACATGTTCATCTCATTAGCAAAGAGAACTGTATCATGGAAAGCAGCAAGACACTTGTTTACAATGAAAGGTGGATACGCTTTTTCTGATTCTTCGTCAATAACTACCGACTTCTTGTTTTGATTTATTGAGTTCAAATATTCCGCCAGAGATGGTTTCGTCATAGTTAGTAATCAATAGTTCAGCGCGGTCTTTTTGCTCATTCATGTAGTCACCTACTGAACGCATAGTATAAGTCAAATCCCATTTGGTTTGGTAGTAACCATCATACCACTCCATAAGAGTTGGGTTGGTATTGTAAGTAATCATCCAACGGTCTTTTACATTCCCCTGGGTAATCCAAGCATGAAACTCTTCATGGTTAAATCCTTTATGCAGCTCCCCTTTCTTACCGTAGAGATTATCTTTGATATCATAAGGAGGATCAAAGAACCAGAACGTTCCTACAGGAGCAGATGTCATCATCATATCCCAGTAAGGACCACAAGTAATCTTCCAGTTCTCAATCAGTTCTGAGTATTTGGGAAGGTTTGTAATACCACGCATGGTGAAGTTGTGGTCACTTGCTTGTGCTGAGAAAGAAGATGACTCGGTGAGACCAGAGAAACTACACTTGTTGACAACATAGAAAGCAGCAGCTCTACAAAGTTCTGGTTTCTCTTTGTCATTTACATCTACTTTACAATAGTTGAATAACTCTCTAGCAGTATCTGGTGTAGAATATTCTTTTTTATATGCTTCCAACAAAACAAACAATCCATCAGGTCTCGTTTGTAACATCTGCCAGAAGTTTACCAGCGGTTCATACAGGTCATTCACCCACACAGGAATGTCTGGATATTCTTTTGTAAATGCGATTGCCACACTACCACCACCCAGAAAAGGTTCTCGGTATTCGGTAATATCTTTTGGAATCTTAGGAATAAGATATTTTACTGCACGAGATTTACCACCAGGATATCTTAACGGCGTCTTCAATGATTTCATTTAAACTTACACTCCACCATAATCTCAGTTAAACAAGCTAAGAGATTAATCTCTTGGTCTGCCACAAAGGCAATCTGATATTGATACTTAGCAAGCACCAGAACAGCTGGGGGAATAGAAGAACCTTCCAGCACTTCATTCAATGCATTGTAGATTTTACGAATGATAGTGTTAGGGTCACTATCCATATTATCCACAACCCACTGACGAACAACCTTGTATTCCTTAGACTTCATTGCTCGCATGAGCTGGTCTAGGTTTACATCAGCGATGTCACAGAGCACAGCAGAGTCCAGTGACCCGCTAGCAGAGTGGCGCTGTGCTTCGTTCAGCAGGCGTCGCCAGTCGGGGTAGTAACGCTGAATCAGTTTGACCAGCACCTTGTCCTCATACGCCACGCCAGAGGCGTCTAGGATGCCCTGTAAGCGCCCGAAGAACGCCGCCTGTAACTTCTTCTGCTCCTCTGGTTTGATGCGGAAATCAACGACCGTGCAGCGGGAGTGCAGGGGGTCAACGATTTTGTTAATGAAGTTGCAGGTAAAGATGAAACGACAGTTACTATGGAACTCCTCAACAAAGGCGCGAAGAGATAGCTGAACGTCATGAGTGGTGTTATCCGCCTCGTCAATGATGACGACTTTGTGTTTGCCACCGCCAGTTAAACTGACAGAACTGGCGAACTGTTTGACACGGGTACGAATGGTGTCAAGGAAGCGACCTTCATCCGAACCGTTGATAACAATGTATGAAGCACCAATCTCTTCACACAAGGCTTTGGCAACTGTAGTCTTACCAACGCCAGGAGGACCAGACAGAAGAAGATTAGCAATCTCCCCCTGCTCTACAAATCCAGTGAATACTTTCTTTAACGAATCAGGGAGGATACAGTCTTCAATCTTACGAGGACGATACTCCTCCACCCACAAAAAGTTTTTCATCAAGGTTCAAGTGCGATGTAATATGTAACGTCAAGGTTGAGATGCTTCCACTCAGAAATGTGATGCTTAGAAACACCAACCTGATAATCACCTTGAAGAAGACGAATGTTCTCAACCTTCAGGTCAAGCGAATGCGTTCCTTCAAATGTGCCTGGTACAATGATATCATACGTGTTAGACGTTGACACTTCATTGTCGCGGACTGACAGAATAATCTCTTCATCAGAGCTGATGTTCAGGTCAGGTAGTTTGTAGATACCAGTTGCTTTCTGAATGGCAGCGATGTTAGCAGCAGACAGAGTGAACTGAATATCGGAACCAGGATACTTTACTGATTTATCAGGCGCAGTTTTGAGCGTAATCTCAGGATCACTGAAATAATATTTGACACGACTTCTCCCATCTTTGATAGTAACATAGTCGGTATTATCAAAATCCAAAGAGGGATTGTCAAACAAACTGAGACCAGCAATAAACTGATTGAGGTCATAGATAGCAAAGGTCTGAGGAAAAGACTCTTCCACGTTTGCCGCAGCCAGGATGTTCTCAGCGTTGGAAATGGTTCGTAGCGTGTTGCCTTTTTTGATGATGATGCCATTGTTAATCGTGGCGAAGTTCTTTAGAATATTCAGAGTAGTTTGGGAAAGTGCAACTGTGCTCATCGGTTGTAATCTTCTCGCTGTGCGTTTTGGTCATTGAAGTGTAGAAGCAGAAGTGCGTAGTGCAGCACTTTCATAATATCATGTCGGGCGCTTCCTTTCTTATCATACCGCGAAGCATACTTGAGAATATTACTACGACAGAATGGTTCACCATCACCACAGGCAGCGATCAGATCTAGGGTCTGAACACCATCTACGCCAGACGAATAGTGTTGGCGATATGTATTGGTGATGTAATCTCGCAGTTCATTGAGCAGTTGCTCTTCATTGTATTTCCATTGCATAGTTAGATTTCCTTGATAATAGAATCTATTTGTTCAGTATAGCATCTTGTGGTCATGTAGTCAACCTCGGTGACGTAACGTAATCCAAGGTAACAGGGAATCTCCAATCCATTGTGAAGCTCCATGACTTTACATTTGATTAAAAAAACACCCCCATCCGTCAGGCGAATGAGGGTGTGGCGAGAGAGGTTATCAAACATCAGAAGGGATCAGATTCAACAGTCAGTTCGGGTTGAGTGGTTTCAGTAGGTTGAGCATCAATGGAAGCGTCAATCTTGGAATAGAGTTCCATGAAGGATTGCTTAGTCTCATCATCAAAACGAGCGATGCAAACCTCAATCGCTTTTTTACGCTTGCCAAAGATACTGAAGGCGCGGATAACGTGAACCAGACGACGAGTGGAAATGATTTCGTCAACACCACCATCGTAGAAGGTCTTACGAATAATCTCTGCCCATGCAACCAGACGACTCACAAACTCTTCATCGTAGCAGTTCAGCGAATCAGCAGCTTTCTTAAGGATAGCAGTTTCAACCTTAGGAGTGGGATATGCCTGCTCAAAGGTCACAGGAAAACGCTCAAGGAATGCTTCGTTGAGAACGTTAGTGCCGATGAAGCGACCGTCATCGCTACCCTTACCTTTGGTGTTGGCAGTAGCAACAACGTTGAAACCAGCAGCGGGTTTGACATACTTGCCGATCTTCTTAAGGAAGACACCCTTACCCTCAAGCACAGATTGCAGGCAGAGGATTTTGTTAGAGGCAAGGTCAATCTCATCCAGCAGGAGAATAGCGCCACGGTTGAGTGCCTGCACCACAGGACCATCGTGCCACACGGTCTCACCGTTAACGAGACGGAAACCGCCGATCAGATCATCCTCGTCGGTCTCAATGGTGATGTTGACACGAATCAACTCACGCTTCAGTTGAGCACAAGCTTGCTCCACACTGAAAGTTTTACCGTTACCAGAGAGACCAGTGATGAAGATAGGATAATACTGGCGAGAAGAAACAATCTTCTTAATATCACTAAAGTTACCAAAGCTGACGAAGGAAGCATCTTTCGCAGGAATAAAGTTTTCAGGGTTTTCTGCCACAGGTTCAACAGCGGGTTGATTATAGGTTTGCTCAAGTTGCTCAGCAGCAGTCAGATGCCACAGACCACGCTGCACCTTGAACTGTTCCAGTTTCTTAGTGAGCGTTTGGTAACCCATGCCAATCTCGTCGGCATAGGCACGAACGTCAGCAGCAGTCACAACAGGACCGAAGCGGTCAATCATGGGGGCGACTTCAAAGTTTTTCATGGTGTGGGGTCGTTTCGTATGTAAGTATTATAGGGCAAAGGGGATGGGGGCGCAAGCCCCCATTGATCAGATCAACTGATGAGTGTGGCGAAGGAGGTCAGCATCTTCTTATTGACGCCTTTCTTGGCGAGTGCTTTAGTAAATGCCTTGCCGATTTCTTTCTCGGTAGCATCATCTTCAACATCAAATTCGCTATTCGCAGATAGCGAATCAGTGCCCATCATGTAAAGTGCTTGATAACCAAGATGCTCAATCAGTTCAGCGGACTTGTTTTTCTTCCACTGCTTTTGAACTTCATCCCAAGAAGTTTTACAATCTTCAGCATTGTAGGTGGTGTTAAGACCACGACCATTCACCAGACGAATACCGATAAGGTTTACATCAGGGAAACGATCACGCACATTCTGAAGAAACACTTTGGTGATTTTATCAGAGTTACCATAGTAACCACCATCATCAAAGCGAGGATACACACGACCAGTTTTACGATCACGCAGAACACAATCATTGGTTACATGATTCGTGCCCATACGGCTACCATACTTCTGGTCAGTGTAGTAGTTGATGCTGGCAGATTCACCGTCAGTCAGAATAATAACGTTGGTCTTTTGAACCTTGTTACGCTTCTGAAAGGCAGGGATAAGTGCAGTCAGAGAGATTGCTGCCTCATGGAGAGGAGTGCCAGACAGACCATAACCAGCAGGAATAGAGTAACCAGAGTAGCTACCATTGCCAACAACAAGACGCCAGAAGTTTTTAAGTTGTGCTTCAAGGTCTTTGCCGTTGCGACCGTTGCTGCTGACAAGATTCAGCATGTTGAAGTGGTCACACAGTTTGACTTGACCCGCCTTAGGAGTTTGAATGCGAGGAGATTTGTTGCGAGTTTGAGTGTGATAATCGTAGCTTCGGTGATACCAGTAGTCATTGGTAAAAGCATAGATGTCAAAAGGAATCTGCACTTTCTTACAGAACCATGCAAGGTTCAACAGTTGCTTAGCAGTATCTTGCAGGATACCACCCATAGAACCAGACCAGTCAAGGATAAAAATCAGACCATGATTCTTACCATCAGGCACAACATTGATTTTCTTAAACACATCCTCATTCCACTTGTAGGTATGAAGCAGCGCAGTATCAAGGATACCAGTCTTGGCAGTAGATGCACGGGCATACTGGTCCGCCGACTTACGCATCTCAAACTCTTTTACAAGATAGTTAACCTCACGCTGAGCTTCGCTACGGAAAGTCAGATACTGTTTGTCAACCTCAGCAAACACACGAGAGGTTTGCTCATTGAAGCAAGTGTTGCAGTCTTCCTGCACTTGCTTGTTAGAGACAACAATGTTATCTACTTTGAGGTCAGGCAGCTCAATGTAGTTGAGGTGCTGCGAACGAGGATACTGACTAATCAGTTGTTTCTGATTCTCAGTAAATGCCTTGTCAGTTTCAGACTCAAGCGTATTCGTTTGACCACCACCATTGGTAGCACCTTCACCCTGATCATCGGGTTGATCGGAATCAGCGTTACCTTCAGTTTGGTTACCGTCACCAGAAGTTTGCTGAGGTTGCTCACCCTCACCATCAGTAGAGTCACCCCCACCTTGAGTGGAATCACCCCCACCTTGAGTAGATTGCTGAAGGTCGCCTTGCGCCTCAACAACCTGCTGTTGTTCCTGTTGCTCAGTGTATGCAAGAATCTTGCGAGCAACATCCACAACTTGCTCAAAAGTTTCGGCATTAGCAAGCTCATCTACGATTGCTTTTTCTTGCTCATTCCAAGAGAAGACTTCACCAGCGTGAATGCCAATCTTAAAGTAAAGATTCACACGGTCAATCAAAGCATAACTATCCAGCTCACGCTCACCGATACAGAAGAAATCATCATCCTGCAGTTCTTTATAACCAGCGTAGAAGTTACGGGCGAGACCAGGAAACTTACGCTTCATCAGTTTCTCAATACGAGCATCCTCGCACACGTTGAGATACGACTGAGGAATGCCATAGTCATCACCCCAACGGTCAGGGGTGTAGAGAGCGTGACCGACTTCATGCCCCACCAGCATATCGTAGACGTTGGCGGATGCCCGCTCCCACATCGGCAGGGTGAGGATACGGTCTTTCACGTTGAACATCGCCGTCTCTACAGGGCGGTGCTCAATGATAAGGTTCTCGGTGGCGAGAAGGCGAGCGAGATTGCCCTTGACTTCGGCGTTGAACATCGGTCTCTTTCGTTGATGAATCAACTATACAGCAAAGGGGTCGCCGCAGCAACCCCTGTTAAGCTATTCTGATGTCTCGTCTGTGACGTATGAGAAGTTCTTATGCTTCTCAAATCTGAGGCAGCGGTCAAACTTGTCTGCCATATTGTCGCGGTGTGAAATAACAAACACATTAGTTTTGTCATCAAATGTTTTTAGAATCCATCCAAGGTCGCTGTTACCAGATTGGTCAAGTGACCCGTCAAAGATTTCATCAAGAATCAGAAGATTAGTATCCACGCTATTCTTAAGTTTAGCAACGCTACGCCAAGTAAGCAGCAGAGCAATATCGATTCTAGCTTTTTCTCCTTCAGAAAAAGATTCATAACTAAACTCGTCCCTATATCGTGATTTGATTACCTCTTCAAAACTTTCATTTAACATGAACGATGCTGGAAACTCCATCTTATCAAGGTAATCATTGATAAGTTTGTTCATCGTTGGGAGGTATTTTTTGATGATCCTCGTTTTGATCCCCGAGTCTTTGAGAAGTTGTGCCGCCGTGAGGAGGCAATCTTTTTCTTCTTTTGTTTCAGAAATAGTTTCTTGGATTTGCTTCCCGTCTTCGCTGAGGGATTTAAGTATTGAAAACTGTTCCCGTTGACTGATATCTGAATCCCGCAGTTTTCTGATGTCGTCGTCCAGTTCTTCAATTCGTTTATGAAGTGACTTAATTTCATTATTGAGTTGTCGATTCTTTAGATTGAGTTCGTTTATTTCATCAATCAAAAGAATAAAGGTATTCTCTTTACTTTGGAGATCGGAAAGTTGTTGTCCCAAATCAGACATAGCTTTTTCCACCTCAACAAGTTTATCCGAGAGAACTTGGATCTTCTCTTGTTTAAAATGCTCCTCAATACTCTGTCCGCATGTCGGGCACGAATCATTCTGCTCAAAGAATATTTTTTCCTTATGATATGTTTTTTGTTTGGATGATATTTTGTTGCTGAGCGTATTAACCTTAGTGATCGTTGCTTTAAGCGTCTGCGTGTCTGAAACGGCAGAGGTCTTAGCGTCGATTTCCTTGTCATTATCGAGGATTTGTGTCTCATAATCTAGAGCCTCTTGTAGAAGAGTTTCTTTGCGATTCTCTTTTTGTTGAATGTCTTCTTTATTCTTCTTTTCAATGTCAAGCATAAACTGCTTCTGCATGTCAATCTTCTCTTTGACAAGTGAGAGTTTATATTCGTGGTCTTTAAGTTCGTCGTTGATTACTTTGATTTTTTCTTTCAGATTGACATTCATAGTCGAGAAGATTTGAATGTCAAGAATGTCTTCGATGATTTCTCTACGAGCTGCCAGTGGAAGACGCATGAATGGCACAAAGGTCGATGACCCCAGCACAACAATCTGAGTAAACGATTTGTAGTTCATCTTCAGAATCGTTTGCTCAAAATGTTTCTGCTGATCTACGGCAGATGAATCTTGGTTGAGTAGCGCACCATTCTGATAGATTTCAAACTTCGCTGGTTTAATACCACGAATCACTTTGTATTTATTATTGCCAATATCAAAGTTAACTTCTACAACACAATCAGATTGATTGATAGAGTTGAGAAGTTGTGGTTTATTAATCTTGCGAAAAGGTTTACCAAACAAAGAAAAAGTAAGGGCATCTAAAATGGTTGACTTGCCAGCACCATTGGTTCCTACAATCAAACTACTCTTTCTATCAGTCAGAGAAATCTCTGTGAACTGAGCACCAGTAGAAAGAAAGTTTTTCCATTTAATCGTCTTGAAAATTATCATAAGATCTAGGGGGAACAATAATGTCGTCAGGTTCAACAATGAGGTATTTCATACCTCGCAACTCACACATACCAACACCTGCTTTAGTATCAACTTCATAAGTCATGAGTGGAGGAAGACTGTCATCATCTTGATTTGCTACAAGCAATCCAAGATAACGCTCCGCATCATCTTCCTCCCGAAAAAAGTATACCACATGATCACCCTCTTCGTCAAGAACCGAGTATACTCCGTCTGGATGTTCAGCAAGAGTGATCAAAAACATTTATACTACCTCACAGCTTTCAATATATAGTGATTTCATTATACTCTTTAACTTTGCTTTGTCTACAGCAATCTCTACCTCATCAATATATTCATTAAGAAGGGTGAGTGTATCTTTGATTTCTACGTTCTCGTCTTCTTCTACAAAAGAATCATTGACAAGCGTTTCGATAATTTTGACATCGTGAGGAGCAACTGCAAACACAGAGTCTACAAACTTTTCAAACTCAGTATAATCTTTTTTATCTTCTACGATAATCTTGACAAAAGAATTTGCACACTCACTGGTATCGAAGCTGAGATGAGAACCAGTAGAATCATTATAATAGATTTTCTGGAAAATCTCATAAGGGTTCTTGACCCGCTTGAGTTTATTTGTTGTTGGTTCATATAGATGAAATCCTCGCTCGTCTTTGTAATCATTCCAAAACATCTGATAGGGGTTACCAAGATAAGTAATGTTACCTCTGGATGATTTGTGATGATAGTGCCCAGAAAATACTTGTTTGAACTTTTTGAAGATGGAAGGATCCATACCATGTTCTTGTTTGTTGCCAGGCGTCACTTCAAAACCAGATAGTTCAAGATGACCCATAGCAATCTCAGCACTGGTGCCCTCAAGATGCCTCATGGTATCCTCATAGTTGCTTGAGTTGATCCAAGGCAACATCAGAATCTTAGCACCATCAATCATTACCGTCTCTGGGTGAGCGTAGATTTCAATGTTGCTGAAGTCCTTGAGCAGAAGTTCGGGTGAGTTAATCTCGTTCGTATTCTTGTAGTAGGTGCAGTGATTGCCAAGGATCATGTGAACGAAGATACCCATATCTTCAAGACGTTGAAAATAATAGCTACGCACACGGTTCCAAACATTAAAGTCAATGCCTTTGCGATTGTCAAAGGTATCGCCTAGGTCAATGACTGTTTTGATATTCTGCTTTTCCAACGTAGGAAAGAATACATCATCATAAAACTTTTTGAAGTATTCCCAAAAAGCAATACTGCCTTTCCTTCCATCAAGATGCTGGTCTGTGATAAGTGCAACTGTCATCGTTTAGATCTGATCTCAAGGTTTTCTTTAATGCTGTTCATGTCAGCACTGCTGCTACTATAACCATACATGTCACCACCGTGACTGTCCATATGCAAAACTTCATCAAACCCAGACCTTTCAAGAATCTTAGCTTTGATTTCTAGTTGCTTTTTCTCTCGCTGAATACGACGAAGAAAAGCATAATAGATGATTTGAGTAAAATAAGCAAATGGGTTAGTAGATTTTTCTGGATTAAAGTTGTCAATATACTGAAGACAGTTTTCAATACCGTCACAGATCATATCTTCCCTAAACATGTAGTTGACAAAGTTAGGTTTATATGATAGGTGTGTGGCAATCTTTAGAAAACACTCTCCAATGTAGTTTGGTACTTTTGGTTTTGGTATTCCCTTTTCTTTGGCAGCAGCAACTTGTTGCCGATAAACCATAAGGGCATCCAAAAATTCCCTGTTGTTTACATAGTTTTCTTTGGTTGCCCTTCTAGCCATGGGTTTGTTTGCTACTAACATTTGCTTTTATTTACTCTGTGTGTATTGTAACACACCGAGCAACGTTTGTAAAGGGGCTTGACAAGACCTTATATTCTGTGTATAATAGCAATGTCGCGCTTTCAAGATTTATTATATATCTCTTCTAATAACTTCTTAGCTTCTTTAATAGATCCTAGATATCCTTCATGATCTTTGGGGTCTTGTTTTTTTGTATTTGATTTTTGTTCCTTCGATCTGGATTTTCTATATTTACTTTTATCATTTAAATGATCTTCGTAAAATCCACAGATTTTATTATCTAGTTCAATCATAGTTATAATATGACTTCTGGGAATAATAAACATATCTTCGTGAGTGGCGTTGATCCAATCATCAAAGACGATTCCTTCTACAATCATATTAGTTTTTTTAATTTCTATTTTTTCAACTATGCGAGGATTAAACACAATAACAACATCATCATCTGGATCATAACTAACTTTAGCTACGATCTCTTCTCCAGATGTAAGTTTCATTGATGCATAAAAATCTTCTTCCATGTTACTTTAAATCCAGTTTAATGATTTCTACATTGAACTTTTCTTCTTCATAGATTTTCAAACGTTCATCTAAATGTTTCAGCGTATAGTTTTTTTGTGGTGTTCTGCAATACTCATCGGCAATGTCATAAAGAGTAGCGTAAGTTTTGTTATTGCCCTTACGCAATACACGACCGATAGACTGTAAGTTTCTTACTCTTGATTTTGAAGGTGAAGCAAATACAACATTGTGTAGGTTACGAATGTTGATGCCAGTGCTAAATGTTCCGTATGAAGCAACAATCACTGCGTTGTTTTCAGTTTCAGTGATGCGTCTAATCTCTTCGCGTTCTTCAGTGTCTACACCACCATAGACCAGAAAAACTTTACGACCTTCTTCAACAACACTATTTATCGCCTCGTAAAGTGGCATCCCGTGACGCTCCACATAGTTGAAGAGAACCAGAGAGTTTCCTTCTAAGTCACGCACAAGATTTTTAATCAACCTATTGCGTTTTGGATTATCTACAATCGCATCAATCTCTCCTTGATAATCAAAGAACTCCATTCTCTCATGCTTCAGCAAAAGAACTTTGATTCTGAAATCAGATAGGTGACCTTCTTTGATAAGTTTTTCTGTCTTGGTAACATGCTTACATTCACCAAACAATCCTTCAAGCACCCACTTATGAGTAGCAGATCCATCAAGTGTGCCAGTGAAACCAAAACGATACTTAGCTTCATGCAACTTAGTCATGATGCCAGTAAGAGATTTAGATTTGAATAGGTGTGCCTCGTCACCGATGACACAGGAGAAGTCATCAAACCAACGCTTAGGAAACTTGTAGATAGATTGCCAAGTAGAAATGATAACTGCTTTCTCTACGTTTTTATCTTTGCCGCCATAGATTCTGTGACAGTGTTCATCAACATCCCATCCATAATCAGCAAAGTCATTATACATCTGTTCCACTAGTGAAGTAGTAGGAACAATGATAAGTGTTTTCTTTCCTGACTTTTTATACTCTGCTGCATAGTAGTAACGTACTAGAGAATAAATCATCAAAGATTTACCTGAAGCAGTTGGAGAGAGTAGAAGTCTACGATTGTTTAGCAGTGCTTCATACACTGCTTGAACTTGATAGTCGCGTGGTTCGTGATTGGGGCATACAGCTCCCATGAAACCTTTGACACCCTCTAAGGTAATCTGTTCATTTTTTTCTTCTACATCGCCATAGAACTTATTAGACTCATAAGAAATAGAATAGTTTTTAATACCACACCATTCTTTTAAGTGAGAAATAAGACCACAATATAGTTCACCTGTTCCTGGTGAATACAATCTAATCTTGCCATCCCATACACCACTTTTGTATTGTGGCATAAACTTGGCATTAGGAATATCGAACGTAAAATAATCTGCTAACTCGTAATGAACGTGAGGTTCTGCTTTGATGGTCAGATAAATGTTGTTCTTTTTTGCAACTGCCAGATTTGTCATTAGGTGCTACCGTTAATAAACTTCTCCCACTCGATAGCGTTTTTAATTTGGAAACTTCTGTTGGAAATCATTTTAAGAACATTATCCAAAAAGAAAAGTGCCTTATTAATAAACTCTATTTTCATCTCAATGTTAATCAAATCCTCATCCGCTTCTAGATATACTTTCATCTTCTCGGATGTTTTTATGGATTGCCCAAAAGGTTTTTCTTTGTAAACTTCAGGATCGGCTTCGCCTTGATAATATTCTCTTTTTTCTTTTAACTTCATACGATACTGGAACTCCAGTGCAGTCTTCTCTGTAGAAAAATCGTTGTAGAAGTTTAAATATTTATTGTGTTGGTAAGGAATGTCTAGCGAGATTTGTGCTAGGTCTGCTGAGTATTGTTTGTTTTTAAACTGGAAGTCGATATGTGAATCTTCTTGCCATTCTGATTTAACATGATTAAAAAGGGTTCTCAAATCATCAAACTTCATAAATCACAACTCCTCGTTATTTTTATTTGTAAAATAATATCTAAAAAACTTAAAGGTTACATTAGCAGTAATGTATTCTACATCTTGATCACCAACATCAAACTCAACTCCAGACAAATCTATTGGAAATAATCTTTCAAAAAATACTATTCTATTTGTTTTAAAGTTACTATTCAGTATATGAAGTTCAGCATTACAAAACTCTATACCACTATCATCGTAAGTTTCTGCTAGATTATTTTTTTGAATCCAATCAAAAATAGAGAGATAGTTTTTTAAATCTTCATCAATAATAAACTGTAATCTGAAATCTCCATAAGTTACACCACCTGCAGAAGGTATAGACAAACTTCTAAATGGAGTTGGAACTTCTGTAGTAGGAACTGAAATATCAGGAACTCCAGCTCTTTGACAGAAAAAATCTACACCTGGAAAAAGTTCTAACTCTAGTTTAAAACCCGCTGGAGCAAGAAAGTTTCTATTTGCTGGTTGTTCTTCAAACCATTTTGCTGGCATGATCTTATCCTTTTTTTACTATTTATTTCCATAAAAAAAGACCCCCCTTGCGGGAGGTCTGAGAAGAACCTGATAAATCAGGTGAGGTTGGTAACCTTAACTCTTCTGTAATACTGGTTAGTATTAGGAGTAAGGATGCCGCCATCTGGAGTACCACCAGCGATACCATTAACGTTTGTGGTTGAAACGAATGGGTTGCTGACCATACCGTAACGAGTCTTGAATCCAATCTTAGGCTGGAAGGTGTCAGGATTGATCGAACGAACCATTTGGAGGGGAACGTATGGGCAATAGAAGAGACCAGCATCATAAGGTGATGTGCCCTTATAACCCATGACGTAGTAGTGCTTAGCAGCCTGACCTTGTGAGTAAACAGGAGCACCGAATGGATCGATGTAAACACGGATACCACCCTGAAGAACACCAGCAAATACGTTACCAGTGTCATCAACGTTGAGTGAAGTGTTGAGAGCAGGAGCGTAATCAAGCATACCAGCCATGCTCATAGCGGAAGCAACGTCTGCTGAGCAGATCATGAAGTTGCCCTTACCTCTACGGGTGAGTTGACCGATTGCGTTTGCATCACGCTGGATTTGGAATAGGAGACCCTTGAACTTCTCTGCCATCCAACGACCGTTTGAATCGATATCAAGGTCGAAAGTACCCTGAGTAGCAACGTCTTGCTGAGCACCAGGAAGTGCAACAGTGTAAACGGTACGGATGATTTCACGGTTGATCTCAGCGAGGATCTCGCTTGAGAGTAGGTTGGCGAGCTCTTGCTCAGCATCAAGACCATGGATTGCCTTGAGGTCTTGTGCTAGCTCTAGGGTGTACTCAGCCTTGAGAGCGCGTGTCTTAGCAGTCACCGAGGTCTTCTCGATGCTGAACGCCATCTCGCGGAATAGAGTATTTGCTTCACCTAGAACTTCAGAAGTCTCACGGCTCATGCCACGAGCAACTTCGTATGCAGAAGGTACTGCATCGTTAAGAACTGCAGGGTTGTTGCCCTCAGCATCTCCACCAGTTCCGTCAGCACCACGAACGTTATAAGCGCCCTTGGTTGCATCGTAACCAGCTGAGAATGCCTCGTCTGGTTCGTAGTAGAGAGCCTCAGCGCCGCCTTGGTTCTCGTAACGAGCACGCATTGCGAAGATAAGACCAGTAGGACCGCTCATTGGTTGAACGCCAGCGATGTCATAAGCGACAAGGTTAGGCATTGAACGGCGGATTAGGCTGATTAGGATAGGATCGAAACCAGCGAGACCAGCAGTGTTGGTCGATGATAGAGCTGAACCAGAAGGTGAAATTGAAGTAGCGCCAAGCGAGTTGACAGCAACTTCGTTGAGCATTCCATACTCTTCACGAACTGCACGCTCTTGGTTTTCTAGCAGGGTGGCGACAACCTGTTTACGATATGCATCCTTGATTTCAGGGAGGCCACCGTGATTAAGAACAGGTGCCCACTTTTCCTGCAAAAGTCTTGAATCTGACATTTTGCTTTACTCCTTTGAGTTTAGTGGATTGTTTTTACGTTATGATCAGTTGCTCCAGCGTGATAGCGCCTGTAGATATGCCGCCATTACTGGGGAATGTTCTGCAGATGCTTCGCCAGAGACTTCAGGTGTTACTTGCTCAGTTACTACATGCTTAGGGAAGTAGCTGCTAATGAGAGTTGTGACTTTGTTCTTGAAGTCTTCTTCAGAAACAAACTCTACTCCTTCAGCAAGAGAAGCAAGTTTTTCTCTTTGAGTATCAACAAGACCTTCGCTCATTTGATGAAGGATTACTTGTTTGTGATAACCAGCGAGTTTATTATTAAGTTCAATATTACGCTCAACCTGTTCGTTAAGGCGTGTTTCCATTTCACAAAGCTCCTCGGTCATTTCTTCCACGACTTGAATCTTCTCGTCGGGGATGCTGAGGTAGTTATCTTCAAAAACTTTTTTGAGACCACCCATGAACTCTTCAGCGATCTCAAGCTTGAGACCTGCATCGAGTGCAACTTGGTTCTCTTCTACCCAAGTGGTGATTGCATACTGGAGAGTTTCATCAACTTTCTCTGAGAGAGCAGCAATCTCTTCGTTGAGTTTGGCGGAGAACTGCTCTTCTAGAGTAGAAGCAATAGCAGTTACTTGCTCTTCGATGCGCGACTTAACTGCAGCTTCAAAGATTGTGGTTGCTTTTGCTTTGAACTCTTCTGAGAACTCTTCGCCTTCGGTAAGGGCAGCAACATCTTCCGCAGCGGAATAGTTGATTGCTTCCATACCAAATACTTTTGTATTGTTGGGGCCGTTTTCGACACCGTAACCAGATGACTTAACCGAGAAGCCTGAATCTTGGTGCTTACCGCGTGTTTGTGCATCGCTAACTCTGCTGTTATGCTTAGCAGCTTTTGCTCCAGGATTCTCTTCACCTTCTGGATCTTCGAAATCTGAACCACCATTATCTTCCTCCGATTGACCAGGAGCAAGAGAAGTGGGTAGTTCGAAACCTGAGTCTTTGTGACCGCCGCGTGTTTGCGCGTCGCTTACTTGACCAGTAACGGGATGCATGTATTGACCGATACCAGATGATTGACCAGGAACAATAGATGGGGAGAGCGCACTTGTGCCAACTTCTGACTCAGTTACAAGCTCCTCAAACTTTTCGTTTAAGTTATCTGACATTTGAGATTCCTCGTAAATTCTACTATATGTTTATTCTATGATTATTTATGAAATTATAAATTTTGTAAGAAGTGGTTAAACGCTTTTAACGACCTCTCCTCAAGATTTTTTCTGGTAGATTCAGAAATATACTTATGATATTTAGCAACATTAACTTCCTTAATGATACCATTTTCCCACACCCATTCTTTACCTTCCATAATTCCGTTCACGAATGCGTCAGGCGCGGAGGGATCTGCTACAATGTCAGCAGCAGTTGCGAGCATGAAATCATCACGAACATAATTGGCACCGTTCTTCTCTTCGATAGAACCCATGCCTCTAGAAGAAACGCCAAGTTTCACTCCTGATTCCAAAAGTGATCTAGCAATGTTTCCCATAGGTGTATTTAGTATCTGTGCTTTACCAATAAAATTAGAACCTTCTGCTTTGAGGGAAACAATTTTATGTGATACACGATCTAAGTTAACAGTGGGACCATCGGGATGACCTAGTTCACCGAGAGCACGACCAACGTTTACATACTGTTCGTTGTATCTACCAACTTCACGCTCTAAAACGCCGAAGGGATAAACACGACCATTACGATTTTTAATATCTCCCTGAAGAAATACTCCTTCAATATGAAGAATTTTTTTTCCGTTTGATTCTTCCTCAAGGATTTGAATATCCTCGATTGCTTCGGTGATTAGTTTCATTGTTCTGGTTCCTCTGATGGTGTTTCTTCTACCTCCTCTTCAGGAGCTTCAGGTTGATCGAAAAATGTATGAGCAACTGTTTGCTTATAATCTTTCATTGCTTCTGCTGCTTTTCCATAGAGGATGTCAGCAATTTTATCAAGTGCTTGAACACGATTGCCATCGCGGATGGCATTTACAACTTCAATAGTATCCATTTAATTTACCTATAATAAATTATTTATTTTTCTGATGTTTTAGGTTTAGGTGGAGCAGCAGGTGCTGGAGGTGGTGGAGGCATTGCTCCTACTTCAAGAGTTGCTGCATTCATTAAGTTGGTATGAACAGGATCGGGAATCTTACCTTCCGCAATCTCATTCTCCATTTGCATAGAGATTTCTTCATACTCCGTATCAGTTTGCATGAGAACTTGCTTTCTAACATACTCAATCGAGTAATACTTTCCGAGGAAAGGATCGAGAGCAGTTGCTACCTGAAGGCGATTGCCCATGAGTTCTGCTTGCTTGAGTTCTTCAAAATGATTGTCGAACTGAAAATCATATTGAATATGCTCTTGCATTTCTTCCCAATCTTCAGGCGCAATGATGCCCTTTAGAATGAGTTGAGTCTTAAGCATGTCATGGAAGATTGCGCTAAACTTCTTGCGAAGTCTTGCAATCCACTTGGCAAATTTAAGTTCATCGCGCAGAATCTCAGATGAACGACCAAGTGAAAATCCTTGGTTGGCATCATCCAAACGCGATGGGGGTAAGTTTAGTGAGTTGTAAAGTTTCTTTTTAAAATACTCTACGTCTTTTAATTCACCAAGATTTTGACCACCAGGGAGAGTCGTAATTTCTGTTCCTCTACCACCTTCACGACGAGGCAACCAGAAATCCTCAAGCATACTCATATGCTTTTTGTCATCGCGGATTTCACCAGTTTGTGCATCATACACAAGTTTGTTACGATAGCGAGCCATAACTTCACGAAGGTATTGCTCTGCTTTTACCTTAGGAAGATTGCCTACATCGATATAGAAGATACGGCGTTCTGGGGCGCGTGAAAGTCTGTAGATAACCAGCGCATCTTCAATCATGCGTAACTGGTTGAGTGATTTGATTGACTTGTGCAAGAAACTCAACACCATCTTTTTGTTGAGATCTTGTAAACCTGATGTTACATATGTGATGGCATCGTTAGCAATCTTGACGCCACTCGTTGCGTTGTTGACATCAAAGGTTGAACTGATAAATCCTTTTGGATTATACATGTAGTATTCTACATACTCACCAAAGTCATATGACATTGCTGTATCAACACCGCCTCTATTTGCTGAAAGAACTGTGTTAAACTTAGGATCTTTGTTTTGAACTCTGACCTTCTTGATTTTCAATGGGTCGATGAATCTGAGTTCAGTAATACCTGCCTTAGGATTAGACAGATCGATAACTTTATGGTAATATAAGCGACCATCAATATACCAAGTTCTAAAAATTTCATGCGCTCTTGTATCGAAAGATAATAGACGCTTCAAATAATCAAACTCTTCACGAATCTTTCTTTTGATTGGTTCGCCAACTTCAAGGTTTGAAAGTTCAATCTGAACTGGAGAATCGTCTAAACTAGAATTAATTGCTTCGTTAACAATTTCGTCAATTGCAGAGTCAACCTCTGGATGCATAGACATGTCGCGGTAGCGTTTGATAAGATCAAACTCATTACGTGCTACGCCATCGATATCTACGTACGAACCAAAATAACCACCTGCTACGGTGGTTACTGCATCATCAGCGTTGGGAGGAATTGGAGATTGACCTTTCAATTCCTCCGCTTTGCTTTTAATTGAGAATCCAAATAATTGACTCATGTTTAAAATATCTCAAGGATTATATTCTATTTATCACTGCCCAATAACTTTGTCTGTTTCATTAGAACCAGCACCTCTAGTCCAGTATTGGAGTTGGAACTCAACTGTAAAATCTTCAATTTGATCATTGCTATCATAAGCAAGATCAATCTGAGAAATATTAGTTGGGAAGCATCCCCATAGTTTATATGTTGCTAGTTGTGCTCCATCATTAGCACCAGAACCTTGTCTATCTAATTGCTTAACAACTAGATCTGCTAGATAACCATTTGCTCCTGAATCTGGAACATAATAATCTGCAGTGTTTCTTTCATGATAATTAATTTTTTGCATCCAATTTTCAAAAGCTTCTCTTACTTTGAAATCTTTGTCGTTGATGAAAGTTGCTGTCCAAGTATCAAATGTTCTATCTCCAGCAATTTTTACGACTCTTCCTCTGTAAGGAACTTCGATAACACCTAAGTTTGAAGCTGGTAGAGCAGCTGCTTTACAAAGGTGAGATGTTAGATTGAGGGCAGTTGCATCTACTCCACTTGGGAATGCAAAGGTTACCTCAAATAGATTAGGTCTTACACCATTTTTTACTGAAGTTAAAAATGATGAAATACCATTGTTGTTAGTGATTGCCATTTTTTGTTACCTCGTTTTATTGAAAATTTATTAATTATCTACCAACGACTTCAGCAAATGAAACACCTGTTCTGGTAGCAACAAATGTTAAGGTAATGTAGTTGATTGATCTAGATGGCTTCAGATAAATCTCAGCAACAAATTCATTTCTATCGATAACATCAGGAGTGTTATTTGTTTCGTCACAAACAACTAGATAGTCGGTAACACCTCTCTTTGCCTGAACTTCGGAAAGATATGAAGTTACGGCAGTTGCAAAATAACTGCGTGTAGAAGCATCGTTCAATTCAAATAGAACATTCTTTGCTAGTTGATTTACACGCTTTTCAACAGCAAGGAAGAGACGACGAACATTAATTCTGTCGAATGCACTTGGAGTTGATAGAGCAGTCTTATCACCGAATAGAACTGTTCCTTGACCAGGGAAAGATGCAATTGGGTTGACTCTTGCTTGATAGAGTTTGTCTCTATCTGTCTTGGTTGGAACATAAGCGAGTTTAACAACTCCTCTTAAGTTACCTCTGTTGTTACCAGCAGGTGAGAACCAATCTTCAGAATTTGCAGAAACTTCTACGCATAATCCAGCAATATCTCCGTTGCAAGGAACATAACGATATACATCATTGAATCTATCGTAAACATACTTGTATCCAGAATCGAATACTGCATATGATGTGCTGTTTCCTACGGAATTAAAGAATGCAATGATATCATCTCTCTGAGCACTTGTGCTTGATAGATTTACAAACCCGTTGTGTGGAGAAACGAATGCAATGCAATCTTTTCTTTCTACTGCAACACTAATTGCTTTTTGTGCTTTGGTTACTTGGTTTGCTTCATTTGCTAAACTACCACCAGTAAGAACAAAATCAATAGTAATATTTTCTACGTCGGAGAATAGATCAAATGCATCTTCAATTTCAGCAACTACTGTTGAGTAACCATCAACTCCAGCGGAAAGAACATGTAATTGATTACCAGCAGATACTTGAGCAGCTGCATAAACATATGATGATTTACGATTTAATACATCAATATAATATCTTGATGCACCTTGCTCATCTAAAGTTCCAGGTGTTTTTGATAAGAAAGTAAACGTTTCGATAATATTATTTGAAGAATCTAATATCGCAACGTGAATATTATCATCCGCTAGAGGATCTCCAACAATAGTTGACCATAAAGGACCGCCTGAATATAGAGATTGGGTTGCATATGTAGCAACAGTTCCATCTACTGTGCAAATTTTAAATCCGTTTGCCCAGGATCCAGCAGTTTTAGCTGCAAATTTCCATGAGTATGATGATTGATTGGATTCAAAATCTTCTGGTGATTTGATTAAAGGAGCAGATCCACCAGATGTTAAAACTGGATATGCTTGTGATAGAGTAGTCGTTGTTCCAGTAGCAGCAAAATCTAATTTAGTAAAAGTATAATTAGGAGATCCAACTAATGCAGTTGTGCCAAGTTGTGCTCTAATTACAACTACTTGATTGCCTTCTTCTACAGAAACAATCTTAACAATCTCTTCTTCGTTATCTACAGTATCTACAACTCTTACATAATCATTTGCTGCAAATCCAGTAGAATCATTTAAATCAAATACCGTCTCGGTGCCATCAACAGATTCTACGATTGTAGTAGTATCTGTAGAGTCTGAATACTCCCATGCTTCTACAGTTGAACCTACTAAGTGGGATACCTCAGAGGATCCTAAAACTCCTCTTGCATCAACCCAAATATAATCTTCACCTGATGTATTAACACCGTCTGGGAAGAAATATTCGTTACCTACTTTTACTAAAACAGCAGATCCAAAGAGAGAAGCATCTTCAACATATAGTTTGCTTTCGTCAGTAGTTGGAGCGACTCCACCACCATCAACTGAATTTTTTAATGCTGAGTTTTCGATTCTCACAACTTGTAGTTGACCACCATAACCTAAGAATGTTTGTGCAACAAACCAATCTTCGTAATTATTATTATTTGGTTTACCGAAAATTTCGATAAGTTCTTTTTCTGTTGAAATATTGGTAATCGTTCCTACAGGACCTTTTTCAAAATTACCAACAAAAGCTGCTGTATTTGCTTGAGTATTGATAATTGTGGATGTAGTTAAGTCACGCTCTCTTAGAACAATTCCAGGTGATACTTGACCTGCCATGTTTTTTTCCTCGTGAAAAGTAGTTCATTTTTAACTACAAATATTTATGAAATTGTCTATTTCAAATGGGGAAACAATGCATGAACAATTACCAGTCAGGATATTCCCACAAAAAAGACTGTTTACCCATTCTCCTATTGATGATTCTTTTTATAGTGCAATCTTTACATTCGTATGAATATGATGACGGTAAATATTTTTTGGATTTACGAATTACATAATAATCTGTTATAAGATCTTTTGTTTCTCCACAAGATCTACATTTTCTTTCTCTGAATAATAAATGTTCTAATTCAAATTGATCTTCGATATCCATCAGAAACCTATCATGTATTCTACATCGGCAAAAGGATTGCCATATCCATCTGTATACCAAACATTCCCATCTTCATCAATAAACTTCTCTTCCACATCACTAATGCCATCTGAGATAAATCCAAACGGTGCCATGTCTTGTTCGATCTGATTCTTTTGTTCTTCGTAGATACGCTTGCGAACATCATTGTCAGTCATCTCCCTGAAATAAGGTTGAACTGCCAACCACGCAAACAGAACCAGACACATTACGAGGTCATCATTGTAACCATCGTCGGCTTCAAACGATTGATTCTTTTGAATAAATGTGGTAAGCTCGCTGATGATTTCATAATCAGAGATTAAAAGTTTATCGTCTTCAATCAGTGTCTTTAAGTTGGAGCATCCAACCTTCTTGGTCACTTTCGACATCTTCAGACCAAGTTGAGATTTGGTGCCAGAGAATCCCTGACCTACAATCTGACCTGCTCTACCACGCATGGCACACATCAGAATGTTTGGATACTCCAAATCATAGTGAAGAATGTTTGTTACCTGTTCTCCAATATCATTGACTTCTGCGAGGATGTATGCTTTGTTGTAGTTCTTGGCAACCTGTTCTATAATGTTGGGGAACAGGATTGGTTTGATTTCGTTGTTTCGATACTTAGCAACTGTCTTCCAAGGCAGTGTGGTAATATCGAATACGACAAAAGCGGAGTAATCATTGTTGGTTCCACGGGATACATCGACTGTCATAATGTAGTCGTGATCTTTCTTTGCTTCCTCGTATACCTTCAATCCTTTACTGTTATCTTGTATAGGATCCTCAAACACCATCGAGCGTAACTTAGATGCTGAGATCAGAGTATCAACCGATCCAAGGAACTCACACTCAAACTCTTGAGTGAACTGTCTCTCAGAGGTGTTCCTGATCGTCTCCTCTTTCCACTTCTCATCTCTACCAGGAACTGCACTCCAGTGAACTTCAAGGGGCACATAACCGTTCCTACCGCGCTCTGCGTCGTGCCACAGCTTATAGAACATGTTCATACCCTGTGGGGTAGAAATGATAATAACCTTTGTGGTCTTACCTGACGAGATAGTAGGATACACAGAGCTAAAGAACTGCTCTGCCATGTGGTTG